GCCGCTTGAGCTTGGCGCGGACGTTCTCGGCCTGGCGGCCGGCCAGGCCGATGCCGGCCCGCTGGGCGGCCTGCATGCAGGTCACCGCCCCGCCGGTCTCGGCCGCGACCGCGGACACCGCCTCCAGCAGCGACCGGTAGTCACCGGGCAGGCCGCCAGGGCCGGACGCCTGGCTGCGCGGGGGTACCAGCAGCCCGAACCCTCGCTGCCCGGACGGCCCGGAACCGGCCGGCTCCTGGCTGGCGGCAGCCGCGTCATCGGCCGTCAGCTGGGTGATGACCTGCCCGGCGATCTCCAGCCGTTCCAGTTCGTGCTCGGCGTCGGCGAGCTGTTTGCGCAGTAGCTCGACCTCGCCGGTCAGCTCGGTCACCCGGCTGGTGATCCGTTCCGTCAGCTCCATCCCGCCCCCATGGGTATTTACTGTGCGAACACGGATGGACACAGACGATAACCGGCAGGGTCCCCCGATCCGGCCGCGACACGCCGAACAACCCAAGCGCGCCAAATGATCAGCAGCTACGCTCAGCCGCTCCCACCAGTACGAGCATCACCCAACCGGCCCATACCAGCCCCCTGGCCAGCTAGTTCAGGTTGGAACGGCCCCACTGAGCATTGGGTCGCGGAAGAACCCGCTATCGGCGTGGTCCTAGTGGACGGTGAGCCGCTGATCGAGGGTCACATAACCGGCCTGACAGCGCACATCGCCCGACATGACCCGGCCCGCGTCTTCCGCGAGGTCACGGCCAAACGCCGCATCCTGGACCTCTACGCGAATACCCTGCTCCTCGTGGAACACCCACCGGTCATGGGGGAAGGCCACCCGTACGCCGGCAAAATCAGCGCCCAGGACTACATGGACGCCAAACGTGAACTGGCCGTACTCAGACCGGCAGTGACCGCTCTTGCCGCCGTCTACAGCGATCACCCGGACTACAAGCACGAATGGGCACCGTAGACACCGCCGCACCAGACGGGGCTACCGGGCCGCCACCCAGGACATGCGCCCGTCCCGACTGCGGCCAGAAACTCGGCTCCCGCCGCGCGAACGCGATCTACTGCTCCCCCGCCTGCGCCCGCGTCATGGCACAACGCAAACTACGGGCACGCCGCCGCGGAGGCTACGAACCAGACCGGGCGTTACGAGATCACCAGGGAAAACGGCGACGGGTGCGGCTGTGAGCCCGAAGCTCTGGCCGCACCCGCCGTTAAATGGTCACCTATCCGCATCCCGGGCCTGATGCCGGAGGAGCGGAAAGGTCGCGATCCCGTATCAGTGACCCATCATGCAGGCTACCGTCCCAGTGGTGCCGGCCCGCAGGCGTGTTACGCGATCGTCAATCCGCAGCGGGCGCAATACCGTTCGCCAGTCTCCCGGTGCCGCTTGTCCCGCCACGACCAGACGCTATACCGAGGCGGGACAACCCGTTCATCATGCTCTCCGGCAGCGCACTTGCCGTCCTGGGTGAGCGCGGCGGCCAGTTCGGCACGTGAATCGCAGTTCGCCATCGCCATGCGGTGGCAGTAGTTTGTGCCGCGCTTAAACCCGTCGGCGTCCCGGTTCATAGTTCCCGCCAGTAGCCACCCGGTTCGATCAGATGATCACACTCCCGGCAGAACCCGCCGATCAGCCGCGTCCCCGGATGAGCGCACCGCTGCCGCGTCGCCGCCGGAACAGTCACAGCACCAGCCCCCCGTTTCACAGCCTTCCGCACAGCCGCCGGAGCCGGGATCCTCGGCGGCAAACTATCCAGCCCGAGCGCCGCATCGATCGCAGCCTCCACCCACACAGCCCGGTCCAGATCCCCCCGCGCCGCCTCCACAGCCTGAAACTTCGCGTCAGACACCTTCAAGCCGATCACGTTCCGCTTCCCCTCAGGAAGCCTCCTGCGGCCCATCAGCCCGCGTCCAGCCAGTGCGGATCGTGCCACGCCGCCTCGATCTCCTTCGCGGCACGGGTCTGAGCCTTCAGCCGCTCAGCGGTCTGAGCCGCCTCGAGCAGAGCACGGAGCCCATCCTCGATCGCAGCGTCAGACAGGCGGGGCATGTTCTCGGGGTTCGTCATGAGACCAGTATAGCGGTTAACCGTTAACCTGTAAAACGGACACCACCGTCAAAACCAGGACACACCACAGCCAGAAATACAGGTTAACCAGAAAATCCGGGTCACCCGCCCATAGGCCAGCCACACCCGCGAAACGGTTAACCAGAATCGGCCCCTAGAAACCGGGCGAAAATACTGCACGAAAATCGCTCAGGTAGTCGTGGGAATTTCCGCGATCTCCCGCTTCGATGATATGAGCTCGCGCGCGAGCCGAGCCGGGCCGGCCCGGGCGCCGTCCGCGCCATCCTGGCAGGCCAGCCGAGGTTTCCCGGCCTGCCCGCTCCTTGCTTAGTACAGGTACCCTGTGACCCTGACTCGTGAGAATCTTCATTCTCTGGGTTGACACGTGATCTGTGCGAGGGTAGAGTCACTGTCATGAGCACGACGGGCAGGGACAACGCCCGGCAGGTAGCTCAGATCAGACCCTAGGCAAGCGCTAGCTGTAGCCGGCGAACGCTTGACCGCTCGATTCTTGACACGTACATAGCAGCAGGCTTGTCTGCCTGAGTTGGGGTTACCTCGTGAGGGGAACCGGTCTTGGCTCTGCCCAGCACTCAGTGATATGGCCTCTGACCTGCGGTTATGCAAGTGTGCGAACAATGTCCCTATCTCGTCAGGGTAGGGGGGTTGCTCGTGCCTTGCTCAAGGCTCACATCAGGAGGGATGCGGGCTGTGAGTGAGGGAGTTCATGATGCCTGAGCAGTTTTACTTGTTCACGTTGCCTGGTGACGTGCTGGTGTGGTGTGAGACGTTCGGCAGCGAAGGTCACTTCGTGGCTCCGACGCCGTATAGCGGTGTTGAGGACGCGCTCTACGGCCTTGAGACGCTGCATCCGGGCGCGATGGTGGATGTGCTGTGCGACGCTGCGGAATTGGCTGAGGTTCGCTTGTGGGCGCGTACGCGGCCGGTTGAGCCGTTGCCGTTGCCGTTGTGAGCGAGGGGGCCTTTGGTCCCCTTCTCGCCCTGTGCGTGCAACCAGGAGGGGTTGCGCGTGCCGGGTGAGGAGTCTTGCTATGCGGAGGTTCGCGAGGGTTGCTGCTGTGAGTGTGCTGGCTGGTGCGGCGCTGGCTGGTGCTGGTGTTGCGGGGCGCGTTACGGCGCCGTCTGGGCCGCATTGGGGGGGCTGTACGTGGGGTGACCGTCCGCCGTGACTCGCGGATCGTCATCCGCCAGTGCTACTACTCGGTCCCGGCACGGTTCATCGGCCGGCAGGTCCGGGTCAGCCTGCGGGCCAACGAGCTGCTGGTGTTCGACCGCAACGAGGTCATCGCCCAGTACGCACGGCTGACCCGCCGGTACGACTACCGGGACACGCTGGATCACTACCTGGAGATCCTGATGGTCCGGCCCGGCGCGCTGGCCGGATCCACGGGGCTCGCCCAGGCCCGCGAGGCAGGAACGTTCACCACTGCGCATGACGCGTTCTGGGCGGCGGCTCGCAAAGCGCACGGCGACGCGGCCGGGACCAGGGCGCTTATCGAGGTGCTGCTGCTGCATCGCCGCATGGCCGCCGCGCAGGTGATCGCGGGAATCATGGTGGCGCTGGAAGCCGGGGCGGCGAGCCCCGAGCTCGTGGCCATCGAAGCGCGCAAGGCTAGCCAGGACGCGCCCGAGGTGGCACCCGTCAAGACAGCAGCGACAGAGACAGGACAGGCTGACGTGATCACGCTGGCGGAACGCCGGACGCCGATACCCGAGGACACCAGGCCCCTCCCATCGGTAGCAGCCTATGACGAACTGCTGTCCCGCCGCACCCGGCGAGGTGCGCCATGACCGCGGCGACGAGGGACGCCCGGCCGCCCGTGGTGGACGACGACCCGGCCGACATGGTGATCGAGCAGGCCGCCCGTGCCCTGCATCTGCCCGCTATCCGCGAGGGATACGAAGAAGCCGTCAAGCAGGCGCTCAAGGAGCGGGCAACCTATAAAGACTTCCTGGCCGCCCTGCTCACCGAGGAGATGCAGCACCGGGACGAGCGCCGCAAGATACGCCTGGTCCGCGAGGCGGCGTTCCCGCGGCCGAAGCGGATCGAGGACTTCGACTACACCGCCAACCCGGAGATCTCACCCGAGCAGATCGCCACCCTCTGCCACCCCGCATGGGTGGTGGCGGGCCAGCCGCTCTGCCTGGTCGGCGACTCCGGCACCGGGAAATCTCACCTGCTCATCGGGATCGGGACGGCCATCGCCGAGGCCGGGCTGAAGGTCCGCTATACCACTGCCGCCAATCTCGTCAACGAGCTCGCCGAAGCTCAGGATGAACGGCAGCTAACGAAGGTCATCGCCCGTTACGGCCGGTGTGACCTGCTCTGCCTGGACGAGTTCGGCTATCTCGAGCTAGACAAGACCGGCGCGAAGCTGCTATTCCAGATCTTCACCGACAGGGAGGAACGCCGGGCGATGGCGGTCGCGTCCAACGCCCCGTTCTCCGAGTGGAAACGCACCTTCACCGACCCCAGGTTGTGCGCGGCGATCGTGGACCGGCTGACGTATAACGCGCACATCATCGAGACCGGCACCCAGTCGTTCAGGCTGGCACAGACCCGCGCTCGCGCGGAGAACGGGTAAGGAAGTTGACTGGCGCCGATCCAGACCCGGCGGTCACCGCACTGGCCGCGCGTCTCAAGCAGGCGAGACGCGACCAGGGCCTGAGCGTCCGGGAACTGTGCGAGGCGGCCGGAATCACGAGCAAGTCCGTAGCGTGGCGTGCGGAGAACGGCCGCGACGTGGCGTTCTCCATCGCCGCCAAGCTCGCGGCTGCGCTAGGGGTTTCGCTAGACGGAACCGTGAACTGATCTGCGGACATTACAGCTAAACCCTTGACAACATCCAGGGGATGCCGTACTCTTAAGTCATAAGCAAACGACGTAAGGGAGCGGGACATGAGCACGAAGTTCGCCGAGTGGCAGAAGGTCAGCAACCAGGCCCTGCGCGTCTACCACGACCACACCGACACCACAGGCCGCATCCTCTGCCAGTCCCACCGCGACTCTTACTTCACCCTCTACCCGTCAGCGCGCGGCGCCGGCGAGTATGGCGGCCAGTGCGAGGCCTGCCGCAATGCCTGACAGGCGCATCGCGAACCTCGCGGGGCCGGACGAAGCGGCTGGCCCCGCTGGCGCAGGAGAACGGGAAGCAGGGGGGCGCGGCTGCCCGGACATAGACCCAGCATTTGACCGTGGTGCTGCGCTCACGGCACCGCGCCGAAGCGGCGCTATCACGACCAAGAGCGTCACCTCGGTTTCCCCGGAGACCATGCGCGAGCACCGCGCCACATGGTGGGTCTATACCGGAGCGATGGTCAATGGCAGGCGTGAACGGATCAGGCGCCAGGCAAGGATGCGGGGAGTCTGGCCCGGCTACGACGTGACCTGCTCATGCGGCTACGAAACCCGTTTGGGCGCTACGCGCGGCGCGGTCACGAGGGACCTGCTCGCGCATCGCCTGCTTGCGCAATACGAGAAGGACTACGGATGACCCGGTTTCCGAAGCTCGCAGGGCTGGCCGAAGTGGCCAGCCTTGCCGGCGTGTCCAGAACGCGTGCGGGCCAGCTCGCCGCGCACCCCGACTTCCCGGAGCCCGTTCAGCGGCTAGCGATGGGGCCGGTATGGCTGGAGTCGGATGTGACAAAATTCCTCGCCACCGAGCGCAAGCCGGGGCGCAGACCGAAGGAGTCCAGGCAGCCGGGGCAGGTGCCGTCCGGTCACCCGGATGCGGGCAAGCCCGTGGGATGGGGCGAGCATCCCCGTGACTGCGATTGCGGGGACTGTCCGTGACCACCGACCTGATCGCGTTCCTGACTGCCCGGCTGGACGAGTACGAGGCAGCGGCGACGGCGACGCAGTTGTGATTTCCTGGCCCCTGGGATAGGGCGGTTGCTCCCGATTCGCCGTTGCCATCAGCGGTGTCGCTCTACGACAGCCTTGACGAGTCCTTCGGGGTTATCAGGGGAAGCTATGCCGCCGACCACATCGTCCTCCATGACCCGGCCCGGACGCTCCGCGAGATCGAGGCGGACCGCTCGCTGCTGGCCAAGCTCCGGCAGGTCGAAGAACTCGGCGAGCGCCTCCGCGTCGATACCGAGATTATGATCCTGCGCCAGGTCATCGCGATCCGCGCCGCGATCTGGAATGACCACCCGGACTACGAGGGGTGGCTTCAGTGATCGACATCAGAAGCGCGGGACTCCAGTTCCGCGGCGTCCCGGTCACCCTGATAAGCGAGGGCGTGGAGGCGCTGTTCCGCCGTTGCGGTCAGAGCGTCGAGACCGGCATCGGCTTGATCCTGCGCACGGCCGAGGACATTGACCCGGCCGGCTGCATAGTCCTGTCGTTCGCAGTCGGCGATGTCGCCGTCTGGGCTGAGCGGTTCGGCTGCACATTCGAGCAGGGCCGCCATGAGGGCGGCGCGTGGTCCGTGTTCCTGCCGAGAGAACGGTAAGGCTAAACATGAAGATCGTAGCTGTGTGCTCGCTGTGCGGCCACGAGTACGCGCACCTGTTCGATGAGGTCGAGACGGCTGAGCATATGGCCGAAGCGCACGGCATGTATTTCGACCCGCGCCCGCTGCGGACCCTGCCGCCCGGAGAATGGGGAACCGGGCCGGGCTGACCCAGCTCTGTCAGGGAGAGGATCGACCGGCCCGATTCCTGAAACCCATGCTAGGGCCTAGTCAGGTGACCGCAGCAGGGCTGGAGTGGAGCCAAAATGGCTTGCGATCCGGGTCGTGATCCGGGCCAGTGAAGTGGGGCCAGATCTAGCTGCTACGACAGCACCCGTGGAGACAAGTGGAGCCAGATGAAGTTGCTCTCCTGGAGCCAGAACACGTTGCCCTACTCACTTAAAACGATGTTCGGCATGGGTGAGGCGCTCACCTATGAGCCGAGGGCCGATGAGGTACTGAACAGTTTTGTGTCCGACGCGGCCGGACTTGAGAACACGGGAAGCTTTGAGGAGTGGTGCGACGAGTACGGCGCAGACGACGACTCGCGCAAGGCGGAGGCGCTTTACCGGCGCGTCGAAAAGGGCCGCGATGAACTGCGCGTGTTCCTCGGCGACCTGTACGACGCCTATCTCTGGGAAACCGAATCGCTCTAGCAAGACCTGCCCTCCCGCCGGCATAAGGCCGGCGGCGCGAGCGAGACGCGCGGAGGGCACGCAAAAGCAAACCCATCACTGAGGAGGCAGAGATGACGGTTCAGGCGGCTAGGGCACGGTTCACGCTCGATGAGACGCGCGCCCGCGCATGGCTGCGGGCCGCGGTAGAGGCGTATCCGGACGGCATGCGGGGCGGCACGCGCAACCCGGACACCGGGGAGAAGCTACCCGAGATCGGCGCCGACTGGAGTCCGCGGGACTTTGACGAGGAGTGCAACGTCGACGCCGTGGTCCGCATCGCGTGCGAAGAGGGGATCGTCGTCCAGCCTGACCAAACCGAACTGTACTTCGAGTACGCGGCCGACCCCGACGGCGGTCACTATCAGTTTTTCGTGTACGCCGGCCCGCACCTCAAGCTCGCCTCTCCCTGCATAGAGATGCGCCACGTTGGCACGCCGGACACTACGGGCATCGCGGCGGGCATGGACATTTTGAGGGAAGCGGTCCAGTCGGCTAACGGCGTACTGGAAGCGCTCGACAAGTACATCGCCGCGCGGCAGTAACCCGCCAGCCCTCCCCCGGCATGAGGCCGGCGCCCGTTCGTGACGGGAGGAGGGCATGCAAGACCCAACGATGAGGAGGCATCGTGTCGGTCACGGTAGAGGACGTGCGTGGCATGTCCGACGAACAGTTGCGGGAGAGGTGGGCGGCCGATGCGGACGCTTCCGTTCTCGCCGAAGCAAGACGACGCGACCAGGCCGACAGAGCGGCACGGGAACGCGCCCAGGTCCGCGCGGAGTGGTATGACGCGGCGCACGAGCAGTTCCTCGCGGCGGAGGCGCAGTGCTGCGGGAATCTGCTGTCCCGTGACGGTGAGGCGGCTGGGATCACTAACCCGTTCCAGCTTTGGGCGGGCCGGGCGGACGTCGCCGCGAAGTACGCGAGTGAGGAGCTTAACGACTTTTGGCGTGTGTCGCCGCGGGTGACGATCGGTGAGTACATCCGCCAGATGCAGGCCGGTAACCGGCTCGCACGGGAAGACATGACTGAGGAGGCAGGCGATGACGGTTCCGTGGACACCTACGGGCGGGACGGATTGGACGGCGATGCAGCGCGGGGACTTCGACACGAGCGCGGACCTGGTGCTGTTCGAGGCGCCGGGGACGCGGGCGGGGCGGAAGCGGGCGCAGACGGCGCCGCCCGGGCCGGCGGATCTGCTGTCGCTGATCACGGACGGCGAGGGGAGGCAGGAGTGAGCGACGCCACCGACGCTGCCACGGCCGCGCGTGTCGCCGCGGACACGGCACGGCACATGGAAGCGGGCAGGGAAGCAGCGGAGCGGCGGCTCGCGGCGGCTCGCGCCGCGGCTGGGATGACCGGCGCTGTCGTTCCCCGGCCGACGGCTGCGCCGGTCCGGCCACGAGCGGACCGGATACCGGGTGATCAGCTCCTGGATCTGCTGCGGCAGTGGATCGGGACGTATGTGCGCCTTCCGTCACCCGCAGCGCTTGACGTGATGGTCGCTTGGGTCGCGCACAGCCACATGAAAGATGAGAACGGGACGCTGGTGTTCCGCGCGACGCCACGGCTGTACTTCCTGTCAAGCGAGCCCGGATCCGGGAAGTCAAAGTGCCTGGAGCTGCTCAACATGCTGTGCCCGGACACGTTCGGCTTGGATCTTGAGCCGACGAAGGCCGGGCTTATTCACACGCTGAGCAAAGAGCATGCAACGGTTCTGCTCGACGAAGGGGATCTGCTCTTCTCCAGTGCTCAGCGCGCCTCGGGCGTCCGGGCCGTACTTAATGGAGGCTATGCGCGGCACGGTACGACAGTGAACGGCAAGGGCAACAAGGCCACCCGCGTCAACGTGTTCGGCGCCGTGGCTCTTGCCGGGCTCGACGCGATAGAGAAGGCGACGGGCAACAGCATGGACGCTTTGCTCTCGCGTGGCTTCAAGATTCGCATGAAGCGTGCGGGCAAGAATGATCGCCCTGCCAAGGTCTCGCGCGTCGCTGAGGGGCAGGCGGCCAAGCTGAATGAGTGGCTGCAGGCGTGGGCGTCGCAGGTGCGGGATGAGCTCGCGGACTATCAGCCGGACATGCCGGAAGAACTGGATGGCCGGGCCGAGGAGATCAGCACGCCCTTGGTGGCCGTTGCTGATGCTGCGGGCGGGGAATGGCCGGAGCGTGTCCGGGCCGCGGTCGTGGAGCTCGCGCTTGACCAGGCGACTGCGCCAGTTGAGGACGAAGGCAAGTCGGCGGCCGAAGAGTTCGCGTCGTTCGCGGCGGACCTCGGCGGCGCGCTTGAAAACACTGAGCTGGACTATACGGGCGAGGAGGAGTGAGGTCCGGGAGTTGCGGGAGCCGGCGCGGTGCGCCGCTGCAATCCCTCTTCGATGAGTACCGCAATCATCGTGTTGAGGGAGCGCCGGTCGGCTTCCGCCGCTGCCCTGAGGCGGGCGTGCAGTTCGTCATCCAGGCGCAGATTCACATGCTTCATGGGACCAGTATGAGACATGGACCGGTATGGGACTACACTGGTCCCATGTCTTACGGCCAGCGCGAGTGTGCACAGTGCGGGAAGACCTTCAAGGGGGACAAGCGGCGATGTGGTGCCTGCTCCGCGACCGAGCGCTCCTGCATCAAGTGCGGGCGCACATTCAAGGGCAACGGACGCAGCTGCAAGATGTGCCGTCAGGCGGAGCGCACCTGCACTCAGTGCGGGGCGGCATACAAGGGGGACGAACGGCTCTGCAAGACATGCAAGCCTGTCCCCGAACGGCAGTGCGCCGAGTGTGGCCGGCCGATCAAGGGCCGCCTTACTCGCTGCCGGTCATGTCGGCCAGCGTACGGAATGCGAGCATGCGACCAGTGCGGCAGGCAATTCCGGGGCGACGTCAGCATTTGCTACCTCTGCCGGGCAACTCCTAGAACCTGCCAGGAATGCGGGCAGAGCTTCCAGGGAAACCAGAACACCTGCTCTGCCTGCCTACAGCGCGAGCGTGCATGCATCGAGTGCGGCGCCCAGTTCAGGGGAACGAACCGGCGCTGTCACGTCTGCCGGACTGTTGAGCGTGATTGCCCTCAGTGCGGCAAGCGGTACAGCGGGCACCAGGAACCGTGTCCCGCCTGCCGGAAGATTGAACGAACCTGCGTTGAGTGCGGAAAACCCTTCAAGAACCACACTCGCCGCTGCCACGCCTGCCAGGCGACCGAGCGTGAGTGCATGTTCTGCGGGCAAGTCTTCAAAGGAACTAGCCGCCGCTGCCACGCCTGCGAGGCCATAGAGCGCGACTGTGCAGGCTGTGGACGCAGATTCCGCGGACTCGCCCGCTACTGCCAAGCATGCTGGCGTTCCGCACTACCACCCGGCGAGTGGGAAGCGCGGGCCCGCTCGTACGGCAACAGTCGGCGTGCCCGCAAAGAGGCCGCAGAGGTGGCCGGACCGGTGCCGCCCGAGGTGTATGCGGCAATCCGCACGTCCGGGCCGTGCGTGTACTGCGGGGCGGAAGCCGCAACGATCGACCACGTTCGCCCGCTGACGCGCGGCGGCGCTGAGGCTGAGTTCAACCTTGTACCGGCCTGCGTCTCCTGTAACTGCAGTAAGAACGATTCTTTGCTGACTTCATGGCGGCCCGGGAGGGTCGCCTACGGAGTGGCACACTCGCGGAAAGTTGAGCACGAGTACCTACGACTGCTGGCTTCTGCGCCAGCCGATGAAGAGGGGGTTGCGTTATGAGAACTTGGGCGGTCTGCATTGCCCTGGGAGTCCCCGTGGGCGGTGCCGTGATGCTGGGGGTGCCGTTCTGGCTGGCATTGGCGGCGGGGTTCGTTTTCTTGTTCGCCATCATCGGCAACGGGCCGGCGAAGCGGTGGGGACGGGTGGCGCTGCTGCCCGTCCTCGCCCTGGCCGCGGTTCTCGCGGTGCATCACGCGGCGGCGGGGGCGACGCCTGCGGGCCCGGCTGTGGTGTCGTTCACGGACGGGGCGTACTCAAGCTACGGCACGCCGGTGGTCACGGTCGACGTGAGCAATGAGGGTGGCGCTGCGGTCACTCTTCATTCGGTGACGGTCCGGTTCGTCAATGACCGGGCGGGATCTGTGATTACCGAAGTGAGTGAGCCGGCGTCAATTACGGTGCAGCCGGGACAGTCACAGGCGCTCACGTGGGGGGCGCCGGCGGTTGTGGGCAGTGCGGGGATTCTGGACCGGCTTGTGGGAGTGACGGTCACCGGATGGTCATAGGCACGGCAAGAGCAGCGACGAGAGGACAAATCCAATGATCACTCTGGAGTTCATGGCAAGCACCATCGGCCAGGCAATGGACTACGTGCGGCAGGCTACCTCCGCGCCGTTGCCGGTCTCGGAGTCCGGGCGATTCGGCTATGAGGTTGTTACCGGCGATGAGGCCGCAGTCCGCGAACTGTGCGCGTTTTTTGATGAGCGAGGCATCCCGCACGACATCGACGGCAAAGAACACAAGTCGTGAGGTGGGCGTGACAGGCAGATACAGCGCTCAGTGCGCGCGAGAACGAGAGGAGGAGGTGTGACCGATGCCCGCTAAGTTTCCCACTCGCACTGATTTCGCCTATCTCGTCCTTGACTTGCGTGCTGCCACGCGGGACTTGGATGAGGAGGGGCGGGCTGGTGTGCTGGCGGTTCCCCGCCGGGCGGTGGCGGGGACGCCGTGGCATGGGCGGCCGTGGCGGCTCACCCTCGCCAGCGTGGATGAGGCGGCTGAGCTGACGGGGCTGGCGCGGGAGTCGGTTCGTTCCTACGACAAGCAGGCTGACCGGGCGCGGCGGGAAAACCGGGCTACTGGGCGGGTCATGCCCGCGTCGGTGCCCACTAAGGAAGGCCGGAAGTGGATGATCGGTGAGCTCGCCGCGTGGATGGCGGGCCGTGACGACAAGCGGGCTATCGGCGCGGCCGGCCGGAAGTGGGACTATCCGCGTGATGAGTTCATCGCGGCGATCCGGGAGATGAACGATCGGGACGGGTATGTGACGGCGCGGCGGGTGTCCGCGGAGCTGGCGGCCCAGTTCCCGGACGCCGCGGTGGGGTTCCGGGATTTCAGGCTGGCCGGCCGGCTGATCAAAGCCGCTGGCCTGAAGTCTGCGGGGGATCGTGAACTTGCTACCGATGAGGAGATTGCCGAGGTCGCCAGGCGGGCTGTGAAGGAACACGGGCAGGGGGTATCCCGTGACACGGTGGTGCAGCTTCTGAAAGCTGAGCGGCTGTTTGTGGGGGCGGGGCGGGTAAGTCCGGCGCTGGCACGGGCACGGGTAGAGCACCTTGCGGCGGCGTGTGTTCCCCGCGCGGACGGGGAATTGGCGGCGCTGGAATCGGACCGGCCGGACGGGCTGGTCACCGCGAAACAGGTGGCGGAGGCGTTCGGGGTTGGTGCGAGCGCGATCAGTAACGCGATCACGCGGCGGCAGCTGACTCCTGTCCAGCGGGAGAAGCTGGGCGCGATGCGGCGGGCGTTGTTTGACCCGGAACGGCTCGCGGTGCGGGCGGACGGGAAACCGGGGCCAGTTGATGCGGGCAGCGAATGGGCGGCACGGTTTGACGTGCCCGCCGGGTAGAGGCCGTCTCCCGCTGCGTCCGTGCCCTAGTCCTGCCGTGGTGGCTGCCGCGCGGCTTCCGTGATCACGGCCATCATCGCTGTCTGCGCGCCGACCAGGACCGCGGCCTCAACCATGTCAAGGCCGGCGCGGCGCAGCCCGGCGTACATGCTGGCCAGCGCAATCGCCCCCGCGTCGACGGGCAGGAACGGGTCTGGGAGGCTGTCAGGCATCATGGGCAGCCTCGACCGCGCACGGGATCCAGCGGGAATCCGGGTCGGACAGCCAGCCCACCATGCCAGCGGCGGCAGTCACGTCTGACGGGCTGGCCTGCACCGAAGCGAGACCGGGTGTTTCGCCTTGGGCGGTGAAGATTTCGGTGAGGACGGACACGGGGTGAGCCTAGCCGTTCTGTTTGGCGAGCAGCACCTGTCGTTGTGTCACCCGCGCGAGCGTCTTCATCCTCGCCTTGCACGCCTTGCCGGATAGGCCCATCGCGGCGCCGATCCGGGACCAGGGGATCCCGGCCATGGTCGCCCGGCGGACGAGTTCCAGGCGCAGCAGGTTCCGCTCGAGGTCGCTGCCGGGTTTGTGTTCGGTCAGGGCGCCGGTGAGGGCGGCAAGCGCGGCGTCCATCTGCGCCGCGGTCGGCGGGGTCATGGGAGGCCGCCGACGCCGCCGACGACGCGCGGGACGCCGTTGATGATTGCCGTGACCGCGTGGCAGTGGCCGCATTTCGCCCACGTGCATGTTGGTGACGGGCAGTGAGGGTGGACGTCGGCTGAGTGGCAGTTCCCGCACGCGCCGGGAATCCGGTCTTCAGCGTCAGCGGTCATAGCCCGGGGCCGCTTTCGGTGTCGCCGCAGTCCTGCTCGGGTACGTCGAGGTCGTCGCAGGCGCCGCAGTCACATTGCGGGATGGGGTCGCCGGTCACCGGGCAGTGTTTCACCGCCGGGTTCCCCGCGTGAGACGCCCCAGCGGGCCGGTGACGGAAACGCGCACCCCGGGCCCCTCCCCCCTGCTGCGGTCTTACGGCGCCGGGGGGGCGGGGGGCGGCTGTTCCTCGGGGGTTCCGGGGGTGATCACCAGCGACGCGGCCGTGCCTGCCACCACGTCGAAGCTTTCGCTTGCCGAGATCGTGCCGTCGGTGACGGTGACGACGATGCCGGTTCCCGGTACGCCGGCGACGCACAGGCAGGACAGGGTGTCGGCGGACGGCTGCAGGGAGATCACGGTGGTGTCCGCGGTGGACCAGGTGAGGGTGTCCGAGGTCGCCTCCCCTTTCGAGTCTTCGGGTTCGACGGCGAGGGTGACCTGCTGGGTGTCGGTGAGCTGCACAGCTCCTCCTAGGAAAAGGGTTGCCTGTGATCGGGTTGGGTTGCCCTGGGTGTAAGTGACCGGATCAACTGCCACGCGGAGACGGGCTCCGGTCAGCCAGCCGAGGAACGCCGTGGCGGCGGCCAGGACCGCCGCAGGGGTGGCTGTTTCCCCGGGCTGGGCGGACACGGCCACAGCCGCATCCAGGGCCGCCTTACGCTCACGGAAGCTGTACAAGGGCACCTCCGGGCGGATCAGGCGGGGAACCAGGGTCGTCGTCGTTGCCGGGGTCGCGGGGGGCGAGGAACAGGAACAAGGCACCGAAACCGGCGAAGATCACGAACCAGGACACGGCGAGAAGAACGCGCAAAAGCAGCATGAAACACCGACCGCGAGCAGGGAGGAAGAGGGCGAACGCCCTGCTCAAGTGTACCGCCCGGGTGATCATGGCCTGGTGTCAGGCGGCTGCGGGAAACGGTTCGCGAATGGTGTCACGGCGGGCTGCTTTGCGAGTCGCATGCTCAGCCTTGGCGACTTCTACCGGGTCGAGCAGGATGAGGCCGTTCTCCCGCTTGGCGACCGGCAGGTAGTGCCGGCGTTTGGTCTTCTTGCCGTCGGTGACCGTGATGACGACGTACCCGCGGTTGATCCAGTTCCGCACCGTCACAGCCTCGACGCCGCAGAGTTCGGCCGCCTGGTCAACAAAGATCAGGCCGTCCCCGCGAGTGATCCGCAACGAAACCTCCCCCGGGGCAAAACGAAAGCCCCGGGCGGCGCTTCACCTGATCCGGGGCCCACTACTCCTGTGTTTGGACAATACATGAATTACAGGTGTGACATCAACATGCGTGATCACGCCACGCCGGGCGTGTTTTCCAAGGTCGGCACGGTGCGCCGGTTCCGCTCATACGCCGCGCACAGCGCCACCCACTCCTTGTACTCACTCTCCGTCATCCTGTTCCGGCATTTCAGGCAGATCGAGTGATAGCCCGGGTCATCCGGATCCGAAGGGGGCTCGGCGCGGACGAGAGACATCCACCCGCACCCGTCAGCCCGGCACGGGACACCCATGAACTCTTGCGGCTTGCTGCGCAGTTCCCCGAGCACGGCAGCGAACCGGTGATCCAGGCCGAGAATCTCGTTGCCCGCGGTCGCCCCGCCGCATAGCACCTGGACGGACACGTAATCCTCGCCGGCGCGGACGATTTCCTTGTCGGCTATCAGGATCTCAGTATCCTCGTCGAGCGGCAGCCGGTAGGTGCGGGTCATCCAGGCGGGCAGCAGGGAAGACAGCGGCCCGGGATGCAGGCGGAGCACTTTGCAGGCGTCCGCGAACCCTTCACGGCTGTCCGGCGGGTAATCCGGGACGGTGAGCTGCAGGCCGGGGACGGAGCGGACACGGGCCGCCCACTGGCCGATGATGAGCGGCGTCTCACGCATCAGCGCGTCGACGTCGAGGCGGATCGGGATGGACGGGCCGAACGGGACACGTACCGCGTGGTCGTTGCGATGGACGGGGGCGCCGTATTCCTCTTCCAGCCGGGCATAGGACGCTGGCATGATTTTGAGTACTTCGACGATTTTGTCTGTGCATGCCTGGCAGAACACCTGGTAGGTGAAACCGGGTACGCGGGCGGTGGTGCCATCGGGCTGTTCGGCGTTCTTAGCTGAGGCGCACCACCGGCCGCGAGCGCACTCATGCCCGTCTTCGCCGCCACGGCCGCCGTTGAGCTCGAACGAGTGCTGCCAGTACTTCTCGCCGGGCCGCCGCTTCACCATACGGGGAATCTAGCGTGGCCACTCGCCAGAGCCTTCCAGCTCCAGCCGCCGCGGCTGTTCCACGGCAGGCAGCACCGGGGGCGCCTCGACCGCGGGGGTGCCGCTTCGCCGCAACAGCCGGTGCAGGTAATGCACGGCGACCGGGGAGATCGAGATCGCGCCCGTTATCGCCGCCCACACCAGCAAGCCCGGCCAGGATGAGACGACCCCGGCGATACTCAGGCCGAGGACCACCGCGGACCATGCGGCCCACAGCAGATGCGAGCGGAACGTGCGGATGCCATCAGGAGATGCCAGGTCCCCTTTCGCGGTGACCGCATAGACGAGCTTCCGGCCCGCGCACTTACTGGCCCCCGCCACCACGTAGACGGGCAGTGTCATCAGCATCAGGACCATGCCTGGCATCCCCCACTCACGCCGCTCGACCGGGGTGAGGTTGAACCGGCGGAACCAGAACGACAGCGCGAGGCAGGACAGCACCGACCCGGCCCACAGTGGTGCCCAGATATCGAGCGGAAGATGCAGCGACACCCGGGATGTCATGTAAGTGGTTGTCAGCGCGATCGACAGCAGCCAGTTCAAAGCCACCGACGGGTAGTAAGGCTGAAGCAGCGCGTACGACAGCCGCTGTGACCATTTCTGGCGCGGCAGCACGTGGCGGGAATGGTGGAGAATGACTTCCCACATGCCGTAAGCCCAGCGTTTCTGCTGGTTGAACCAGTCTGTGAACGAGGTCGGGGCCTCGCCGACCGCGATGATGTCTGGCGTGTACACGCCTTTCCACCGGTTTCCCGTTACCGGGTTATGCGTCGCGTACACGACCATCGCGGTGAAGTGATCCTCGATGATCGAATCCTGGTAGCCGCCGATCTGATCCCAGGCGGTTACCCGGTACAGGTGGTTTGTGCCGATCAGCAGCGGGGAGTCGAGGCCGTTCAGGCCGCGTTGTACTACGCCCTGGAACACGAACGCCTGCTGCGCGGCGCCGTGCGCGATCCAGTTCCCGGCTGAGGCGGGGCCGCCGTAGTCGGCTCCCTCCCAGTTTCCGTACACCATCGGCGCGACGATGAACGCCGTATCCGGATCGTTGAAGTATCCGAGGGTGCGGTCGAGGAAATCCTCGAACGGGATGTGATCTGGGTCCATCTGGGCCACGATGTCGTAGCTGCTGCCATGCTGGTCCCGCCAGGCGTTATGGTTGCCTGCCTTGCTTTTCGTCCGGTAGGCCCCACTGGGCTGGTGGTAGCGTTCGGCGCCTTTGCGGCTGAAATGTTTCACGCCGATCTGGTGGCACGCTTCCCGGATCGCCGGGTCGTTGCCTTCGTCGAGCAGCCACACGTCAAATGTCCCGTGCATGGCTTTCATCGCACGGAGGGTGCCGAGGACCATCTCCACGGGTTCCTTACCCGGGACGATGGTGGTGAGCACGGCGACCCGGAACGGCCGCGCCGGGCGGAGCGGGATCGGGTCGCGGGCTTTACTGGCGAACACGGCAAGGTTGAGGGTCTGCCACACCCGGTTGCTTTCCAGCAGCACCATGAGCGCGACGAGGATCACCGCGATCGGGTCGAGGCGGGATGAGGTGCCGGGCAGGAGCATCGCGGCTGGGAACGGCGGCAGGCCGGTAAGGGTGCCGGTCCAGCCGGGGATCTCCCGCGGTACTGGCGGCCTCGCCAGGGTGACGGTGTGAGTCAGTGCTGACGCGGTGATCAGCCATACGAGCAGCAGTAGACTCGCGCCCGTGCTGAGGAGGGTGAGCGCGGCCAATGTCCAGTTCTGCCGCCGCGACAGCGTAGGCCTGTAACGGACCTTCCGGCCTTCCTGCAGGGGGCCGGTGCTCGCGCTGGACCCCGTGTACCGGGGTTTCTGCACCCACCGTTCGCCGCTTTTCCAGTGGCCGGTAACAGCCCGGAAGCCTGCAAGGGTGTCTTCTCCCGCTTTCACGTGCCCGTCGCTGACCTGTTTCAGCGTCGCGCTGATCGCGCGGTCTACCAGTTCACTGCCGCTGCCGCTCACGTTCCCGTTTCTCCGCTGGTTTTCAGGTCCAGGCCCGCACGTAGTCGACGAGCATCACGGCGGGAAACTTCGCCGATGGCGGCGGGGTGCCGACGTACCCGCCGACCGCAACGTTGAGGAGGATGAACAGGCCGCCGTTGTTGGGGCCGTCCGGGCCGAACACCCACGCGCCCGGCGGGCAGTAGCTGCGGGGGGTGTGCCCGTACTCGTAGCCGTCCCGGGAGAAGACCACGCCCTCGCCGCTGATGTCCGCCCGGTAGGTGTGCCAGGCTGTGTCGCTGGCAAGGTCGAAGCCTTGCGCGTAGGTGGCCGCCTGGTTGGGGGTGTGCACCGTCGAGCGGATCGCGGACTGGCCGAAGTCCTCCATGACGTCGATCTCGCCGCAGGCCGGCCAGCCTGCCTTGGTGATGTTCTGGCCCATCAGCCAGAACGCCGGCCACACGCCCGGCTGCGACGCGAGCTTGATACGCGCCTCGAAACTGCCGCCGATCTGAGCGAACATGCCGAGGGTTTTCAGTCGCGCCGAGCAGTAAGCGCCGCTGACCTCAGTGGCGGCGATCACGAGATTACTGTTGCCGTCCAGGTAGCTGTTGGCCCGCGAGGCGGTGTAGGTCTCCAGTTCCTGGTTGCCCCAGCCGCCGCCGCCGAGGTCATACACCCACTTCGACGGGTCCGGCGGCGATCCTGCGGGGCCGTCGAAGTCGTCGGAGAACGTGTAGCCGGTCATTAGCGGCATGCCCCCCTTTTCACCGGACATGGTGAAGTATGCGCGTTCGCCGGACAGGCTACCGGATCGCAGATCCCAGCCCGGGGAGGACACTCACTCGCGTTTGGGGGGCGCTAGCCAAGCCGGCCGTGACCTGCAGAGAGGGCGGCGATGTGTGGCATGTCTCAGCATCCGCGCCCAGCCAGCCGGCGCGCTGCCACTCGTTCTTACCTCGCTGTCCAGGTCGCCCCCGCAGATCTCAGCTTTCAGTAATCGGCGGGAACTTGATGACGCCACTATCGAGCAGGTTCGCGTCCAAACTGAGCGACGGATCCCAGCACAGCAAGGCGCAGTCGTCGTTGCCGCAGAACGCCTGCGTGCCAGCGCCGAACACCATCACCGGCAGGCTGTCGCACAGCGGGCAGCGGGGTGTCAGAATCTCAGCCATCAGATCGCTCCTCCTCGCCCCAGCCGTCCGCGCTTTTGAGCCTGGCCGTGATCTGCCGGGCCCCGTGCAGCACTTCCCGCAGCATCTCAGCCATGGCAGCAGCTTCAGTAAGGTCGCCTGTCAGCGCGTTGACCGCAAGAGGCGCAGTTGACGAGAAGTACAGGGCTGCCCAGTCGACATGCACACCGCCTTCACGGCACTGGGCGGTCATCCACTGGCTCAACTGGGTGAATAGCTGCGGGAGACGCTGGACGAGGGTTTCCATGTCTCCCAGGATCGCGTCCACGTCACCCGGTTCCCTGAGCGCTTCCGTGCTAGTGCTGGAGGTGGCGTTGTTCAGGAACCTGATCGCCTCAGCGGCCTGCGCTGCCGCTTTGCGGGCGGCTTCGGGGGTTATCCCGGCGTTATCGAAGGTGTTCAAGGGTGCTCCCCGCTAGTACCAGTTTGGGTTAGTGGACTTCTCGTGCGCCCATGCGGCGCACGGCGTCCCGTAAACATCATGAATGTAACCAAGGCCCCATTTGACCTGTGTGGATGGATTCGTCCGCCAGTCTGGCCCGGCGGCGGCCATTTTCGAGGCGGGCAGTGACTGCGGGATGCCGTAGGCGCCGGATGAACTGTTGAGTGCCGTGGAACTGAACCCGGACTCCTCGGTCCAGAGTTCGTCGAGGCAGGTCACTTCTGAACCGGTCCAGCCGTATGACGCGGCCATCGAGTTGGCGAGGGTCTCGTTGCTGCCTGCCGTTCCCCGTCCCGGGGAGGCGCCGGCTCCGGCGACGTTCGCCGGGAGGCCATGGTGGGTGCCCGCGTACAGTGTCACAGCCGCCGCGATGACGACGAGGCCTTTTTTCATGCTGCACTCCCGCTCGCGGCAGGGTCGGTGAACCCTGCTGGGGTGGTCAGGCCCGGCGCTGAGGTGGGCAGGCCGTACGTTTCGGCCCTGATGCCTTCTCCGCTGCCGTAGGCGTCGACCATGAGGTGCCGGGCCGGGTCGGTTACCACGCCGACGTGCCCGGGAGCGGATGGTGTGCCGTCGCTGCCGGCGAAGAACACCAGATCGCCGGGGCCCGGATCGGTGACGTGTTTTTCGGTGGCCCACTGCTGCTGGGAGGTCCTCGCAATGTTCACTCCCGCCGCGTTCCACGCCGCCTGTGCCAGGCCCGAGCAGTCGAACCCGCCAGACGTACCGGGGGCGGTCGGGCCGCCCCACAGGTACGGTTTGCTGGTTTGCGCCTCGGTGTAGCTGACTGCTTTCGCGGCCGGGGATGAGGCGGTGAGGGCGGGAACACTGTGACTGGTGCTGGCGTACAGTGCCGCCGCGGCGGCGCCGAGGATGAGGACCTTCCGCACGGGTCACCTCAGCGCCGGGGTGTGCACGCCCGGTGCAGCGACTGGGCGGCGCGCAGAATCTCATCATCGGGCAAGGCGGCGGCACGTTCGCAGATCAGCCGCAACGCGAGCCGCCGCATGTAGGCGTCGGCTTCACCGTTGTGTCTCAGCAGCCATTCAAGCCACCTGGCGACCGGGGCGGACCGTTCTGTGCGCCACCAGTCCCACCGGCCCGCGTCGGCGCCGAGAACGTGCGCGGCGCATGCCATGGCGGTTGCTTGCGCGGCGAACACGTGGTCGGCGCACCGTGCGTCCGGGTCGAGGCCGGGCACGCCAACCCACCAGGGAATCGCAGACGTACCCGGGACGGCCGGAAGTGATTCTGGGATCGGCATCAAGGTCCCCTCGTCGGTGCCGGTCACGCGGTCGAGAATCGATGTCATCGCCGGTCACTGAGATCCGGCAGAAAGTTGCCGTCCGCGTCGCACACAAAACGCCGGCCTGACGGGACGGTCCACACCTGTACACCGGGACTTGGCCGCTCGAACTTCCAGCGGGGCGGCAGCGGGATGCGACCAGCCTCAACGTCATCCGCGATGCGGGCAAGTTCGGCTAGGGGGGCATTTTCGTTGATCATCACTAGCTAGTTCTCCTCGGGGTTGCTGGCCAGCCGCAGGCTGGCCAGGGTCTCGTCAAGCTCGTCCGGCTTGACCAGCACGTCGCGGGCCTTGGAACCCTCGGATGGGCCGACGATGCCCCGGGCCTCCATCAGGTCCATCAGCCGGCCTGCCTTGGCGAACCCGACGCGCAGCTTGCGCTGCAGCATCGACGTCGACCCGAACTGAGTGGTGACGACCTGCTCGACGGCCTGTACGAGCAGGTCCAGGTCGTCGCCGATGTCGCCGTCAGCCTCACGGGCGGTCGCGGTGGCGGTCACCTCGAGCGGGTCGCCGTCCAGGTAGGCGGGGCGGGCCTGCTTCTTGCAGTGCGCGACGACCGCCCGGATCTCTTTCTCTGACACGAACGCGCCCTGAAGCCGCAGCGGCTTGCTCGCCCCCATCGGCAGGAACAAGGCGTCGCCCTGGCCGATGAGCTTCTCCGCCCCGGGCTGGTCGAGGACGACCCGGGAGTCGGTGAGGCTGGAGGTGGCGAACGCGAGCCGGGACGGCACGTTCGCTTTGATCAGCCCCGTCACCACGTCCACGGACGGCCGCTGCGTGGCCAGCACGAGGTGGATGCCGGCGGCGCGGGCAAGCTGGGTGATGCGGACGACGGACTCCTCGACGTCGCGGGGGGCGACCATCATCAGGTCCGCGAGTTCGTCGACGATGATCAGCAGGTACGGGTACGGCCGGTACACCCGGTCGCTGCCGGGAGGCGCGGTCAGGGTTCCCGCGCGGACCGCGCGGTTAAAGTCGTCGACGTGGCGGAACCCGGAAGCGGCCAGGTCGTCGTAGCGGCGTTCCATCTCCCCCACAGCCCATTCCAGCGCCCCGGCGGCTTTCTTCGGGCTGGTGATGATCGGGGTGATCAGGTGCGGGATGCCTTCGTAGATGCTCAGCTCGACCCGTTTCGGGTCGACCAGGATCATCCGCACCTCGCCGGGGGTGGCGCGTAGCAGAATCGACGTGATGAGGCTGTTCACGCAGATTGATTTGCCTGATCCGGTCGCCCCGGCGATGAGCATGTGCGGGGCTTTCGCGAGGTTCGCGATCACCACGCGGCCTTCGACGTCTTTGCCGAGCCCGGCGATCATCGGGTGATGGTCGGCGAGGGCCGCCGCGGACTTCAGCACGTCGGCGAGGGCGACGATTTCTTTGACCGTGTTGGGGATTTCCACGCCGATCGCGGACTGGCCCGGGATCGGCGACAGGACCCGCACGTCGGCGCTTTTGACCGCGTAGGCGATGTTCTTGGTCAGCGCCGTGACCCGTTCGACTTTGACACCGGGGCCGACCTCGATCGCGTACCGGGTGACCTGCGGGCCGCGGGTGAACCCGGCTACCTGGGCGTCGATACCGAACTGTTCCAGCACCGCGGACAAGGCAGCCGCGACGTCGCTGGTGGTTTTGGTGACCTGGGTGCTGTCGGCTGGCGGGGCGGACTGCAGGAGGCTGAGGCTGGGCGGGGTGTACTCGTCTTCGCCGAGGGCAGCCTGCCGGGCTAGGCCGTGTTCCTCCCCCGCCGGCTCCGGGACCGGGACAGGGATTGTCGCGTCGGTTTCGTCTTCTTCTGCGGGTGGCGGGGTCGGCGCCTGCCGGGCCGCCGCTGCTTCGTGCGCGTGCGCGCCGGCGAGCACGGAACCGGCGACGACCAGTACTGTGACCGCCCACACGGACGGGCCGGTGAGAATACCCGCAGTCAGCAGCCACGCCGATCCGGCTGTCCACGACACCAGCGAATGCCGCGCGGCGATCTCATCCGCTTCCGTCAGGCGCCCCCCCTTACGGGGTTGTTTCCGGCGCAGGCGGAAGTACATGACCGCTACAGGGCCGGCGGTGAGCAGCAGCCGGGCAGCCGGCGCCGCACGGTGCGCGGCGGCAGCGTCCAGCCAGATCGCGGCCAGCCACAGGTACGGCCGGACGACCGGGCCGTGGTGGCGCCACATCAGGCGCAGCGCGCCCGGCTTGCGGGGCGTTTCCCCCGGCTCAGGTCCGGGCCGCGCCGTGTCATCGGGCACGCCGGAATCGGAGACGACCTCGCCGTGCACCAGGCCGTCTCCGCTCCAGGACCTCACGACGCGGCCCACCGGTCAGGCCCCCGCGTGCGTGATCGACGTGAACGTCTGAGAGACGCCGGTGCTCGTGCCCGTGACAACCGAATGCCAGTTGATCGCGATCATCAAACCGAACACGGCGAGACCCACGCTCGCCACCAGCGGGCGGATGTGATGGTTTGCTTTCCCGCCGCTGCCCGGCTGGCCGCCAGCGGCGCCCTTCCGGCCGATCAGGGGAATCTTGTGCTCGCCGCGGATCACGTCGAGCCAGAAGAACATCAGGAACGCGATGGTGGCGACGACGATCCCGAGCAGGATCGGGCCGGAACCGATCGGGTGACCGATCATGGCCAGGAACGACGGGATGCCTGCGATGAGGCATATCGCTGCGAGCGCGGCGAGGATCGCCGTCACACGAGGCGCCTTGTGGCGTATCAGCATCACCACCGCCGGGGTGCCGAACACGGCGGCGAGAAGAAGCGAAGCCCAATTCACGATGAGTCCTTTCAGGCGATCTGCGGGATGTGAGTCAGGAGTTCAGCGACGATAACCACGAACCCGGCGAGAATAAGGAACAAAATTACCCACCACATGGTGGTCTCCTTTCAGAATGGAACGTGCGGCAGGACGGCGAAGATGAGGACGAGCAGCAATGCGATGAGCCCGGCGAGACGCAGCGGTCTTTCCGCTGCCCCGCTCACGATCAGGCAGACCGTTTTCAGGGGGCGGGCGATCAGCAGGTGGTAAACGATTCCCGCGCCCGTGATAAACGACGCTGCTTTGCCGTCCAGGTCTGGTGGCACCCATGCCCGGGATTTCACGTAAACGCGATGACCGGCGAGTGATTCAGGCTGGCCGTGCCACAGGACGTAAAGGATCCGGCCGGGGTTCAGCCATAGCCGCCCGGCACCGTCCGCGGCGACGGTGGCCCAGTGCCGGGCGGCGAGACTGGCACGCTCCGGTACCGTCATCGGGACCGAGACCGGTACCGGCTGCATCTCGGTACCGTCCCCGGCGCCGGCCTCTACCGGGGCCGGTAGTGTCGCAGGACTGGCCTCCGGTACCGCATCGTCAGTACCGGCACCACCGCGCAGCACGAACAGCGCGCGGGGCGGTACTGGGGTGGCGTGGTCGTTGGCCATGGCCGTCTTCGTCTCCAGTCTTCTCAGGGGTGCCGGGCGTCACTGCGAGGCTTAGGTGCCCACCCGCCACCGGGCAGAGGTGGGAGCGAATCCCTGAATTCGGGCGCGGGGTGAACGCGGTGAATGTCCGCTGCGAACATCGCGATCATGTGAGCGAGCTGGCGGCGCAGGCCGGGAGCGTCCTCCGGTCTTGCTGACGCACACTGGGCCAGCTCGGCACGCGCCCAGGAGATCGCGCAATCCATCTGATCCGCTGGAGTGGTGGCGTTGTTTACCTTGTCGATGTGCCACTGGCGCTTCCGCGAAGCGGGTGTGACGTTAACGTGCATGGCGAGACCACCTTTCAGAAGTAGTAAAATCACGCGCGCACGTCGGGCCGGCGGGTGACACCCAAGGCCGGGGCCGCCGCCAGAAGGGGGTCATCTCCCGGGGGAGTGGGGTCGCCTGACAGGCCACCGCATGGGGGGCGGAAGAAATCTCAGGAATTTCCCCCCGATTCCAGTGCCTGTGAGAGGTCCCGTGGAGGCCGGGCATGCGGCCCCGCGAACCGCCGCCCGGACACCGGGACGGGAGGGTCATCTCAGCCCACCGCCCCGGGCGCTTCCGGAGCCTCGATGGGCTCGTCATCCTTGAGTGCCCGGCAGACCGCGAGAGCCGTGCCGCTGCTTACTCCGAAGCGGAGCCGCAGCCGCTCCTTCGTCGGCCTCTCCCCCTTGCCTGCTGTGGCGAGCTCGGCGCGGTAGGCGCGGGCGTCGGCTAGCAACTCATCGAACGTGCGCTCCGCGTTAGCGGCGGCGGTACCGCTCCCCCGGCCCTGCTTCCGGGTACCGCGCTGAGCCCCCTTGGGTTTTGCGGTACCGGCCGGCTTCCGCGCGAGTACTTCCGCCTTCGCTACCGCCTCGGCGGTCTCGGCGCGGGCCGCATCCAAGCCGGCTTGCATGACCTTGGCCGCTTCCCGCGCCTCGCTCAGCTCGGCCCGTACCGCAGCGAGTTCCGCCTGCCCGGCCGATTCTGTTTCCCCCTCAGCCATCTCTGCCCGGTCGATGTGACGCAGGTGAACGAGAATGGCGATGAGCGCGAGCACAATAACCGGGAGTGCGCTGACGAATACCACTACCCCGACTGGGGGCATTTTGTGTGCGGCCAAATGCGCGGCGGCCTGGCCGGCGAGGCTGAGGATAAATACTCCCCCTGCGGACCACATGGCGAATTTGCGGGAGCGGGGGCCGGGGGCGGCGGCGAGCCATGCGTAAAGGGCGTAGCCCCAGTAGACTTCCACGATTACTGTGAGGGTCCATCCGGTGCCGTGCGGGAAACCGGACTCATTGCCGATATGTGTCCAGCCTCCCCATACGTCGTACAGGGCGAAGGCGGCGATGACGGCTAGTACCCACAGGTGGTCGCGGCGCGTCTTGCTGGCGTGCCGTTCGGTGGTGCGGTGCTTTGTCATGCCGGGCATCGTGGTCCCTTTGAAGATCGTTTTAGCGGATTCCGTGGTCATGCGGCGAGTTGCGCCGGTTCCTGGCTTTCGGTCACGGTGATCTGGGGGTCGCGGCCCCGGCTGCGACGCCGCGGTGTTGCGGGATGCCGGCGGGGCCGGGGGCTGAAGACGATCCAGCAGCCCGCGAACGTGGCCACGATGACCGCTACACCTGTCCCGCCGCCGGCGAGCCGGGAAACAGCACCGGCGATCAGGCAGACGGCGACGACTGCGGCGGTACCACCCAGGGCGGCGAGGGTTTTCCTCGTGGCCGGGTGGTTGAATGCAGACACGATCTGCTCCCTTTTGGCTGAAGTGGATCTTGCGGGGGCCCGGCGTGGAATGGGCGCCTTGCCGGACCCCCGGCCTAGTTGCTGGTGGCGGGCTTACGGCCAGCGGCCCTGACGATCTTGACCAGGAGCAGGAAACCGGCGACGCATCCGGCGAAGATGCCGGCCTGCCCGGCGGTCTTGGTGTCGTAGGCGTCCCAGGTGTTACTGGCCGCCTGATGGACGGCCGGGTCGGTGATGATGTGAGCGAAGCTCATGGGTGATTTCTCCTTCGATGACGGTGGCCCGCTTGGACGGCGGCTTGCTTACCGGCTGGACTTGCCGAAGCTGGCGAGCCCCCTGAGGACGAGGAAGACGAAGAGGACGAGGAACGTGATCGCGATGGCGGCGGCCATCGGCTGCGGCATGTGAACGGACGGGGAAGTCGCGGCGAGAACATGGGCGGAGTTCATGGGCTGTTTCCTTCGGTGATGGGCCCGGCACCGTGCGGTACTGGGGTTGGGGGGTTACGTCTTCTTTGGCTTCTTCTTGCGGGTAAAGATCCTGACGAGGAAGTACAGGATGACAATCAGGACGAACGTGTAGAGCAGCGTCTGCCGGGCCGGCATCGAAGCGCCTGTGATCAGGGCACCGATGACGGTTCGCATCGCGGCGATCTGCGTCCCCAGCCAGTTCATGAAAGGGGCTATGGCGGGAGGGATGATCGAGTTCACGCCGCTTCCGCCCTGCGCCGGATCGCGCCGGTGAGAAGGTTTAGCCCGTTCGCTTCGGCGGAGTCCGCGGCGAACCCGAACGCGACCGTCTCGACCTCGCCGAGCAGCCCGTGCACCCGGGCCGCCTCGTCTGTCTCGGCGGCGAGCGCGGCGGTCGCGAGCAGGTCGAGGGCCTCGTGCAGGATGACCATGGTCAGGTCGGGCTGCGGGTCGTCGTCTTCGTAGCCGGGCTGGCCCAGGAAAGGCGGGGCGCTCACCGGACGGCCGCCAAGTGGCGCTGTTCGTCCAGTTCCCCGAGCGCCTCGGTGATCATCTGGTCCATCGGGTCGCCTGATGTGGCGTAGGCCTGCCGCACGGACGGGGTGAGGCTGCCGTGGAGGGTCTTGGCGATCTCCCGCGCGCGGACCCAGGACTGTTCCATGGGCCTGGACACGGGACGGCGGTCGGTGGCCGGGCCCATCGCGGCGGCTTGCCGGCCGAGACGGCGGCCGTAGCCGGCGGCCGGCGTGTCGTCCACATGGACGACCTGGGTGCGTGCTACGTTTCTGGCCATCAGGATGGGTCCTTTCAGGGGGGCGATCCTGTTCAACGGCTCCAGGTGTCCTCAGCGCCTTGGGGCCGTTCTCTTTTGCCGCCGAGCGGGCCATCAGGCAACCACTCCTTCCATGGCGGGGTGCGCCGCGAACCATGCGCGGGCAAGAGCGGCAATGTCGCCCGGCTTACCCGGGCGGGCCGACGCGAGCACCGAGGCAATGAACGACTCGAACGTCATCCACTGGCTGCCCGGTGTCACAACGGCGGGAAGGTTTCCTTCGTCGTGCCATTCGCGCAGCGTGTCCGTGGAGCGGCCCAAGCGCTCGGATGCCGCAGAGAACGGGACTAGGCGGTCCCCGTCGGGACGCCCGGGAATCCGGCGACGTGGCCGGGGTTTCCGGGTGCCAGTGGCGGGAGCCGTCATGTTCGCCGTCCTTCCGTGGAACCGCCGGGGATTCCAGCGTCTCCGCTGAGAGTACGTCCGCTAGTACGCGAGAGTCAACGTCTACTGGCATACGCTTACTGAAAGACGGACGGTTGGGTTGGACACCCGTCCGCTAGCACACGACAGGGAGATCCCCGGATGCCGCCAGCCGAACGACCCGCCCCGCCATATGCCCAGATCGCGGGCTTCTATCGATCCGAGATTGTGGGCGGTCGGCTCAGCGTCGGTGACCGGCTGCCCGCGATCTCCGCTATCGCCAGCCAGTGGAGCGTCGCCCCATCCACGGCCGCGAAAGCGATCGGGCTCCTTCAGGTCGAGGGCCTGATCTACACGTCCCCGCAGGGCAGTTTCGTGTCCGACCCGCACGGCACCAGCCGGACACCGAAAGACCGGGTGTCAACGTCGCCGATGCACCGTGCCGGCAGTAACGGGGAGACGATCGTCGTTACCGAAGTGGACATCGTGAGCGCCCCCCCCTATGTCGCGGACGTGCTCGGCATCGAACCGGGAACGCAGATCATCCGCCGCGAGGAGGTCTCCCATCACGGCGGCAGGCCGCGGGCGCTGTCCGTGGACTGGATTCCCGAGTCAAGCCGGATGGTCGCGCCGGACCTGCTTGAGCGGGCACCGATCCCCGGGGGAGCGATCACGATGATTGAGCGGGCGACAAAGCGGCGCGTCACCCACGGCAGGGACTATGTGCGGGGCCGGGCGTCCGACGCGCGGGAGGCGGGGGCGCTGAGGCTGCCCGTCGGCTCCCCGATCCTGGCTGGCACGCACATCTGGAGTGATCAGCAAGGCGTCATCCTGTACGGGGAGTGGTGCATGCCGCCAGATCAGGTGCTCGGGTACGACTACGTGGTCCGCAGCGAGGGCGAGAAGAGTTAGGCCGTACACGCAAAGACGGCCCGGGACTTGAAACCCCGGGCCGTCTTTTTGCTGCTACACGCCTCGCCACTGCCATACAGCCAGGCGACTGCCATCAGGCAGCCACGCGCGACGGCACCTCGGGTAGTTGGTGCATCCGAGAAACGCCCCATGCTGACTTGAGTAGGTGCGGCGGACGCTCCCGTTGCCGCAGGGGCACAGGTCGCCGACTGTCACGCGGACGGCGGGGAGTGTTGCCGGGCGCCCATCACGGTGCGGCTTCGGCGTAGTCCAGGCCACGATGAGCCGTCGCCGCCACCATGCTCGTAAGCCCATTACCGGCTGTTCAGTCCGCTTTCGGCCCACGGCGCGCGGCCCGGTTTGCGCCTGACCGGCTCCAGATCGGGCCTCTCCTCGGCTAGCCGCTTCTCGCAGGCTTCGGTAAACCGGGACCACCATTCCCGGCTGTAGCCAGTGAAGTACCGGAACGCCGGGTCGAGGAGCTGGCCGGCCGCTACCTCGGGACTGATGGCAGACAGTTCACCGATCAGCGCTTCCACCTTCGACGCCCGCCAGAACATTGGGTTGTTCTGCGCGCCGGGCGGCGCGGTCTGCATGGCCTGATAGGCGTGCTCGCTGATCGCGTCCCGCATCGCTGCGGCCTCCTCCCGTTCCTCCCTGCCAGGTGATCGGCGCCTCGATGTGGGCCTGGATGCCTTGGTGAACCCGCGTTTGCGCTTGCCGAACTCCTCCTGTCTGCGTTCGCAGAGTTGCTTTAGAAGGAAGAACTCGGCGTCAGGGCGGCAGAAAACCCGAAGATCTTGACCGACTTGCGTTTACTCCACAAGCATCTACAGGGGGTACTCCAACTGGCCGCAGATGGCAGTCCCGCAGTTGCTGAGCGGAGACGGCGGGGCCGCATCGCCTACCTGCAAGGTGAGCTTGACCTGCTGCGGCGGGATGTGCCGGTCACAGGTGATCAAGGAGCCCCACGAGCCCGTGGATGAACCCGGTGATCCCGTCAGCGACACCCGCAGCGACGACACCGGCAGCATGCAGGCTCGCGACCGCGATACACGCCCACAGGGCGAACAGGACCCCGCCAATAGCTGCGAGCTTCGCCCCCGGGTTGGCTTTCGGCCAGACGAGCCGGACGATGATGATTAACCCGAGCGGTACGAGGATCGCAGCGACCATGCCCTGATCGTCCCTGAGCGGGCCGAGCCCGGCAAGAGCAGCGGGCATGATGCGGGCGCGGGCAGGTGATCCAATACCCTTGGCTTACGGGAGCGCACCCGGAATATCCCGCGGGCCCGGCGGACGCGTTCCCCGCCAGTCGTGGCTGCCTCCGGCCTCCGCTTAACCGTTGAGGCGGCCACTGCGAGGGGGCGCCGGCGTCTCGGGGTCCGGCGCCCTCTCGCTGCTTTCCGTGACAGGGCGATAACGCCATTATGTACCCATGACTACTGACATCCGTCTCGCAACCTTCCCGTGGCGTGTGGGTCACACCGGGCGCATGGTGTACGCGCAGATCGGCGACGACATCAGCGATGATGACGTCCTGATCGGGGTGATGGATACACCGGAGCTGGCTGCGGAGGCGTGCGCGGCGCACAACGGGCGGCTGGCGGCCCGGGATGCGGCACGGCCGGCCGCCCGCTGGTGGCAATAGTCATCGGGGTGGCAGTCTGAACGTCCCTTGCCGTCGCCGGCATCTGAGGTGACGCTCAGGGGATGAATGATGACGAAACGCCGGCTGATGATGAACTCGCGTATGCGGAGGAAGTCGCCGAGGTGAACGCGCTGATCCGGGCCGGGCTCGCGGAGGCGCGGGACGGCTGACCTGCGGCTGCCGGGGATCACGGGTGGGGGCCTTGACGGTGGAACTCCACCCTTATACGCTCTGAAAAACACCACCGCGAGAAACGGGGCCCAATGAACCTCAAGATCGGTGACGAGGTACTCATCCTGTGTCGGATGCGTTACCCGGAGAGCCCAGAGGAGAACTACCGCGGTGCCGTGACCAAGGTCGGCCGCAAGTACGCGACCGTCACCTACGAGAAAACGCGCCGCGATTGGCGCGGCAATGAAGTGCGCGACCACTGCACGATTGAGTTCGACATGGAAACCGGCAACGAGCGCGGCTCCACCAGCCACTACGGGTCATATGTGCGGACGTTTGAGCAGTTCGAGCTCGACCAGCGCCGGAAGGCGGCCGAGAAGATTCTCTTTACGGCTGGCGTGTCGATCGACTATTCCCAGCGTGTCACCCTTGAGCAGATCGAGGCGCTGGCTGAGGTCGCCAGCACCTTCCCGGCACTTGATCGCGGGCGACTGTGACCAAGGATCGCAGCGCCGACCGGCACACACTGAAGACTCTTGGCGGGATACGCCTGGACAACGCCGACGACGACGCCTGGATCCGCGCCTACGCCGAGAAGACCGGCCTGAACGTTCGCAAGGTCGTGATTGCAGCCGTGAAGTACTACCGGCGTGCTATCGAGAACAGCGAGAACCCCGAGGAGCAGAAGTGAACGACACGCTGACCGGCCTCAAGGCCAGCCTTGCGGCGGCCGAGGCGGAGCTTGATGTCATGGCCGAAGAAACCCGGGCCGCGTACCGGGAGTACCGGATTCTGGACGACCGCCAGTCGGCCAAGGCCCTAGAGGTGAGGGACTTGCGGCGGCAGATCCCGGAGGCGGCGAAGTGAGCATTCCCGAACCGGAGGATATTTGCCCGGAGACCAGCGACGGCTATCACTGTGGTCACTGGCGGGAAGGTGGCAAGTGCTGCGCCTGCGGACTGGCCGGGGCGCTTCCGGGGGGCGACGACGAAGGTTATTTCCCGGACGGTGACCCGCGCGACGCGGAGTACATCGGCGGTTGCCGGCTCGGACTGGAGGAATGACCGCCCTGCTGACTGTCTTCCCGTTTTGGCGTCTCGCTTGACAGAATGGGATCATTCCCTCACCGTGGGAAGTGTTGCGAACACGCGTCCCGCGCCCCCGTCGGGTCGCGTGCCCGGAACCGCCTCTCCGGCGGATGACCGAGAACACCCTCCCATCGCTTCCCCCGGCGGTGGGAGGGTGTTCTATGTTCCGGGCACCCAGTGCATACGGGATGCATACGCAGGGTTGCGGGATACCTCTATTGCATGGGACGTAATTGCGGCTAACGTGATGGCAGGCGCACGTTCGCGGAATCCTTGGGGGGATCGGGATGAACATGCCGTTAAACGGCAGCCGCAACCATGCCAGCCTGGAGCATCGTCTCGCTGAGGTGAGGTTCGGTACCAGGCTCGCCGCGTCCGGGACACCTGTGATGCGCAGCCCGTGGAGCGGCCAGGCAGGTGAAGGGGATGAGGGCAGCGGCCTTTCCGGGCCGGCACCGGGACGCATGTACACCGCGTGGCTGAAGAAAGGACCCGCGTTCGAGACTGACCGGGTAGCGGCAGCCGAGGTGGGCAGGCGGCTGCCCTGGATCGCGCCCGCAGCGGCCGAGAACCGCGAGTTCGTCGAGCGTGCTGTCGCCTACGCGGCCGGGGAGGGGTACACCCGGTTCGTTGACGTGGGTGCCGGGGCGCCCGTGCATCCGATGGTGCATGAGATCGCACGGGCGGCCAGCCCGTACCCCGATATGGTCCGGGTTGTTTACGTCGACGTGGACACGGTGATCACAGCGGAAACTGCCGCTGATCTTGCCGCGGCGAAAACGCCCGGGGTGGCGGCGATCACCCAGGATTTGCGGGCGCCGGGGATCATCTGGGGGGACAGCCGGGTCCGGGAGGTGATGAACCCGGGCCGGCCGGTGTGCCTGATCCTCACGCTTGTGCTGCATTTCGTGTCACCGGATGAGGCGCGGGAGGCGATGGAGGTGTTCCGGTCGCTGATCGTTTCCGGGTCGCTGGTGGTGATTTCCGCGGGGATCGCCGGTGAGGACGCCGCGGCGCAGTACAACCAGGTGGCGGGGAATGGCCGGGTCCGGGTGCATCCGCATACGCGGGAGCATGTCGCCGGGTATTTCACGGGCCTGGACATGGTGGAGCCGGGGCTGGTGCCGGCCCGGTGCTGGCGGCCGGACGGGGAAGTCCGGGATGTGAGCGCGGCCATCGTGTATGCGGGGGTGGCGCGGAAACCGTAGGCTTGGGGGACCTCCGCGCGGCCGTCGATGATCCGGCCGGGCGGAGGTCTTTTCATGTCCGGGGCGTGTGGCGGTCAAAGTGCCGCAGCCGGCGGGGCGGGCCGGTGGCAGGCGGCCGGCGGGGCGGGGTGTGGCCGTCTCCCGTGGTGGGCATGCGCTGCGGGGGCTGCCCGCAGCGAGGCGTGGACGGTGGCCGGGGACATGCAGGCCGTCGTTGTGACCATCGCCAGTGCCAGGACCGTCTTGTGGGTCACGAGCAGCCGCAGCACGGCGAACAAGGCGACGGCCTTGACCGTGTGCAGTGGCGGCCCGTCGCCCGGCTTGCGCGGTTCCGGCAGGCCGAGCGCCCTCCGCCACGCGGCGTCCTGCGCCTGGCCGTGGCTTTCAGTCCTGCTGAACCGTTCCCAGATTGATCCTTGCTCGCCTTTGATGAGGCCGACGAGCTCGGCGAGGCCGGTGAGGCGTTCTTCTAGCCAGATGCGGCGGCGGCGTTCCTCGTCGAGCTGGGCTCGCATCCTGCGAAACTCACCTGTGTCCGGTTTGTCCATCCCCCAACCCCCTTGTTCTGCGACTTCGCGGGAACTACCCCCTAATTAACGGGAAACGTACCGCATTTGCAAGGGAGCGGACTGTTATGACCATAATCGCCAGGCTACTAGCCTGCCCTGCCTGCCTCACCCCTCCTGCTCAGGACATATGCGGCCATCGGCCGGAGTCTTTCACGATCATTGAGGCGCAGATGCACGGGCACATGCTGACCGCCCATGTCCCATATGTCCGCGAGTGTCTGATCGGATGGGAAGATGTCCCGTCCTGACGCGTCAGGATTGGCTGCCCGCGCCTTCTCGATCGTTTCCCACAGCTCGCGGATGATCGGCCCGGCGAGCACGTCGAACACGGACAGGTCCCTGGCGTCAGTCTCGCCGGGGACCTGTCCGGCGCCGCCGGGGAGGACCTGGAAGCGGGGGGCCGGCTTGGCGGCCTCGGGGATGGGCTCAAGCTCGCCGCCGTCCAATGCCTGCTGGATGGACTCGAATGTCACCGCGTAAGCCTGTGCCACGGCGGCAAGGGTTGCCATGGCAAAGTCCGCGCGCTTGGCAAGTTCGATGTCGTAGACGAGGCGATAGTTGATCTGCCGTTCGTCGCAGAACAGGCGGCGATTGTGGTAGCGGGGGTCAAGGGCGACGCGACGGCGGGTCAGCAGCTCACCAAGGCGCTTCCATGTCCGGGTTTCGTCCGTGTCGGCGGTCATTCACGCAACTCCTCTGGTTTGCCCTCTGTATGACTCTGTATGAGGGATTGAGAGTCGTCAAGTGTCCGCGACTCTATCAAAGTTTTAGCAGCGTATCCCGGGTCTTAGTTGCTCAGAGTTGACTTGAGCATCATCGGTCCTCTCCAACTCACGGCATGTCCTACTTGCGCTTAGCTCAACTTGTCTCATATTCTCGTGACATGCCTCCAGTCCGAACAATAAAGCCGAACGGAGCAGAGCTGCGCCGCCTCCGCGAGGAACGCGGAATCACCGTGCCTCAGCTCGCGCGCAAGATCGGCAGGCACCCGCAGTCCATCTGGAACATCGAGGGCCGTGAGCCAAACACCAGCAAGGTGTTCATGCATCAGATCGCCAACGCCCTCAAAGTGGACTATTCCGCCATCGTCAGGGACGACGGCGAAGAAAACCCCGAAGAAACCGACACCGCCGACGCGGCATGAAGGCCCTGAGCAGCCTGCCGCCCGAGGATCAAGAACGCATCCGCGCCGAAGTGGACAGCTACCCCCCGTTCACGCCCGCGCAGGAAACAGCGCTCATCCTCCGCATCCCGGAGGCCGCCTGAAAAGTCAATGCCCCCCGCGCAACCGGGAGGCATTGGTGCGGGAAGAAGCCGCGCACCAACTTTACCAGCGAAAGGGAAGAAGCCTCATGGCTAAGGTTCTTGCTTCCGTCCCATCCCCCACCCCGCCCCCCGCCCCGTCCCTCGCCGACGAAAACGGGCCGCTGCTGACGCCAACCGAAGTCGCGACGATCTTCCGGGTCGACCCGAAGACAGTCACCAGGTGGGCGAAGGCGGGCAGGATCTCGTGTGTCCGCACGCTCGGCGGCCACCGCCGGTACAGGGAACGCGAAGTCCGCGACCTGCTCGCCGCCACCATGACCGTCGCCACGCTGCAGCAGCAGCGGCACGGGAAGCCGGCGGCATGAGAACCGCACGGGTGGCCATGACAGCCGAAGACATCGTGGCCGGTGACGCGATCGTGCTCGCGCTCAGCAGGACAGTGCCGCGCGGCACCATCATCATCGACTGCGGCGACCGTGTGGTCTTCCGCATCCCCGGCGGCAGCCAGGCGACTGTTGCCCTGCCGCCGCAAGCACGGGACCTCGCCGCGTTCTACGCGGGCCGGGACACGGCCGCCCCCGTCGAATGGGAGATGCTCGTGCCCGACCTCACGGACGTGGGGGCTGCGGCATGAGGTTCCGGGCGCGGCGCGGCAGGCACACCCCGGAAGCCGTGACCGCCCGCACTGCCGCATCCGCCCGCCAGTTTCCCGCCGTTCTGGTGGACGGTGCCGCGACCCAGATGCTTTACGGCCCGGTCACGGTCCTTCCTCTCAGCGCGTTCCCTCCCGAACCAGGGTCGATAGCTGACACGCAGACCGTGCCCGCCCCGTACCGGCCCCGGCACGTCTCCCAGGAACCGCCGATCTTCTCCGCCTGCCGGGACGGCGTGCAATGCACCCCCCGCCTGAGCGACTTCCGCTTCGGCATCCGGTGTTTTGGGTGCTCACGTGAGTTCCGCGACACCAACGCTGACGGGTTCGCCGGCTTGTACGCGGCCAGCGAGCGGTGCGGGTGGCGGCAGGACCTGTTCGGGGCGGTGTGGCGGTGCCCGCGGTGCGCCCGCCGGTACGAAGCCAGTTTCGGTGTCCATCCCATCGCCGCGATCGAAGGGGGAGCCGCCTGATGGCCAGGCAACCAGCCAGCCGGGAAGCCTTCACAAGGGGCCTGCGTGCCCTCGCCGACGCGATCGACCAGAACAACGACCTGCCGCTCCCGTACCAGGGAGCAGTTAGCCCCATCACCTTTCACTATCTCAGCTCGCCAGACCCGGTGACCGAGATGCGGTACGCGATGCAGGCAATTCCGTGCGCTTTCACCAGCCGGATCGACACCTACCGCGAAGGAGGCGACCAGGACGCCTACCTCTACCTGGACGGTGACCTTCACGGCGTGAAAGTCGAACTTGCCGCCTACCGCAAAGACACGTGCGAGCAGGCAGACGGCGAGTGGCGCATCCCGGAAGTTATCACCTCCATCGCCCCGGAGAAGTCATCACCTCCATCGCCCCGGAAAGGCCGGTGACGGCATGAGCGCACCCAGCACGGCCACGACCCGGGAAGAAGGTGACAGCGTGAGCGCACAAGACAACCTGTTTGCGGCCCTCGCCGCCCTGCAAGCCGACCTGCCGAGAATCGGCAAGGGCGAGACCGCCAAGGTTCCCGGCAAGGACGGCAAGCAGGGCTACACGTACAAGTACGCCGACCTTGCCGACGTGTCCCAGGCGGTTCTCCCGAGGCTCGCCAAGCATGGCCTCGCATTCACATCCAAACCGACCCTGATCGACGGGCAGTTCGTTCTCGTGTACAAGCTCACACACATCTCCGGCGAGACCGATGAGGGTGTGTACCCGCTGCCGTCAAACGGGACGCCACAGGCGATCGGCGGGGCGATCACGTATGCCCGCCGGTACTCTCTGTGCGCCGTGACCGGGGTCGCACCGGACGGCGACGACGACGACGCCGGGGCAGCCGAGCAGTCCTACCGCCAGTCGGCGGGGGACGTGTTTGAAAACGCGGCACCAGCCCGGCCCTGGACGCAGCAGAACCCATCGCGCGCCCACACCGCTAAGCCTGCCGCACAGGCCACCACGGACAGTGACACCGGAAACAGCGACGGCACCCAAGAGGCAGCACCCCGGGCGCTCGCACCCGTGCCGGGACCGGATCCCAAACCGCACGCCACCCGGCCGGAACCCGCACAGTCAGCTCCCGCCTGGCTTGAGGTGATCGAGCGCGAGATCGATGGCATCAGTAGCCGGGAAGACGGCACCAAAGTCTGGGGAAAGGTCGTTGCGGCCTTCAACGACGGCACCTGCACGCCGGCGGACCGGAAAGGTCTTGAAGGCCTGATCGCCGCCAAGGTGGCCGCCGTCATGAACGAGCAGGCAGCAGCCAAGGGGGCGGCGTGAAACTCAGCGAAACCGCAATGCAGGCAGTCGTCGTCAAGGCCCTCGGCGACCTCATCAGCGACCGCCTCAAAACTCTCAAACTGCAAGCTGAAGCGAGCTTCACCGCGACGGAAACCAACCGGGCTGCCGCGCGCCTGCCCGACGGCACGAAGGTCGCCACAGTGTCCATGGCCGGCGGGGAAGGTCACTCCGCTTACGTCGCCAGCGAGGAACTGCTGATGGCGTGGGTGCTCGCCAACCATCCCGGCGAAGTGGAAATGGTCATCCGGCCCAGTTACGTCAAGAAGCTGACCGACGCGGCAAAGAAAGCCGGCAGGGCGATCGACCCGGCTACCGGGGAAGTGGTGCCGGGTATTGAGGTCGGCGAGTCGAAGCCGTACGTGTCGATCCGGTTCGAGACCAGCGGCAGGGAAGCCATCGCGGAGGCGTGGCGGAACGGCGACCTGCAGGGCGTGAACCTCGTCGCCCCCGCCGAGCTCCTCCCCGGCCCGGCTGAGGATTCCGCGGACCAGGGTGAGCCGAGGGCAGCATGACCGCGGCTGAGCCTTTGACGCCGCTGGCGGTGGAAGCGAAACTTCGCAGCCTCGTCACCGACCTGACCCGCGCGCAGCAAGCCCTCGCGCAGGCCCGCGACGTCGAAGTTGACGCCAAGCATGAACTGAACCGGGCCCGCCGCCGGGCTCTCCTGTCCGGGCAGGCACCCAAAGTCACCCGCGGCGGTGTCACCACCGCCGAACGGGACGCCTGGGTCGACGACAAGGTGACCGACCTTCAGTTCACCTACGACCGGGCCGTCGTCACCCGCGAATCCGCACAAGACCATCTGCGGGTGCTCCGCGACCAAGCCGAAATCGTCCGCTCGCTCGGGGCCAGCGTGCGGCAGGCCTACGAGATGGCCGGGGCGGGGGCGTGATGCACCGCGACCCGGAACCAGCCACCCTGATCAACCCCGAGACCTGCGGCGCAGGCGACTGTGAGGCCTGCGACGGGCCGCCCTGTGAGCACGGATGCCACCTGGAGGTGCTCTGGTGAACCGCACAACACCCCTCCGTCCCAGCGAGGGTTACAAGGGACTGTCCCGCACCAGCGGACTGTCCCGCACCAGGCAGCCCGGCACGGTCACCAAGATCACCGGGCAGCATCTCGCGCCCGTCATCAAACTGGAAACCGCCCGCCGCACCGCACCACGCGACACGATCCCCCCGGACATCCGGCGTCTCGTCACCAGACGAGACCTCGGCCTATGCGTGCACTGCGGGCTCCCCGCCAAACACCAGCACCACCGCCGGCTCAAAGGCCACGGCGGCGACACCCGCGCCCACGCGGACTGCTGCTGCAATCTCGTGAGCTTGTGCGTGGCCGGCCATGAACTCGCCCACCGGGAACGGTTCTTCGCCCTCGCCGAAGGACTCATCGTCCCCGGCGCGGCACGCCTCCCCGGCCTGCTGCCCGTTCTCGTGCACGGCTACGAAGACGGCAGCGGGGTCCGCGTCTGGCCCACATGCACAGGCGAGTGGATCGACTACGAGCCGGACGGAGGATCGGCCGCGTGAACCGCCCGCTCCGTACCCCCGAAAGGACCCCCGACATGACCGCGGACATGACCGTGCACATCTGCTTCACCTGCCGCGAACGGACCCTGCTAGGCGGCTCCGGCACCCCCACAGACCCGTTCGTGGTCGCCAGGCACAACGACACCACAGGCGAACCATGCCCGGCCTCAGGCACCCGGTGGATCGACCTGGTACCCGCATGAGGGGCGACGACAAGTACAGGGTGAAAGTCACCGACGTTGAACGCCGCGACCTCATCATGAGCCGGATCCGCGCCAAAGTCACCGAAGCCTGCGACCCGGCAACACTCCACGTGCTAGGCGCCCCGTGGAGCGACGGTGTGCTCCTCGCCGAGGCGGCTGTCCTGGTACGCGAATGGCAGCGGATCACCCGCTCGATCGAACAGCGAGACGCGGCGCGGGCACGTCTCGCCGCGGAACGGGAACCGGTACCCGTGGGCGCGGAACCGTGAACACCCCAGAACTCCCGGTGGCGGAAGGCCAGCTCAGGGGAAGGGGCAGGTCTTCCGCCGCCGGGTCAGCAGACGGCCGGGACGCGCTCGCCGCGGCGATGAGCGAAGCGGAACTCGAGGAACACGTCCGGGCCATCTGCAACGACCTCGGCGTCATCCGCATCCACGTCTATTCCAGCCGCGGTACCACCCCCGGCGTCCCCGACGATCTCCTAGTGGGCTCTGACGGCATCCTCTGGCGGGAACTGAAAACAGCCAAAGGGAAACTGTCCCCGGCACAGCAGGCAATGGGAGAAGCGCTCACAGCAGCAGGGCAGGACTGGTCGGTCTGGAGGCCCGGGGATTATCTGTCGGGGCGGATGGCGCGCGAGCTCACCGCTATCAGCCGGCTCGCGGCGAGAACAGCATGACCAGCATCCGCGACCTCCCGCCGGGCCACTGGGTGTGCTCCCACCTCCCTGACGGGCGCACCGCCATCGCCGCCTGGGACGACCCGATCGTGCCCGCGATGCGGCGCATCCTCGCCGCCCAGGTCAACGACCCGCGGACCCGGTTTCCCGGCAGGCCCGCCGACTACGCCGCTGTCACTAACTGGCTTGATGCCCGCGAGCCGCCGCAGGCCGGGCAGCTCGCACTCTGGCAGGACGCCGCATGACCGCCCCCGCCCTCCTGCCGCCACCGGTCCTCCCCGCATCCCAGGATGGGCGGCTCACCGCTCTCCTCGCCGGCGCTGAAGCTGCCTGTAAGGGGTTCACCGGCGACGCCAGGGTGCTCGGAGTGTCGGGAGTCATCGGCAGAAGGACCGGGTGGGTTGAGGTGCTCATCGCGGATCGCGGTGAGGTGTGGAAAGTCAGCACCCGGGACCTGGATGAGGTCACGGACCCGGCAGAGGTGCGGGTAGTGCGGGATGAGGGGGCGGTGGCGTTAGTGGGCGGGTCAGGAAGCGGGATGCGGCTCACGGCCGGGCTTTGCCTTCTTCGCGGTACCGGCCGCTTCGGCGGTGTAGCGGGAGATGGTACCCCGGTCGTAGGCGCGGCCGATCATGGCTTCCAGCCGGACGACTGTCAGGTCCGGGCGTTCTTTCCGGACGATGGGCAGCAGTTCACGGACACGCTTCAGGTGGGCGTCGTACGCCGCTTTTGCCTTGTTCGCTGCCGCCGCTTCGGCGACCAGCTCCTCTACCACGTCCACGCTCCAACTATCGGGGCTGGCGTGCTGCGGCGCAAGGTCCGCAACATGCTCGTTATCGCGATCCAGGTCGCAACTGGGATCACCTTACCATGCGCATGCGGAGCGGCGCGACTTGCACCATGCGTCGGCGCACGTATAGGCTCACGTTCGACGGCATGCCTCGTGAGGTGGCCGCCGGGATAGACATCATCGGCAACACCCAGAGGGGAGGCGTAGGTGGGCGGTGACAGCCGCACCTACTTCAGGATGGCCGACGATCTGCCTGAGAACCGGAAAATCATCACCGTCGGCGGCGACGCTGCGTGGCTGCACGTCTGCGCCATGGCCTACGCTTCCCGCAACCTCACCGACGGGTTCTTTCCCCAGGGCATGGTGCCGCGCCTATCGGATCGCAAGCAGCCGCTGAAACTCGCCAGACTGCTGCTCGCCAACGACCTCTGGCACGGACCCGGGCATGACTGCAAACGCTGCCCGCAGCCCAGCCCCGGGGATTACGTCATCCACGACTACCTGGTGCATCAGCGCAGCGCCGAGGAGGCGCATGAGGCGCGCACAGCGATGGGGAAGGGTGGCTCGCTCGGCAACCACAAGCGGTGGCATGTCGGACGGGGCCGTATCGACCCTGACTGCCCCCTCTGTCCTCACCCCGAGCCGCCTACCCGATCGGGAGGTGATCGGGTACCCGATCGGGAGGGCGAATCGCCTACCCGATCGGGGTCGGATCGGGTATCGATCGCAGAGTCAGAGTCAGAGATAGATAGATCTATTACTTCTCTAAGTGATCAATCTGCGGACCGTAGCGATCGGGTACCCGATGATCCGATTTTGATCATGATCATTCAGACCCTCTACGACCGCACGGATCGCGTCGTCGGCGCCGAATGGGCCGCCAAGGTGCGAGATCGGATCCTCGCCGGGCAGCCCGTCGCCAACCCATTCGCCTACGTCAAGGCTGCAATCGAACGCGAACCCGACCCCAAGACCCGATTCCTGCCGCTGTACGGAGATGCCGCATGACCGACGCCATTCCGCTCGGCATCACCCACGAACCCGGCTGCAACTGCCTCAGATGCCTCGCCGAGGCGTACCGGTCGGCTAACGCCACAGCCATCGCGACCGCCCGGAACTACATGGACGTCCGCACAGGAGACGCCGACCCGGCCAGGATCAGCCGGGCCCGGCAGCAGTGGGCCGAAGCCCGGCAAGCCCTCGTCCTCGCTGAGTACGCCCTGCGGGCAGCCGAGGACGAGGCGTACATCGAAGCACGTCAGAACCGGCGCACGGATGCCTTGCGATGGAACCCGGAGGATGCGCTGTGACCACGGAGGCGGCGTCATGACCCACTTGAGCCCGGAAGCCCGGGAGTCCTACGACCTTGGCATCGCCCCTCTCGACTTCATCGAGGGCGAGGTTGAGGCCCTGGTCCGCACCTGGGACATGTTCCGCACCGCCGCCCGTACCTGCGGGGGAGTGTTCCCCGGCGGCCTGAACTTGTCGGCTGAGGAGCTGGCCCGGGTGATCACCGCGGCGTTCCTGAACGCGGGCTGGGTCGCTCCCGTCCCGGAGGTGCGGTGATGACCAGTCTTGACCGGGAGGCTGCCCGCGCCACTGAGGCGCTCGTCTACCGCCTGAAGCACCGCGACCCCGAAGAGGACGACGAAGTGTTCGCCCGCGGCTACGTGACCGCGCTCCTCGGCAACGGCTGGCGCCCGGTCGAGGCGCTGGCCCCATGGGAACGCCCCCAGACGGGTGCCCCATCGTCGGAGGAGACACGCCGGGAGATCCTCGGGGCGCTGCGCGCGGAACGCGGCTGGGGCCGGGACACGAACCGGACGGGAGACGCAGCGTGACGACGTTCAGGGAGACGTGCGGCACCCTGCGGGGGATGCTCGCCCACCAGGCTGCGGGGGAAGCCCCGTGCGGCTGGTGCGCTCAGGCGGAACGGGCTGCTGCTCTCGCCGCTGAAGCGGCCCGCCCGCAGCCGGCGGGACCGTCCGGCAGGTTCCTGCCGGTGACCGCGACAGAGGCGGAGGAACACCGGAGGGTCCTGGAAGCTGCGGTGGCCGCGCACGAGCGGGACCATCCCGAGGGGACCGGGCGGGACGGCAGGCGCAGGCACCTGCGGAGGGTCGCGTGACGGACGCCCCCCCGAAGCTCACCCCCACCCAGGTTGGCGGTGCGGTGTTCACGGCTCTCGCGGTTCCCTGGGCGGGTGCGTGGATCGGTTCTCACACCGGGACGACGGGCACTGTGACCGGGACTGCGATCGGGTCGGTGCTGCCTGTGGTGGCGGGGTGGCTGTTCCTGCGGGCCACGTATCACGCGCGGCAGTTGCCGTGGCGGCGGGTGAAGCCGGCGAAGCCGTGGCAGTACGCGGTCGCGGTTCCTGCTGTCGCGGTGGGTGTGTTCGCTGTGTCGATGGCTGGTTTGTCGGGGGTGGAGGCGAAGGTGCTCCACAAGTCCCTGGCAGCCTCTGTGGGGCACGCTAAGGCTTCGGGGACGACGGTGGGGTCATTGGTCGGGGGCGCACCCGTAAGGCCGTCTCCGTCCATCCCAGAGCCGTCTGAGACCCCTTCCAGCTTTGTCTCCCCGGCGCCGGGTGAAACCGTCCCCACGATCCCCGCCACACCGACAGCGACAGCACCCGCGACAGCAGCACCCACATCGACGGTGACCCCGGCCCTGCCCGCCGTACCCGCCACCAGGCCCGCCGCGGCGAGCCCATCAGTATCCGTACCAGCAGTGACAGCACCATCAGCAACGACAGAACCCCGAGGAGCAGTAACACCATGACCAGTACCGAATCCCCCGCCGAGACGATGAGGCGCGCAGCCAAACGGATGCGGGAACGCGCTGAGCATGCTGCGCCCAGCCCGTGGAAACAGAACGACACCGAAGTGATCGACGGTGACCAGGAAACTGTCGTAGACGGCCTCAATCCCGCGAACGCTGAGCACATCGCAGACATGCACCCCGGCGTAGCTCACGCAGTCGCTAACTGGCTTCAGCTCGCCGCAGCCGACTACGCCGTCCACGGCAAGGACGCAGCCGGTCACTGGGCCTACGCCCTGGATGTCGCCCGCGCTTACCTCGGCGAGACCCCGGCAGCGACGGGAGGCCAGTGATGCCCGTCTGGTACGACAGCACCAGCGAACAGTTCGCCGTATCGCCTGACACCTGCGAGGACTGCGGCGCCCCGCTGTACGACACCGGCTGCGACGCGGCCGGCTGCCCCGCCTGGTGCTGCATGGAATGCGGCACCGGCTGCGACATTGAACTCATGCCAGAGGATGGCCGCTGTGCGACTGCCCTCGCCGGCGAGGACGATGACGCTTACACCGCCCGAATCAACGCTGAGCGTGCCGCGTTCGGGCTGTCGCCACTCCAGGGCGGTGCGGAATGAGCAGGCGCAAGAGCAACGACCGTGACGAGCTCATCCGCTGCGTGACGGCCGCCAGGGAAATCGTCAACGTGGCACTCCCCGCAACCCCGGTAGACGACTCGCACGTAATAGACCGTCTCAGGCTCCGTGAGATCGCCTTCGGGATGGTCCTGCGGGAACTGCTGGACTACGAGAGTTAGGGGGAATCATGACCGAGATCAAGCCCGGCGAAGACGAGTTCTACGGCGACGCCCACGTGTGCTGCGTCCACTGCGACCACGACGATGACGAGGTGCACACCGCACCATGCTCGGAGGGCTGTAACGATGAACCGGACTTCAGCGGGCCCCGGCCGCGCATCGTCTGCCTCTGCGGGTCAACGCGGTTCTTCAATGCGTTCCGCGAAGCGAACCTGCGGCGCACGCTCGCCGGCGAAATCGTGCTCTCGATCGGCTGCGACACCAAGTCCGACGCCGACCTCGGCATCATCGCCGGTGACCTCGCGCCCGCCAAGACCGCACTGGACGAGCTGCACAAACACAAAATTGACCTCGCTGACTACGTGCTCGTGGTGAGCGACGAGACGGGCTACTTCGGCCAATCCACGACAGGCGAAATCCTGCATGCGATTGCCCGCGGGAAGCCGGTCCAGTTCGCGGTCCCGGCCGCTGAAATGCGGGCGCGGGAGATGGGGCTGATCGCATGAGCGGCACCGACACCACCGAAACCGCCGCCGAAACGATCACCGAGGGTGGCGTGGACACGGCAGGCCTGATCCGCCGCCTCCACGATCTCACCGAGGTTTACACCGCCCTAGCTGACGACAAAGGCTGCCGGCCAGCGGTAGGCGGCGCGCTCCGCATGGCCGCCGGGGACATTCGCCGTGTCATCGGCGAATCCGCCCAGCCCGCGAAAGGAGCCACGCCGTGACCACCGCCAAACCGGACCCCGAACAGGTCCTCAACCTGCCAATGCCAGCGAACGACTCCGGCGCCGCAACAATCCGCGGATACCTCGCCGCTCTCGTCGCCGCAGTGTGGCGTGAAGGGGAAATTTTCAGCGGCAGAGCCCCGTTCGGCAGCCCCCGGTGGCGTTACGAACTGTACGTTCCGCTCGCCCATGCCGGGATGCTCGGCGTCACCGCCGACGAGAACGGCGTGTTCAACTGCGGGCGGGAAGAGTGGTACGTCGAACGGCCCCGGGCTGATGCGCTGATCCTCGCCGCGATCAGGGCGCTCAGCGGCAACGATGCGGCGGTGATGGGCTTATGGGCACCGAACCCGGCCAGGACATAACCCCGGCTCCCGGCGCGGCGCCGACCGCATGGGAGGAACCCAGGGACTTCATCGAGGCGGGTATCCAACTGGCCCGGCTCCGCGCCGAATGCAGCCGGCTCCGCCAGAAACTCGCCGAATACGAAACGGCGGGGGAGAAGGAGCCGGGTTGACCGCTGCCAGAGACCGGGCCGAAGCAGCCCGCCGAGGGGACCTGGCCGCCCGGATGGTGCAAGCCGCCTGCGATCTCGCCATCCTCGTCCGTGAAGAAAACCGCGACGCGGTAGGCCGGTTCCTCACCACCCTGACCGGCCAGGAAATCCCCGAGCCGATCCGGGCGCTGATCGTCGTCCAGGCCGGCATGATCCCTATCGACGACATGTCAGCAGCGGACATGCTCGCATGGGTGCAATGGGACGAGCACGGGCGCCCCCTCGAAGGTCCCGTCCGCGAAATGCCCGTCAAGGGCCGCTACCGGCCGCTGGATGAGCTTCAGCCGTGCGGCACTTACGCCGCCTACGCGCGTCACAAGGACCGCGGTGAACTGGTCGACGATGACTGCCGGGAAGCGGCCCGCAGGTACTGGGCGCAGCGCAAACGGCAGCGAACATCGCGGATGAGCCGTGCAGCCTGACCCGGTGGACCGCTGGGGCCACAAGGACGGTTTCAAGCGTGGCACCAACTACATCCAGCGGTCACTGCCCCGCCCCGATCCGGCCGCTGAACTGTTCGCTGTCGCAAACCAGCAGGCCCGGTGTGCCCGCGGCGAACACGATGAGGCCGTAGCAAAGAAGGGGTACGTCACGTACCTCGGCTACGGGAAGCGGATCGAGCCCGGCACCCGGTACTGCCGCTTCTGCAAGGTGATCCTGGCTGACGGTGAGCCTGCACGGGAGGAGAGTGGCGATGCCTGACACCAGCACCCGCCTCCCCGGCCACGGCCTGGAGCGTGAAGGGAAGCCGTTCCAGTGGAGCGACCGGGACGGCCAGTACGTGCGCCCATGGGGACACCCAAGAACGGGAGTCGCCAAGTGCTCCTGCGGAGCGGTGTCACCCGTACTGGGGTCGGACGGGGCCCGCAAGCGCTGGCACCGGGACGTTCACAAACCAGAGATGCGGGCGCAGGCTAAATGAGCGCGGTTTACTTCACCTCGGACACGCATTTCCTGCACAAGATGGTCGCGGAACTGCGCGGCTTCACCGGCCCCGCAGAACATGACGACCTCATCGTCAAGCGCTGGAACGAAACCGTCCGCCCCGGCGACCTCGTGTGGCATCTGGGAGACGTCGGCCTCGGCAACGAGACGCGCATACTCGAGCAGGCCGCCCGGCTGAACGGCCGCAAGCAGCTCATCACCGGCAACCACGATTCTTGCTGGCCCGGCAACCGCGGCGCGCGTTCCCGGCAGCGCCGCTGGCTTGAAGTGTTCGAGTCGGTGCAGGCATTCGCCCGGATCCGGATCGACGGCCGCCCGGTCCTGCTGTCTCACTTCCCCTACCTTGGTGCCGGTGACCACACTGCCGAAGAACGCGGCACGCAGTACCGGCTGCCCGACGAGGGCCTGTGGCTGATCCACGGCCACACCCACCAGCCGGCACAGGTCGACGGGCACCGCTCACTGCACGCTGGGACTGACGCGTGGGATCTGCGGCCAGCCAGCGAGGGGGAAGTGCTGCAACGGATCCGTGAGTGCGAGGCAGCGTAAACCTGCGGTCTCCCCGCGCCGGTTCCCGAAATCGCCTCTTTTGTCGCTACACTCTCTGCGGGCGACCTAGGGGGGCGGCCCGAAGTGGCGGCCCGGGGCGGGCTTGACACCCGCGGAAGCGAGGACGCCCCGGGTCCGCATCTAACATCAGCAACGTCAGGACCGCGATCAGGACCATCGCGGTCAGCCGTCCCGCACCCCACCATCCGGGGTCTCTCGCCGGCCAGTCCCACATCCGCCAGATGACCTCCCCGATGGCCAGGACGAAGACGACGATGGCGACGACGCTGATCACGACTGTCACTGGCTCCCACCTTCCGGCCGGTCCACCTGGACCTTGATGCGCTCGTCAGGTTTCAGCCACCACCCGTCCGGCGCAGCAGCCACCGTCCTCACCAGAGTGAGTACTGGCCGCCGAGCGCCATGGCCGCTTCCGCCCTAGCCTCGTCGCGCGCCGCAGCGTATCTGGCTTCTAGCGCCGCGACCTCCATCTCAAGTACACCCGGCGTCGCGAATCGGCCGCCAGCCCGCACCCATTCGATTGCGTCACACTCGTCGCCGACACCAAAGAACGGCATCGTCTTATGGCAGCGCTCGCAGAGGGGGACGAGGTTCTGAGGTCCATCAAGACCACCCTTGTCCCGGGTAATAAGATGCGCCCGGTCCAGGAAGCAGGAGGCGTCATTCCATCGGGCCTCGCATGCTGGAAGTCCCCACCATCCAGCGTGCTTGCGGCATCCGAAGCAGAATGGGGCGGCATCGAGCGGGATGTCACCGAAAGTGTCGCGCTCGTCCCAGTAGGAGGCGATGGCCCAGAGTGACGGCATCCGGCGTGGTGGCCGGCTCGGCTGCCAGTCGGATTGAAGAATGATCTTCCGTTCACGTTCGAGCGTGGAACACAGGCGGATGTTGTTCCAGTCGCGTGCAAGCGCAGCATCAATATCAGCTAGCACCCGAGTTCGCGCTTCCTCAAGGATTTCGTCTGTCACTGCCTTATCCGCCGTTTCTCGTTGAGTACCGGCTGTGTTTTCAGTGCCTGCTTCTCCCGCTTCGGTTCAACCCGCACCGTCTCCGGCCGGAACGTCCGCGTTCCCTGCCCAGCCGGGTACAAGGTGACAGTGAAAATACTGTCGATCACCTGCCGCTGGTGGGCTCTGGGCATCGCATCCCACATCGCCTCAACATTGTCAGCGTCGATGAGCGGCCTGAGAATCGAAGCCCGCCCGCTGCCGGCCATCGCGGTCTCAAGCTCACCGAGACGCCGCCGGAAAGCCTCCCGCATCTCCCGGTAGTCACCAGGGTCCATGTCCGTCAGCGCCAGGTCCTCCGCAAGTTTCCGTTTCCGCTCGAGCAGCGACTTGTACTCGGCGCGCAGTTCCCCGATACCAGGTTCCGATGATGCACTGGTCAGCAGCTCACGGGCGTCTTTGCGGGACAGGCGGGCGACAGCGTACGCGGACACCCACCGGTCAATCGGCTCGGCTTTGCGGCTGACATGGCCGTAGGTGCGGCTGCACCGGTACATCGGGTAATGCCGGACCGCCCCGCCGCCGTGCACCGTCGACGGCTGCCCCTCAACGTCACACAGCGCGCACCAGGCGACACCGGTCAGGAGGTAACGCCCGCCGCGGCTCACAGCCGACGTGGCTTTGCTGGCCAGCATCCCGTTGACTCCATGCCAGATGTTCTCGGTGACGATCGCGGGCCATTCCGCCTGGGTGACCGCCTCGATCACAGGCCGGCCCTTACGGTTCTCATCCGCGGGCGCGTACCCCCGCCAGCCCATGTAGCGGGGGTTTTTCAGGATCATGGCGACGCTGTACCCGGCCCACGGTGCTTTCTGCGCGGTGAACCCGCGGGCGTTCCAGTCACGGGCGATAGCGGCCAGGGTGGAACCGGCGAGATAAGCGTGGTAGCCGTCCCTGATCGCGTCAGCTTCGTCTAGCCGCAGCGTCTTGCCGTCCTGCTCGAACCCGAACGGCCGCCGCCCGCCGACCCGGCGTCCCCGTTGCACGGCCTGCAAGTTGGCGCGTTTCTGCCGGTCGGATTTCGTTTCGATCTCGGCCTGCGCGACGGACGCGAGAATGTCAGCGGTCATCCGCCCGGACGGGGTAGACAAGTCGATGTCTGATCCGCGGGCGAGAACAACGAGCGCTTTGGCTTTGCGGCCTGTTTCGATGAGACGGAGCCGGTCGCGGGAGTTGCGGGTGAGCCGGTCCATGTTCCAGGCGATGATCACACTGGCGTTGCCGGCTTCGACGTCGGCGAGGGTGGCGTCGAACCCGGGCCGCTTACTGCGGCCTCTCGCGGACGTGTCATTGTCGGCGTGGATCGCGATGACCCGGAATCCGCGGCTGGCGGCGATGGCCACGGCGTCTTCCCGCTGCCGTGTCACGGCGTCTTCAGTGCCGAGACGGTCAAGGGATTGCCGCAGGTAAATCACTGCGGCACGCCGGCCGTTCTCGTCGCGGGACATGCGGGCCAGTCTAGTTCAACATCTGCTAGTGTGAGGTCGTTGTTACCGGTAGGGCTAGCAAATGTCAACGGCAGGGGAGTGCCTGTGACCAGCGCAAACGGCAAGCGTGACGTTGCGGCAGCCTCCGATCCGCCGCCTTCCCTGCGGAGGTGCCTGAACAAGGCGTTCCTGACCGCCCGCACACCCGGTTCCGTGGCGACCGCTCTTGTCACCGACGTTCAGGCAGCAACGGACCTCACGGCACGGATCGCGGAACAGTTCATCGCGCTGGCCCGCGCCGACGAACGGCAGCAGTGCATCAGCTTCCTGCGCGGCGAGGCCACCTGCTCACGTGTCGCCGCCAGCGTGGCCCCCGGCCCGGAAGCTGTCCTCGACCTGGCGGAAGCCCGGAAGTTTGAGGACGCGGCGCAACTGCTGGCCACGCGGGCAGACGGCCTGGAAACCGGCGTGCACGCACCGCCCGGGGAGGGGACGTGAGCGGCTGCTGCACCGAACCGGGATGCAGACGGCACTACCCGGTGAGTCTTTACCTCACCGATTTCAGCGGGCAGGTTTTCGCGGTCACCCGGCGCCGGGTGGTCAGCGAGAACAGGGACGGGACGGCAACGTTCGCGGCCAGCGAGCGGCATGACGTGACCGCCCAGGTCCGCGAGTTCATCCGCCGCAACCCGGAATGGGTCCGGGAACAGCTTGCGGTAACGGGCCATAGGCCCACGTGAAAACCAGAAAACCCCGAGGAGGACAGGACATGAACGAGCAGCTATCGAGACGGCCGGGCACAGAATCATCCTGGGTCAAAAGCTCCGACAGTCTCGCCAACGGCAACTGCCTCGAAGTAGCGGCCCTGCCCGGCGGCATGGTCGGCGTCCGCAACAGCCGGGTACCCGGCACGTTCCTTGAACTCACCAAAGCCGAATGGGACGCGTTCCTCGGCGGTGCGAAACGCGGCGAGTTCGACCCGTTCGGGAAGTGACGTCAGCCCGTCCAGTCACCCCCGGGCACGCCTGCCAGCGTGCGGGATGCCCCGGGGGTGACCATCCGGAACGGAGGGCGGGGATCCGGTAGTCCCCGCCAGAGGAATACCCGCGGCAGCGGGGAAGCGAAACCCCGGGACGTAAACCCGGCAGCGAACCGACGCGTCAACTACGTGTGATCCGGAGTGTCTTAACGTGAGCACCGCCATCGCCCTCGGGGCGTTTTTCTTCCCGCCCGCCGCGGCGTGGATTCTCCGTGCCCGCCTCCCCTTCTCCGTCGTCTGGGTCATCCTGGCAGGCGTGCTGGGCCCCGCATGGTGGCTGCTGCTCGGCCAGCCTCTCGCGTTCGCGTTGTCGATCCTCTCGATGGTCGTGGGCGCGATGACGTTCATGACATCCGAGATGGACGACCCGGGGTACCGGGAACAGCCTCTCCCGCGCCGGCGCCGCCCGCGCCCGGTTTCTCTCGGGGAATGTGACCGGATCCTGCGGGAAGCCCAGGAACGTCTCGCGGACGACGACGAGATCGCGGCGGTGGTAAAGCACTGGGAACAGACGCTGAGGCGCGGGAAGAAGAAGCCGCCGAAGAAGGAGAAACCGGGGGAGCAGGTGGCGTAACCCCCGGCCGGGGACAGTCCCCGGGCATGTGCCAGCGTCCCGTGGAGCCGCTGCCAGGTGCCGGGGGAACATGTCCCCGTCCAGCCAGCCATCGGATTAGGGCTGGGAAATTTCAGTCACGCCAAATACAAATACAACAGGAGAAACGTTGAACCGTTTCAAGGGAAAGCTTGCAGCCAGTGCCGGCGTGCTTGCTCTGGCCGGGGGGATGGGAGCCGCCGCGCTCGCAGGCCCGGCCAGCGCCACCACCTCAACGTGCACCAATATCGCCCACCCGACGTCGCCGCCCATCGGGTGCGGCGGCATCTACCTTCCGGGCCTCGGCAACGGCACGCAGCCCAACGCCTCCAGCCTCACGCTGTCGGCGACCGGTTCGGTCTGGAACTCCAAGGTCGTCATCGAGCCGTACAGCGCCAGTGACAGCAGCGAAGACTGGACGGTCTTCCAGTACAACCTGGGCGGCGTTCAGGTGAAGGACCCGCTCGACGGGCAGGGCGAATACGTCGCCATGTACACGCCGGACGGCGTGCCGCTCGGCCACACCGGCAGCGGCCCCGTGACAACGGCCGACTGGAACAGCTCAGCGAACCTGTGCCTGTCGGTTGAGAAGCCGGCCGGCTGGAAGCACTGGTGGACCGTGCTCCGTACATGCAGTTCGGCCGGGGCCGCCTTCACTCCCGGCACACCTAACGGCGGCGCCGGCAACCCGGGGATCGTCACCAGCGCAAACCAGTGGCAGGTTTTCTCCCCGGTCCCGGTGACCGGCGGTTACGTCCTCGCCGAGGACACCGTGTCGAACGGTTTCCACTCCCACAACACCCTGGAGACCCTCAACGACACCGGCTGGGGCGGCCCTGGCACGTGGCAGATGCTCTACCCGGAAAGCGACACCGCCAACTCGATCTGGAAGGTCGTCGGCTGCACCAACCCGGTCACCAGCCTGACACCCGGCTTCTACAACTGCCCCTGATCGGGGCACCAAAGTCTCCGGCCCGGCTGCCCGTTCAGGCGGCTGGGCCGGAACCATGTGTAAGGAGACACCCATGTTCGGTGAAAGCCTCGGCAACGCTCTCGGCTCACTGGACAAGCCGGCGACCGGGACCGTATCCCCGGCCCTGTTCCCCGTGAACCCGTTCCCGCGGCGGTTACCCGGGCACGCAAAAAACGCCGGCCAGCCACCCCCGCAGGGCGGCTGGCCGGCGTCCCGAAACTAACGAAACTAACGAACCCAGTGAGTAGGGCAACGTGTTCTGGCTCCAGGAGAGCAACTTCATCTGGCTCCACTTGTCTCCACGGGTGCTGTCGTAGCAGCTAGATCTGGCCCCACCCGGCCGCCCCGGATCACGAGCCGGATCGCAAGGAGTTTTGGCTCCACTCCGGCCCTGCTGCGGTCACCTGACTAGGCCCTAGCATGGGTTTCAGGAATCGGGCCGGTCGATCCTCTCCCTGACAGAGCTGGGTCAGCCCGGCCCGGTTCCCCATCACCGCTCGCGCCGTCGGCAGGGTAAGGTCCGCTGCATGGGTGCTGACATCGATGACTGGGACCGCGTTCACGGCAAGGGAAGCTACGCCGCGATGGCCGACGCGCAGGACAAGTCACGCGGCGAACGGCTAGAACAGCGCCTTACCGGATTGGAAGCTGACGTGAAGCGCATCCTGCTCCACCTCAACCTCGAACCCGCCTTCCTGCAGGACTGCCGCATTGAGGTCTTCCGTGGTCCTGGTGCGACCGTGCGTCTCCTCCACCAGCCGACAGGCATCAAAGTGGCTGCCCCGACGAAAGCCGAGGCGGCAGCGCTCCTCGCTGGTGAACTTGAAACGCGCAGCGAGGAAAATCGCCGTTAAGCTTGGTGGATGAGTGCGACCGGCCTGCCCCCTGACAGGGCGGGTCAGTGCGGCCCTCCCCAAATGCCTCCTGCGGGATCACCGCCGTCTCCGCAGCCGCCACAGGGCATTGATGAGCGGCCGGCGCACCCAGTTCCACCAGAACAGGCGCAGCCGCTCAGCGAGTGTAATCTCCGCACTCCGGTTCCCCACTATCGTTCGCTCGGCAGGAAGACGGACCAGCGTCCGCCCTCGTGACGGCCGAAGTCGTATGTGCAATCGAACCGCTCGACCAGGACCGTCACGCCGCCGACAGCATCGGATTGGAGTATGCAGCCAAGCGGCTCAACGAGATCCGTGGCGGTCTGCAGGATCATGCCAACGCCGGTTCCCACATTCTCGCCGCAACGGCGGAACAGCGCCTCCACGCCCTCGCTCATAAGAGTGACCGGGACGCCGCGGAACTGGAGGCCTGTGCTTCTGATGTCGATCATCGCGTCCTGCTGCTAGGGTGGCTTGCGGTGGCTGGGGCGCACCACCCCGCGCGAACTGCGGGAACCCTCACGGGATGCGCCCCTGATCGTCGCGCCGCAGAGGTGAAGTCAGGCCGCCTGGTTGCGGCGTTAAGCCTCTGCGGCGCGACGGAGCACGTTGCTAGCGTGAGACGTACTCCCGGCCAGCGGGTGAAGACAGGGCGAAGAATTACGGACATGTCCCGTGTCGTTGTCAGCAAAGAGGCGCTGGACGCCTTCATCCAGTACGCCAACGAGGTACGGCTGATGTGTGACGGCGAGTTCCTGGCCAGCAAGAGCGAATACGAGACCTCTGACGCCGAGTTCGCCAAGCTGGTGGCTGACCTGGAGATCACGGGGGGATAGCGGGTTTCCCGGCCTTTTTCCTCTTCGGTCATGGCGCCACCCCTTCACTCCAGCCGTCGTTCGCTGCGACGAAAGCCTTGTACTGCGTCGACTCTCCCTGTGCTTCGTAGTCGTATTCCTGGCCCCGGTAGTCCGTCGCGGTTTTGGTGACCACGGGGCAGCCGGTGAGGGCGCGGACGATCTGGTCGATCACCCAGTCCTTGTGGTGCGCGCCGTCATGCATGCCGTCCGGAGCGATGCTGAGGGCCTTGGCTATGCGGTTATCGGTGCTTTCCGTCATACGCTTATCTTCCCGGCTTGCGCCTCTTTCAGGCGGTCGACCGCATTCTCGAAGCGTGCGAGGGCTGCACCGAGCACGGCCGCGGTGGCGAGCGCTTCGTCCATGGCCTCGGCTTCGCTCACCGATCCTGATTGCGTGTTCATAGCTCCCATTCCTGCTGGTAGGCGGGGTGGCTGCTAAAGACGGCAGCGAGGGAGAGCAGAGTCGGGCACGGCGCGCGGAACCGGGTAGCGCGCCCGTCGTGGATAGCCGTGCAGACGCGGCAGCGACCGTCCCTGCTCTCATGCTCGCGGATGATGCCGCGCTTAGCTTCGACCTCGCGGAGTGCGCGGGCGGGGTCGTGGCGGCGGGCGTGGAACGAGTAGGCGACCATGTGCCCGATGTTGCCGCCGTCTTCAGGGTCGGAGACCTGGATTCCCGCGCACTCGGACAGGCGCTCCAGGGCGTACTTCGCCTCCTGCTCGTCCTCGTCGAGGCGGGCGCTCACGAACGCAAGCAGGTCGTTCACGGCTTCCATTCCTGCTGGTAGTCGGGATGGTCGCTATGAATGGCGGCGAGGTCGCGGATCGCATCAAGGCATGCCTGCCGGTAACCGTCGTCCTGGCCGGCGGTGAAGCTCACGACCGACTCTCGCACGGCGCAGGCGCGCTTATATCGCTCGATGAGCGCCCGGCTGGCCTCGACCTCGCGGATCGTCCGGGTGGGGTCGTGGCGGGCCATGTGGCGACCGTTGGCCACCTGCCGGTCCCTGGTGAACGCCACGGTCACGCCCGTGAGGTCAACGATGCCGTCATGGATGGAGTAGAGCTCGTCATCGGTCGGATCGTCGCCCTCGAATTCCCACGGGCCGGCCGTGGCCGCCTTCGCCGTCGCCTCGTCCTCGCCCAGCCGGGCGGCCAGGAACGCCGCTATCTCTACGCAGGTCACGCCGCATCACCGAACAAGTCCCCTTGGCTCAGCCGGTGTCGTATGGCCAAGTCCAGCGAGGCCGGATTCAGGTCGATGCCGATGGCCTTCCGTCCGAGCTTGCGTGCCGCCTCGCACGTCGTCCCGGTCCCCGCGAACATATCCAGCACGACGCCGGCCGGCTTGCACCCGGCCCCGATGCAGCGCATGGGCAGTTCGACGGGGAACGGCGCCGAGTGGTCGCCGCTGTCAAGGCTCCGCTCGATCCGCAGCCGGTCGTGGATGCGCTGGATCGTGTGACGCTGCTTGCGCGGGGCCGTGAGGTCTTCCCGCAGCATCGCGTCGATCCACACCGCGGCGGGGCCTATGACGGAGAGCCGGCCTCGGGCGGGTTTCTTGCGAGGAGGCGGGATCGCTGACTCCAGCGCCGCCCGCACCGTCCTGCGGTGCACGTTATACCGCCGCGACAGCTCTCGCTGCGACACGTCCGGCTCCAGGCGCCGGTCCCTGCGGATCTTCTCGAACAGCTGTATGCGCGTCAACATCAGCGGCCTCCTGACACGACCGACCGATGAAGCGTCTCACTACAGCCCCTTCCGTGTCCACTACTGCCCGTGATAACCACTGGTATGTTTTGCGTACTACCCGTTATGTTTCGCCCCGGTGGAGCCAGGAGAAGTTGCTGCGATCGGGGCGCTCAGGCGGGGCCAGAACGACTTGCCAGGACGGGTCCGTGATCGCCTCAGTGGGGCCGGATCACGTTGCTCAGCCGGGGCCGGCTGGAGGTGCCAGAATCAGAACCCAGCGAAAAGGCTACACGAAAAGCAGGCGGTTACAAGCCATGTGAGGCGAGGAACGCGAGCAGTTCGGTGATGTCCTGCTGCGCGGAGGCGGCCACCATGCGGATCCGGGCGGCGAGTTCCTCGAGCAGGTTCGCGGGCTGCGGTGCGGGTGGCACCGGTGCGGGCGGCACCGGCGGGGCGGGCGGCGCTGGAGGAGATGGGGCGGGAGGAACCGGCGCAGGCGTGGGAACCGTACCGCCCAAGGCCTCGATATCAGCCACCAGCGCAGCCATGTCAACCTTCGCCGCCTCATCCTCAGTAGTAATCACCGCCCACACTTCCTCCAGGCAAGCCGCACTCCAATCCACCATCGCCGGCTGCAGCGCCCCCCACGTCACATACCCGTCGACACTCCGCCCGTCCGCCTTCACCTTCACAATGCAATGACCCTGGTCAGGATCGGGCTGCTCACCATCAGCGACAGTCCACGGCTGACCCTGGCTGAACAAGTCATTGGCATCATCGGTCAGATTCACACCGGCGTAGGCACCATTGAACGCCTCCATAGCCGAATCGACCGCAGCCGGATCAGTGTGATCGACCGGGGCGAACCCGAAAATCCTCCCCGCCTTGTACCACGCCAGAAGCACGTCAGCGAGGTTCACGCCGGCATCCTGGCCGCCGTCGTACGCAAGGTACTCAGCGACGAGTTCGTCGCTGGTCTCCCACGTTTCCATCTGCCCGTAGTTCGCGGCCTTCGCCATGCGAAGGTGCTGCCGGCCGGCGAACCCGCAGTCACCCACCCCGTTGGGATGAGTAGTACAGGTTGGGTCAGGGCCATTGCCTAGCATGAACCAGTCCTGGTCGCCGATCCCGCCGGTCACGTCGACCGGGTACGACGGTGCCGGAAGCGGCTCGACGACGTACTCGTGGACAAACCGGAGAGCAAACCTTTCACCCGGCGGCTTGACCGGGAGACGGCCACGCAAACCGGGGACACGGGCGGGAACGGTCACGCTGCCTCCAGGTATAAGGAAAGCCCCCCGGAGGAGGCCGGGGGGCTTTCGGGGGGAGAGGTCAGGAAGGAGAGACGGCATCCACTGACGGCGGGGCAGGGAGGGCGATCTTCATCCGGCTCACGGCTTCGCGGATGCCGCGGTCCTCGCGAAGGTCGTAAAGCTGGGTCGTGGCGACGCTCGCGTGCCCGGCGACCTTTCGTGCCTGCATCGCGTCGGCACCAGAATCGAGGAACTCGCTGAGGAACGTCCGGCGGAAGTCGTGTGCCGTGAGCCTGCGTATGCCGGCCTGCTGGTAACGCTGGCTGATCCGCCGCTGGATGGCACCAGGGCTGACCGCGCCGCCGATCCGGTTGTGCTTGTCGACGGTGCGGAACAGCGGCCCGCGCTGGTCGCCGAGCAGGGCGAGCCACGTTTCAAGGTGGGGGATCCCGGCCGGGTGGATGGGGACAGTGCGTTCCTTGTTTCCCTTGCCGAGGACACGCAGGGTCCGCTCGCGGCCGTCGTAGTGCTCGATGAGCGCGGTGGCGGCTTCTTCGCAGCGGATACCGGTGCAGTACAGCGTGGCGAGCAGCGCGGTGTCCCGGATTCCGATGATGCCGTCCGAGCAGACGGCGAGCAGCCTGGCCATGTCGTCGTCGTGGATGAGCCGGCCGGCGGGCTCGCGGTGAAACTTGACGTCCTCGATGCGCCTGGCGCGGGTGTAGTCGTCGCCGCTCATCAGCTCAAGTTTCCAGCATTCCTCAAGGATGCCGCGCAGCGCCGCGAGGTGCTTGTTGATGTAGGACGCTGCGTAGGGCGGCTGGTGGCTGTCGAGGAGGGCTGTGAGGCGGGAGGTGTGCTGGTAGCGGAGCAGCCACCACGGGAAGGCCTTGCCGGGGTTGTCGTCAAGTTCGGGTTCGGCGCCGAGGGCGTCGCTGGCGATCATGCGGGCGAGGTTGTTCAGGCAGCCGTTCATGACGCGCTTGGATTGCGGGCTCTTGAGCCGGGCGATGTAGGCGGCGTGCGGGTCGATGCCGGGTGGCGGGGCGGGTGTGCCGCTGACGGCGACGGGGAGCCAGTCGGGCCGGCCGTCGCCGGGCGGGAGGATGATCCGCTCGATCGGGGTTATGGTCATGTCCCCCATGATACATGATCAATTCGTGAGAAGCCGTCTTCTCGCGCTCTAAAATTTCAGAGCGGGGGAGTAGCCCAGAAGCATGCAAGGAACCCCATATCCACCATGTGCTACATGCGGCAGTTCCCGTTACCCTTACCTCATGACGATCACGACCACCCCGCGGGGGTGGTTCCGGTAGCCCGCATCCTCTGGCACTCCAACGGCCCCACGATAACTGGGTACGGGCAGCAGACTCAGGTCTGGATTCCCCGCCTGCAAGCTCTCGGCCACGAGATGATCGTTTCCGCCTACTACGGCATCCAGGGCATGTCGATCGACTGGGGCGGTGTCCCAGTCCTGCCCGGCGCGGTCGACCCGTACGGCAACGACATCCTCCGCGAGCATGCTCTCCGCACCAACGCGGACTTTGTGATCACCTTGATGGATCAGTGGGTGCTCGACCCGGGCCAGTTGCAGGGCCTGAAGGTGGCCAACTGGATGCCGGTCGACTGCCAGCCGATGGGGATCATGGACCGGCAGGCTTTGCAGCGGTCCGGGGCAGTGCCGATCGCGATGTCCCGGTACGGCGAGCAGGAGCTGCGGAAGGCGGGGTTCTCCCCGCTGTATGTCCCGCACGGGATCGAGACGCAGAAGGTGTACCGGCCGCTCGCGGACCCGGCGCAGAACCGCCGCGAGCTCGGCTTGCCCGAGGACGCATTCCTGATCGGGATCAACGGGGCGAACAAGGACACGATCCGCAAGTCGTACCCGGCGCAGTTGCGGGCGTTCGCGGAGTTCCGTAAACGGCATGATGACGCGCTGCTGCTGATTCACGCGCTCCCCCGCTCCCCGGGTGCCCTGGACTTGCAGGCCATCGTGTCGGCGCTGGACCTGGATCAGCATGTGCGGTTCAGCGACTGGTACACGTATGTGACCGGGGCGATCAAGCCGGTGAATCTCGCTGCCTGGTACGGGGTCCTTGACCTGCTGTCGAACGCTTCGCATGGTGAAGGGTTCGGGTTGCCGATCGTTGAGGCTGCCGCGGGTGGCACGCCGGCGGTTGTCACTGATCATTCGGCGATGACGGAACTGTGCGGGGCCGGGTGGCTGGTGGACGGTGAGCCGTACTGGAACGGCCAGCTCGGTCACATCACCGGGCACAACGCCTGGTGGAAGGCCCCGTACGCCGGTGAGATCGCCGCGGCGTACGAGGAGGCCTACCAGGAGAAGGGCACTGAGGCGGCGGTGATGCGGCGGAAGCGGGCCCGGACGTTCGCTGAGTCGTACGACGCGGATCTTGTGCTCGCCAACCACCTGGTCCCGGTACTCAAAGAGCTCGAGGAGATGTAACGGCCCGTTCTTCCCGGTGATCAGGCTGGCGCCTGCAGGCCGAACCGAACCTTGTACTCCACTTCGCCGAACGTTTCCCGGAACGACGGGTTGAGCGTTGCGGGAAAGGCGGTCGGGTCGGCGTGCACGCCCTCGAACCGGCCGATATTCTGGCTGCGGGATGCGAGCGGCAGGGCGCACAGGTACTGCCGGCCTTTGGTGTGCGGGTCTTTGCCGCGGATGACCCGCAGGTCGAGGTGCCAGTCGAACCCGGCTTGCTGTCCTGTTTCCTGGTTTCCCGTGTAGTACGCCCGATCCCATGTCGGTTCGAGCGTGCCGAACCAGCGGTCCCGCCAGGTTCCCCAGATCCAGCACCGGAACCGGCGCTGGAGTACGACCGCGGCCGGGTCGGCGTCTGCAGTGGGGTTGTCCGGTGAGTGCGCGCAGGCGATGAGCACCTCCGGGTTGCCCCGGAACGTCTCATCGGCCCAGGTGAGGTAGCGGAGCACGTCGTCGGCGACCACAAGGTCTTCTTCGGCGAGGACGAGGTAGTCCACGTCCTCGTATTCTTTGAGGATTGCGGTGCCGGATTCGACGGGGTTGATGGACACGCCGAGGTGGACCGGGTTGACGTGGGCGGTGACGGGCATCCCGGCGTCTTGTGCTTCGTGGACGACCTGGAGCATGGCGGTGGTGCGGTCGGACGGGTCGAGGCAGATGGTGAACGCGGCCACGTCGTGCACGCCGTCGACGCGTGCCCAGGAGGCGAGGGTGCGGCGCAGGTACTGGGGGCGGCGCCAGCCTGTCATCATGATGGCGGTACGGGAGAGGTTCACTGGGGGTCCACTACCTCAATCTCGTCGTAGAGCGCGCGGGACATCCTGATGCGCTTGTCCTCGCCCACGTCCGCGATCACCTCGAACGGGCCAGCCCTGAGCGGGCTAACGCCGCGCTCGGCCCTCACCAAGGCCTCTAGCGGCGATCCAGGCCATGACGGGTCTATCTCGTCAACTGGCACCAGCAGTAGCTTGTAGCCGCCCATCAGATCCGCCGCATCTTCACGGCCAGCTCGGTGCCCTCCAGGCAGGGGAAGCCGGATACGTACTCGAACACGATCCCGTTGCGTGCGTAGGCGGGGCCGTACCGGTCGTTGAACTCGGTGCCTTTCACCCAGTACTCGAACGTCCGCTCAGTGCAGAACCGTTTGTGGGTCGGGTCGGTGTAGGCGTTCTGGGACTGCCAGTAGTTGGTGTGCAAGTTGAGGATGCCGCCGGGTTTCAGGATCCGGGCGCACTCGCACATGAACCCGATCGGGTCGTTGACGTGCTCGAAGATGTCGTAGCCGGCGATCTCGTCGGCCTCTTCGTCTTTGAACGGCTCCCACGGGGTTACGTCGAGGTCCCAGACGACGTTGACGCCGGTCATCTGCACGATGTCGACGTTCACATGCCACGGCAGGGGACGGGTGCCGCAGCCCAGGTTGAGCTTCCTCATGATTTGCGGCCCACCCTGATGACGGTGATGTGTGAATGGTCGGGGACGTACCCGAACGGGTCCACGACGATCGACCCTTCCGGGTAGCAGGCCTTGCTGAAGGCGGGGTGCCGGGTGGCGACTACGAACACGGCCGGGCGTTGCAGCGGTGAGGCTGATCGTGGTTCCACGTGGGGATCCCAGTGGGCTGGTTCCCTGTCCCGCAACTGGTGGGCGAGCAGCAGCGCCGGTGAGCCTGCGGTGAGGTCCGAGCCGGGTTTGTAGGCTTTCCCGAGGATTGTGATCGGCAGGCCGGATTGGTCGGCGTAGGAGCGGGCGAGGTCGGCGAGCCACCAGGTTTGCGCTTCCCGGGCCCTGGTGACTTCTCCCATCAGGTCGTAGGACAGGTCGAGGCGTTCCGCGAGCCAGGACATGGCGATGTTGTCGCGGGGGTGGCAGCCGCCGCCGTCTCCCATGCCGCCGCGCAGGTACTTCGGGGAGATGATCCGGTCGGTTGCCAGCGTCAGGGCGTCAATTACCGCGTCACAGTCCGCGCCGGTCTTATGCGCGATCTCCATCAGCGTGTTACCGAGGACGATTTTGGTGCTGATGAAACAGTTGTAAAAGACCTTGATCAGTTCGGCGGTTTCGATGCTGGTGACGAACAGGGGCCGGGTGTGCACGGCCCCGAACACGTCCCGTAGCGGTTCCGCGTCCTCGTCCCGGTCAACGCCGCAGGTGACGAACTCGGGGTTGCGGTAGTCGCTGATGGTGGTGCCCATCGCGATGAACGCCGGGGAGTAGATGAGCCGCACATGCGGGTTGAGGAGGGGGCGGATGAGCCGGTTCACGGTGCCGGGCAGGACCGTGGACACGACGACGAGAGTGACAGGTTTCGCCATGGCCGCTGCGGCGGCGCACACGTCCCGGCACGCCTGCACAAGGTAGGCGTACTCGAAGTCCCGCCGGTCCTCCGGTGCGGGTACTTCTCCCCCGTAGGCGGGCGCGTGAGGGGTTTGCACGGCGACGAACACAACATCGGAGGTGGCTGCCACGTCACGGGGTGAGCTGAGCAGTTTCAGCGACGAGGAGGCCAGCAGGCCGGTGATGTGTTCTTCCTGCATCGGGGGACACTTGCCGGTGAGGATTTCTGCTGGTACCGGGGACAGGTCGTAGCCGGTGACGGTGTGCCCGGCGGCGTCGAGGACCAGCGCGCACGGCAGCCCGAGACGGCCCAGGCCAATCCAGCCGACGTTCACATTTTCTCCAGCCGGGCGAAGCCGTCATCGGGTTCGGTGCCGTTGACGCAGCCGGTCAGCCGCCACGCCCCCGTCTTGATCAGGTACGGGACCGCCGTGCCGCCTTTGCCGCGCCAGCGGCCCTCACCGCGCCGCCGGTTCCTGTCACGCCAGGTGTCGTCGAACATCACTACCGTTCCTGAACGGGTCAGCGGATCAATAAGCCTGGCGATCACCAGATGGGACGCCATGCTCGCTTCCTCGGTCACGGTGTCACCGCGGGCCGCGTACCGTGCTTGCTGATCTTTGAACCAGGTTTCCCGGGCACACCAGGAGTAGGGCCAGTCGTGCCCGTCGATCCAGGCGAACCTGACCGGCGGCCCATCCCAGTTCGCGAGGTGATCCTCGGCGTAACCAAGAAGAACCTGCACGCCCCCGATGCTCCGGGCGCGTTCCGCAGCGTCCGGGTCAACGTCGATCGAGAAGAACGGGACGCCGCATTCACTGGCGAGAAACGCAAGGTATGCGGTGGATCCTTCGCCGCGTTCCGAGCCAACCTCGACGATGCATTCTTCCGGCGTGTAGCTGAGACTGGCGGCGTACGTGTAAGCGGAACCGCCCATTAATGGAGCTTTTCCCGGATCTTGTCCGCGTCGGCGTGGCGGGCTTCTTCCATCTGGAAGTATTCGTCTTTGGTGTAGATCCGGTCGCGGTAGGTTCCGTCGTTGTGACCGCCGGTCAGGTCGAACCGGTCGTGCATGATCGCGATCGTGTTCCGTTCCCCGGTCCGGCCGAGGTCGTTGCCGACGTCCTGGATCCACGAGTCGCAGTGGGCGTTGAGCGCGACGTGGCCCATGCAGTCGGTCCAGATGCGGGGCCAGATCGGGAAGATGTTGCACCCGTAGGCGGCGGCGTCGTTGTGGGTGGGCCAGATGACGGTGGACGGGTCGTAGCCGCCGATGATAGCGTCCCATCCCCGGCTGAGCATTTTCGCGTCGTCGTTCCACAGCATCAGCCACGTCGCGCCGGACATGGTGGCGAGGTGGTTCACGTAGTGGTGCAGGCCGTGGTAGCCGTACCGTTCCGGGGCGACCCACATGCGGATGTTGCCTTCGGGGAGCGGGGCGTGGATGGTGGCGTCGTCGTCGGGGTCGGCGGCGATGAGGATCTCAACTTGCCCGGGGTCGGTGGCGAGCTCGAACAGGCCGGTGATGGTTCCGTGGAGAGAGCCGGGCCGCCCCCGGGAGGGCAGCAGGACGGACACGAGCAACGTCAGGTTTCCTTTCTCGGCCGGAACCATGTGCTAGGGCAGTTCCGCTCGAACACCCACCGGGGCCACGTGTCGTCCACGTCAACAGGCTCGAGTGTGTGCCCGTCGCTGTGCCGGCCTTCCCGCAGCCACTCCCCCGACCGGAGCGCCGTCTCCGTCTCGGGGGTCATCTCCAGGTGACAGTGCGTGTCCAGTTTGTCGACGTGCGCGGGGGTGCCGCCCATCCACGACAGATGCGACCCGCCTTCCATGATCATCGGCAGGTCGTTCCGCATCCCCCGCAAACTGGCGAACGACCCCGCCGACCGTACCCGGGTGCGGATCGTCCCATGCCACGGCAGCGGATGCAGCCAGTCCACGGCGTACATGCACAGCCGCATCTGGAACACGGCCGGGAACGGCAGCTCTTTCGCGCTGACCGCGGCGAGCGCCCCGGGCCGGGGGATCTCGTCGAGGTCGCCGTGCAGCACAATGTCGCGGGGGTCGGCCTGGTCGAGGCCGGCGTGGCAGAACTCCCGCTGCGCGTACTCCCGCGACCACGGGTCCGGGTTGTCTCTCCGTGACGGGAGAGCGGTCGCCGGGACGTGCACGTAGGTGATCCGCTCCCCCCACGAGGCGAACCGTTCCCGGAACTCCCTGAACCACAGCGGCTTCGGATCACCGCGGTGGGTGATCTCAGCTTCGGTGATGATGTGATGCAGATCCGGAACCCCCTCCAGTTCCCGGAGCCTGCACTCAAGGACGTCCATCTCGGACTCGGAACCGCCGAGCATGAACGTGTCCCAAGTTTTCATCATCGCCTTCGGGGGTTGGGAGTGCCTGGTGAGGTGTCAGGGAGCCATCGGGAAGCCTACAGCCACACAGGCCTCACTGCCTGGCCGGCTCAGTCCACGTCTTCCCATCGCCGGTGCTCGTCTCCCACATGCTGCCGTCCGGTGCCGGGCCGGTCAGGGTGAGCGGGCCTCCCGGCCTCCACCAGCCGGGCGGCGCAACCGAAACATGGAAAGACGCCGCGGCCGGCTGGCAGGCCAGCCCCGCGAGCTCGTCGATAGTGCCGTGGAACACCGAGCAGTCACAGGACCCGACCCCGGGCACCGGGTACGCCGAAGTGAACTGCCACAGTTTGTGCGGCGACGCCGGCTCGGCGCTGGTGTAGTCGGCGAGCCACTGAACCGGCAGCACACCCTGCGCCGCCCCGAAGTTCAGCCCCGTGTAGGTCCACAGATGGGGGGCGATCTGCTGCCCATACAAGGCGATCATCTCGTTGTACCAGGCGGTCAGGAGACCATGACTGCCCTCCTCGAAGTCGGCGATGAACACCTCGCCGGGCTGGATCGCGCCGACAAGCTGGTGGAACGCGCGGGCTTGCGCGGCGCCGTCCTGCCCGGCGGCCAGGTACATGTAGATGCCGATGAACCGCGCTCCCCCGGCGTGCAGGGCGGCACGGCGGGAACCCCCATACCAGGCGGCGTCGTCGTGGGCGCTGCCGTACATCGCGCGAAAAACGATGGCCTTACTCCATGCGAGGTATGCGGCGTCGGCAATATCGGGCTGAAATTCCGAAATGTCCGCGAGGTATGTTCGCGGCCCGGAGGCTTCGGGGGTAGTCGCCGGAATCGCCGCGCTGGAACCGGGCCGGGTGCCAGCGCGGAACGTAGCCGGACGATCGGGGATTTCGTTCATTGCAACGCACCTCCGTTAGCCGCGCGTGGCCGGCTCCTTGCGGAGCCGTGCGCGGCGGGCGCCTTCCCGATCACGCTGCCGTTTGCACTCAAGGCAGCCCCGGTAGCCACCGGCCTGCTCATAGGTATTCTCGGGCGTGAACTCGTGACCACGCTTGCAGTGGGTTCTGGGTGGCGCCGGATGCCGCCGCCGTTCCGCGCGCGCCCGCTCGCAGGCGCGGCACTGTCGACCGCCTGCGACGGTGATGTAGGTGTTCGCCTCGTCGTACGGGTGACCCTGCGGGCAATGCGTCCTGGATGCTTTGGGGTGAGTGCCGTGATGCACCTGGTCGCGGTTGTTCTCGCTCTTGGTGCCCCACTTCAGGTTTGCTGCCCGATTGTCGAGGTGGTTGCCATTGAGGTGCCTAGCTTCCGTGCCATCGGGACGCAGGTCGTGGAAGGCTTCCAGGACGAGGTGGTGAACGCGATTGCCGGGCCGGTTCGTGAATCCCACGGCTAGATACCCGTCAGTCATCTTGAACTGGCTTAGCACCTTCCCGGGATGCAGCCTGTTCAGGCGATCTGTGTGGGTTATGCTGCGCACGCGCCCGAGGTCGGAGACCTCGTAAAGCCCCTCGTATCCGATGACGGGTAGCCAGCGCTCAGTAACATTGAGCATGTCGGACCTGCCTAATCAGGTTCGGCGTAGCCCCGGTAGGTGTTCCACCACCTGCTGGGGCGCTTTCGTACAGTCTATCGAACGTTCGGGGGTTGCATTAGAGTCGCCCTGACTTCCTCGGTGAGCGCCGTGTTCGCCTCGAGCCGTTCCAGGATCACGAGGATCTTCTCGTCCTGGGCGGCGAGGTGGCTGGCCTGCTCACCCTGCCCGTGCAGCAGCGCCTCAACGTCATCGAACTGCCGTTTGGCCATCCGGTCGGACACTTCGGCGAGCACAGCGGACCCGACGAGGATGATCGGCAGCAGGACAAGCTGAATGAACTGCGAACTGGCCCACTGCACGAACCCGGCCGCCCCGCCGTGCAAGCCGGCGGGCAGCCCGTAGAACGCCAGCACGCAGAAGGCGTAAGCGGCCCACATGGAACCCACGGCCCGCGTGATGATGACAGCAGCGCGGGTGTTGAACCGGGTGACACGGTTCCCGCCGGGACGCACGTCGGCGACCTTGACCGGGCCGTGAGCTTTACGGTGACCCAGATGCGGATGCGGGGTGTGCTTGTACAGGCTCAACCGGCACCTCCCGGCAAGGTCGGGCTGAGCAGCGAGCAGACACCGACGATGACGATCAGCAACCCGAACACTTCGGCGAGCGCCCGGCCGAAGCCCCGGTTCGGCCGCAGCGCCGCGACCGCGACCCCGATAGCGACCGCGATGATCACGGCCAGTGCGACGGCTGCGGGCCCGGACAGGAACGCGAACGGCAGGGCTGGCGCGAGCGCCCCGGTGAACGTCGCCGCGCCCATCATCGAGGCGCCCGCGAACCCGGAGTCATTGTCGTCGCTAAGCCACTGGCCGGCGGCCATGGACAGCGCCGAGGAGATCGCCCCGGACAAGGCGGCGGGGAAGATCAGGTGCGGGTGGGTGGCGAGCAGGTAGATGATGACGCCGAGCAGGCTCGCGGCCCCGTCGAAACCGCCCAGGATCGCCGGGCGGGCCAGATCACGTCTCACCCGGATCCTTTCCTGTGCCGGGCGCGGGGCTGCCCGTGTAGCCGCCGTCCCTGCGGAGACGTTTCTGCAGTTCCTCGTTGGCGACTTCCAGGGTGGTGATCTGTTCCCGCATGTCATGCAGTTCGGTTTTCAGCCGTTCGATTTCCAGCCGGAGTTCACTGATCGCCGACTCATACAGTTCCTTGGCACGCAGATAGGCGTCCGCGTCGACCTTGTTTTTGCTGGTGGCGGCGGCTTCCCTGTGCGCGTGGATCGAGAAGATGTACGACGCGACCGCGGCGGCGGCGGACGGGACGCCGACAACGAGAGTGGTAACAACGGGCCCGGTGATGCTCACTTCCGCGTCTCAGGCCAGGTGGAGATGAGCAGGACTGTCGCGGCGACCAGTATCCAGGCGGCTGCCAGGAGCCACAGCCAGTGGTTCGCGGCGTGGCGGATGATGGCGAGGCGGGCAAATTCGCCTGCCCATGCTGTTTTCAGGAGGGCGGCGGCAGCGAAATGCCACTGATCCCGGGTTGCCGGCGCGCCGGTGAACAGGAACAGGCCGGCGCCGATCCAGACACCGCCCCATGCGGACTCGCCGAGAACAACGACACCCGGGGCGGGGGGCAGCCTGCTAACTAGCAGGTAGGCGCCGAGCAGGATGTCGATGGCGCCGAGCAGGGCCAGGAACATTCCACGGTAGCCGATTTTGCGGTGTACCCGGGATATCAGCCGGCGCAGCGCCGGGAAGGGGAAGTTCATTCGCACAGCCAGAACACGCTGAACTGGCTTCGCGCGCTCGCGCTCGTAGACGTGCTCCACGTGGTGTTCGACCAGTTCTGTGTGAGCGCGACCGGCTGAACCGTCTCCCCCGCATTCAGGTAGTAGCAGCCGACCGCGGCGGCACCGGGAACGGGCAGGGAGGTGAGCGGGAAGAACACGGTCTGATACCAGTCCGGGGACGTGGACGGCGCGATCCCCCCGGAAGTGGGGACTTTGATGCCCGCCGACAGGTACCCGGTGGTGAGGGTGGGGAGGGCGGCGTAAACCTCGAAGATGACCAGATACCAGCCGGCGGCCGGCGCGGCGTAACTGTTGCTGTAAGACGACCAGCCGGCGTAACTGTCACCGGGTGAGCCGTGCAGCAGCCCGGCCACCGTGTCGATAGTGACCGTAGTCCACGAGCCGACCGTCAGCCCGGTCTGCGCGGTGGCCTGATACCCGGTGAAGTACGGCCTGTTGACCAGGAAATTCAGGTCGTTGCCGAGATGTTCGGTGAGCAGCGCGGGAATCGACGCGGCGGGCAGCCCGGCGGTCCAGTGGAACGCGGTCACCGGCGGGGTGAAAGAGTTCACGCCGCCGCTGGAATACGGGCACAGGTAGAGGATGCCGAGCCGGGAGTTCCACGTTGCCCCGCCGAGCGCGAGGTTACCGCCGGAGTTCTGGAACGCGGTCGCTTTCACCGTGTCACCGGCGTTCAGGTCGAGGACGCGGAGCCCGGTGACGGACATCGCGCTCGCCCCGGTCGCGGCGTAAGCGGGCCCCTGGATCGCGGTGGTCACCGTACCTGAGGTGACCGACAGTCCCGCATACCTCGCGCCGGTGGCGTTAGAAGCGAACGTGATCGTGGGGAACGTCAGGTACAGGCCGTTCAGCGGGGCCGTGTAGGTGGAGGTGGCGGTCCCGAACCTTGAGTACGTGTCGATCGACGGCGCGGCAGTGAACGGCACCGTTGCCGGACTGTTGTTGCTGATCGACGTGGTGAGAGCCTGGTTCACCTGCATCGACGGCGGGTTGTTCAGCAACGTGAGCGCCTGGTAAGGCCCGGACGGGCCGTTCATCAAAGCGGACGTGACCGGTCCCGTCCACGACACTTGCGGAGTGGGAACCTGGGTGACGGTGGTGCCGGACACGGCAACCCCGAACCACGCCCACAACTGGCGGGGCGTGAACCCGGCCGTGTCCGTCGACGACGCCGGCGGGGTTTCCGTGGACAGCGAAGCGTCAGCGTAGAACCCGCCCGGCTGCCACGTGTTCGTCTGCACCCCGGAAGCCAGCAGGTTGATGTAAAACGACTCCCCCGCATGCCCGGTGCCCTGCGCCTGGACGACACCCTGAGAGTGGAACACGGTCGCCCCGGTTCCCGCCTGAACGTACATGCCCGCGCCGGCCGCAGCGGGAGTCGCACCCGCAGCGGTCGCAGTAGCGAAATGGACACCGAGGTAGATGCCGCCGGTTGAGGTGGTCGCGCTGCCGGAAACTCCAGCGGAGCCGAGCGCGGCGGCAGCGAAATGGTAGTAGGCGTGAACGCCGGGGGCGTCGCAGCCGAGCCCGAACAAGGCGGAGTTGTCGAAGATGCCGAACGCGTCGGTGTTGGTGCCGGAGAAGACGCTCCACGTGCCGCTGCTGGAGACGCTGAGGGCCCGGCATTGAGTCATCGACTCGGACAGGATGACCCGGTGAGAGTGGTACAGGATGCCGTTCGCGCCGTAACCCGAGCCGTCGTAGCTATAGAGGGCCAGGTTGAGCTGCTGCGGTGAGAGCGGGCCCGGATACCAGGGGCTAGGCTGCGTCGGGATTCTGATCACCCCCGCAGCCTGTGATCAACGTCAGGCAGGTTCCCGGTCCTGCTCCTGCTACGCTGACATCCCGATGAAGACCACCATCGGGCCCGTTGCGGGCCTGGCATTCCTGGCGCTGTTCCTGGCTGGCTGCGGAAGCACGTCTCCGGGCCCGGTCACCTCATCCAGCGCAACAGCGACCATGCCGTCGGCGTCACCGGTGAAGACGGCCACCACACCGGTATCCACACCTCCGGCTGCACCTAAGACTCGCGAGACCACGCCGCCTGAAACCCGCAAAACAGCACCGCCGGCTACGGCCACGCAAGCAGGCTGCTATCCCACCGCGGGCAGCGGCAACTGCTACGAGCCGGGAGAGTTCTGCCCGGAGAAAGATCACGGCCTGTCCGGTGTCGCCGGAGACGGCAAGTCCATCACCTGCGAAGACAATAATGGGTGGCGCTGGGAAGGCTGACCGGCTACCAGCCAAGCACCCCAACTCCCGGCACGTTCTCGCTCCCGTCCACCGTCATGACCGCCGACTCCGGGGTGTACGGGCTCAACTGGTAGGTCACCGTCCACTTGCCCGCGCCGATCTGATGCTGGACCCGTTCGATGATCCCGGTTTCGGAGATCACGGCTCCGCCGATAGGCCTGCGGGTCACCTGTACGACGTCCCCGATGTCCAGGGCGAGGACGGTGGGGAACGCGATCTGCGGGCATGCATGAGCGTCCACGACAAGCTGCTGCAAGTGCAGGCCCGGCTGCCCGAACTTCGCCAGCGACCACGACGCCAGATCCGTCACGTCGTACGGGGAGACAACCTCGCTGGAGTAGGTGAGCGCCGACCGGCGGAAATACTCACCCGCCGAAGTGGTGTCCCGCTCGTCGGCGATGACAAGCTGGTTTGGTCCTTCCTGCTGGGTGACCGTGGTCTCGTTGTACAGGTACGTGTTGTCGTAATCAAACGTGGAGTCCTGCAGCGCGGGGATCTCCGGGGAGGCGGCGAGCAGGGTCGCGAGCCCGATGTACAGCAGGTTCGCTGGCGATGGTGCGCTGATCCCCGCTTCCCCGGCATGCAAGGTTGCTGAGGTGATGCCCTGCCCGGCAGGGGCGGTGACCACCCCGGACGTCACGTACACCCACGCGCCGGCGGGGATGCCGACGGTCGCGGCGGACGTCGACACATACCCGGATGGGGCGTACCAGTCGGCGCCGATCACCACGGTTCCCCACCCGGTCGGCGAGTACACCCACGCGCCTGCCACGTACCCGTTCCCGGCGGTCACCGTCACCATGTCGCCGCTCACCCACGCCCCGGACCCGCCCGCGGGGACCAGCAGTCCCGAGAAGGCGCCCCCGTATGCTTGCGCCTGGCTGAGGGACAAGGTGCCGTTGCTGGCTGTCCACGCGCCGAGAGAACCTTGCGGGAACGGGGACGTGTCGAGGACGACAGGACCGCCGATCGCGTTGTCACCGAACGCGGCGACAATCGGCTTGTTGTAATTCGCCCACCGTTCGGTGTACACGTATGACCCGTTGGCCTGCGTGTTCGACCGGCCGCCTTCTTCCTGAGCGACCGCGTTGATCCCGTCAGCGGCCGACGAACCGGACAGGGAATAGGCGGGGCCGATCTGGGTGATCTCCGGTTGCCCGGTCGCGATCTGCCACCAGTACACGCCCCGTTTCAGGCCCAGCCCGCCCCACGTCAGGATCTGCGCGAACCGTTCCGCTGCTGTCACTCCTGATGCGCCGAGCGCACCGGTCGTGTAGTGGGCGGCGATCCGCTCGGGTGTGAGCTGGTAGGAGTAGACGGCCAGATGCGCGGCGACATAGTTGAAACTCTGGTAGTTGGAGGCGTTCGCGCAGTCATAGGTGTACCGGGACGGGCCAAGCGCGACCGCCGCGAACTCAGACATCACCCCCAGCGTCACCTGCCCCTGCAGGGTGCCGTTGAAGTAAACGTCCGACAGGCCGTTCGACGTCGACAAGGTGAGAACCATGTGCTGCGGGGTGTTCCCGTTCGGGGTGAACGGGAAATTCAGCGTGGCCCCCGCCGGCCCGAGCACCGTGATCGTCCCCGACGCCCCATTCGCGTAAACGGTCGCTACCGCCCCGTTCCCCGACCCGGTAGGCGCCTTGAACGAGCTCGGCGCACCCCACATCGTCAGCAGCGTGCACGTCTGCGCCGTACCGCCGTACCCGAACCAGAACTCAGCCGTCAGCCCCGACCCGGTGCTATTAGTGGGCAGGTTCGCGTCGTAGTAGAACAGGCCCGCACCCCGGTCACCGGAGTCCTGCTGCGAATACCCCGTCGTGCCCATCCCAGTGTTCTGGTCGCCGAGCAGGTTGATCGCCAGGCCCGTGTTCACTGCGGCGATCAGCCCGTCCCCGTAAATGCCCGGCACCTGGTTGGGGGTGGCGTAGTCGACGGCGATCAGCCCGTTCGCGTCGATCGGCGTGTACACGGTCGTCGGGCCCTGCGAAGCGGTCGTGTACTGCTCGTTGCACGGCAGGTAGGCGTACGGCTGGTCAGCGAGAATGTCCCCTTGCACCGCGGAACGCATGTTCGCGACCGCGGCGACCGCCACCGCGTCCGTCGCGGTGATCTGCGAAAACCCCCACTGCGGCAGTTCCGGCCACGCCTGCGGGTACCGTTCGATGTACCCGAACCACACCGGGTACCGGCGCCCGTTCCACCACGCGGTCACCCGCACCGGGGTCAGCAGCCGCACAAGACCCGTCTGGACCATGGTCGGCCCGGCGACGATCGCCGCCTCAGCAATATAGAACGGGCCCGGCGGGTTCCCGTTGGCCTCGGCGATGACCTGCGCGTACATGGCCCCGGCGGGCGCGGAGACGGCCAGGTTCTCCACCAGGGTCCACGCCGACGCCGGAACACCCGTCACAGGCCCGCTGGTCGTGGAGATCAGCGTCTGGGCGGTGTCATACCAGGCGATGTTCACCTGCATGCCCGGCGCCCACCCGGACGGCGAGTAAAACCACGCCGACGCGGACAGTAGCCCGTTAGGGGTGTAGGTGAGCCGGATCTGCCCTGAAGCGCCGAATGCTCCCGACGTGAACCCGGCGTTCTCCGCGCCGCCGCCACCCGCCCCGCCGGCGATCACCGGTGACGTGGCAGGGAAATCCGTGCCGGATACGAGCGCGCCGTTCCCGCCGGGCGCCCCGCCGGTGACCCCGGTCGCGCCCTGGTCGCCGCTGGCCGCATTCCCCGCCGACCCGGTGCCTCCCGACCCGCCGCCGCCACCGCCGAACCCGGTGGCGACCACACCGCCCGCGCCGGCGCCGCCGCTGAAATGGGCCGTAGCCGAAGACCCCGCGCCGCCGGCGCCACCGGCGCCTTTCGCGCCGAGCAGCCCAACCCCGCCGCCGCTGCCACCATGACCGACCACGCTCGAGGTGTTGAACGTGGTGTCCCCGCCCGCGGTGCCCGCGCTCGGGCTGGAAGACGTCGTGTAAGTGACGCGGACCTGCCCGTTCGCGCCTGGGGCGCCGAACGACGTGACGCCGCCCCCGCCTCCGCCGCCCGGCGCTGAACCGCCTTGGGCGGGGGTGGACTGCACCCCGCCGTTCCCGCCGCCGCCGCCGTTCGCCAGCGCCACGCCACCCGCACCACCGGCGCTCAGGCTGGTGCTGACCCCGCCCGTGTTCCCCGACCCGGTAGGCGCCGCCGACCCGCCGCCGCCCCCGCCGACCGGGGTGTCGAGAATGTTGGAGTAATAGTAGGAAATCCACCCGGATCCGCCGCCGCCGCCATGCCATCCGGTTGTCGCCCCGGTCGCGCCCCCGCCCCCGCCCCCGCCGCCGCCCTGGCCGCCGGACGGGGTGCCGTTGCCGCCCTGGCCGCCGAACGAGCGGCCGGGCCCGTTAAGGTTCCCGTACCCGCCGCCGGAACCGTTCCCGCCGCCGTTACCCGGGACACGCCCGGACGCGTTCCCGCCCGCCCCGTTGGCCCGGCCACCGCCGCCACCACCACCGCCGCCACCGAAATAGTTCGCCCCCGCCGGGGCGCCCCCGCCCGCACCGGACCCGCCGATCGCGTACCCGCCGCCCGCACCGGACGCGGTACCCCCCGCCCCGCCGGCTCCCGCCCCGCCGCCGCCTTTCCCGCCACCCGCAGTAACAGTGCCGGAGTCCCCGCTGAACGAAGAATCAGCACCGGCCCCGCCGCCGTAGCCGTTGCTGTCAGGGTCACCACCGTTGCCGTAGTACAGCGTGTAAGCATTCCCGGCCGTGACCGTGCACGTGCCGCTCGCATACCCGCCGCCTCCGCCGCCTCCGCCGCCGTGGCCGTCGGAGAACGCGCCGCCGCCCTGCCCGCCACCCCCCGCGCCACCCGCGGCGATGGTGATCGCGGTGATCGTCTGCCCGGCCGCGTTCGCCGTCAGCGGGATCGTGATGTTCGCGGAGTTCTGGGTGCCGTCGCTGCCGTCAATGTTCGACCCGGCTGAACCGGTATAGGACCCGCTGCCGCTGGTCCCGGACACGTTGAAATCCCCGGCGCCGCCCGCGCCGCCGCTGTGATGAACAGAGTTCGATGACCCCGAACCGCCCGCCCCCGCACTGGCACCGGAAGCGTTCTTCCCCCCGTGCGCGGTCACCGTCGCCGCGTTCCCGGGGAACGTGGACGCTGCAGCGACCCCGCCGACGGTCACCGTGTACATCGACCCTGGCGTGACCGCAAGAGCCGCCTCAGCGGCGTACTCCCCGCCGCCCCCGCCGCCACCACCGGTAGTACCGGACACCCCGGCGCCGTTGCCGCCGCCGCCCCAGCACTCCACCTTGATCGCTGTCACACCGGCCGGCGCCGTCCACGACCCCGACGAAGTGAACAACTGGACGACCTGCTGGCCGCCCGCCCCGCCGCCCCCCGACCCGGGAGCGCCGACCGTGTACGGGTACGAAGTCCCGGCGACCACCGGAACCGTGTCCCGGGCGTACTCCCCGCCCCCGCCGCCGCCGCCAGCGGAGTTCGCGGTCCCGTCCGAGCCGCCCCCGCCGCCGCCGCCGCCCCAGCATTCGGCCTGCACCGACGTGATCCCCGCCGGCGCCGTCCACGACCCCGACGTCGCGAACACCGACGACGATGCCTGCTGGGACGCGATCCGCCCCGCCGTCGTCGTAATATCCACCAGCTCCGAAGCCGCACCCGGGTTCGTCACCGACGAGGCGGTCCCCGGATAACCGGGAACCATCAAGCCCGGCAGCGCGGCGCTCGGCACGAACGCGAACGGGGAAACCGTCCCCCCGCCCTGCGGTGTCACCTGCAAACTCGAAGTGGCACTCCCCGCCGACGCGAACGCGTACGCGGCCGACAACGCCAGCGACGCCCCGCCCACCGGCGTCCACGGCGGCACCGCAAGCTGAAACGACATGTTCCCGTTCAGCGCGTTCGAGTAAAACGGCGACCCGGGATAACCGGGCGTGAACGCCCCATCATGGTTGTCCAGGAACGCGGTGAGCTCGCCCGCCTCCTCCTGCGCCAATTCGTACTGCCGGCCCCGGGACACGCTGATCCGCCCCTGCCCCGCATCCCCCAGCACCCGCGCGGAAATATCAGTCCAGAAAATCGACTCGTTGTCCGCGAGATAGTCGACGGACTTGGTGATGTCACCGGGCTGCGCCCCGAACGCGGCCTCCGTGATCACCAGCGGGAAATTCTGCGACGGCTGCACCGGCGGCGCCGCGGACGAGGAAATCCCGGCGACGATCCCCGCCATCACATCCGGGACGCTGATCGTGTACCCGGCCGTCACCCCGCCAGCAGGAGTGACCGCCCGCCAGTACGGGAAGATCGCGATACCGCTGCCCTGCGACGCCCCCGTCGCCGCCGTGTCCAGCGCGGTGAACCCGGCCGGGCCGCCCGTCACCGACGGGTTCAAAGTCCCCGTCGTCGGGATGGCCAGCATCGAGAACACGACATCAGTGCCGGTGGCGTCCCCGACCAGCGACAAAGTGTCCACCGACAGCGGAGCCGTCGTGTCATTGGAAGAAAAGTCGAGGCCGACCTGCTGCGGCAGGCTGCTGATCTCCGCGAGCACCCACGCCGCTGACGCCGCATACCCGGTCGTGCACACGCTCACCCAGGTCACCGGTTCGGCGTTGACCGCGACCCAGATCGCGCACCGCGCGCTGTACCCGTTGGAAACGGTGATACCAAGCTGCTGCCACAGGTTCCCGGCACTGTCCGTCACGTTGACCGCGGGCACGTTCGGACCCGGGCTGGGCGGCTCGGTCAGGGACAAGTTCGTGTTGATCGTGTCCCAGCCAGCGAAACACACCAGCGCGTTACCCAGACTGGTGGTGATCAGCGACGTCCCCGCCCCGTACCCGGAGTTCACCGACCCGGTGACCTGCTGCACCACCAGCGGGTTCGTCCCGGCCGGGCTGGGAGTACCCGGCCGGGACCGGCCCGGTATCGCCGCACCCGGGACGAAAGAAAACGACAGCACGCCGCACCCCCCGGATTTCGTGAGGTGCGGTGAAAACAGGCCCGGCTAACCCCGGCGCGGGCCTAGCAGGGAATCTGGGTGATAGTCAGGTCGGCGATCGTGCCCGTGATCACCACCCACCAGGCCTTGGGAATCCGCAGCGAGATAAGACCCAATGCGTACGACTTGGTGGGCATGACCGTCGTCGCCGGGGTCGAGGTCGGCCCGATCGCCACCGTGAGATTCACGGACGTCTGAACGGCGATGTAAAGCATGACGTCCTGGGTGGTATCAAGCTGTTTCGCGACGTTAGTGCTGAAAGACGGCGAGGTCGCGGCGGCGACGCCGCTCGTGTCGCTGCCAGAGTCCAGGACCAGCGGATCACCGGCCTCCAGCGTCCGCAGAAACGTGTAACCATAGCTGTTCAGGATGGTTGTGGTGCCGCTCGCGAGAGTCTGCGCGGTGGCGGTAACGTAGTTCTGCAACGTGACATCGCATCCAGCGTCAACCGTGATTGATGCGGTCGCCCCGCCCGCCGCGGTCTCGGTGAAACCATCCAGGGAACATTGCGTGCTGTTGCTGGTGAAATAGCAGCCAACCGCGGCGTTGTTCAGCGCCCGGATGTTCCGCACCGACGTGGACGTGCACCCGGTCAGCTTGAACGATGAACCATCCAGGCCAGAAGACCCCGCCGCGGTGTCCTCGGCGCCGCAGCCGGCAACCGAAACACTGTCGCACCCGTTCAGCTCATACCCGATGGCGTTACCATCTGACGCGCAGCCAATCACCGGCGAATAAAGCAGGCTCTGCAGGTAGTAGCCGCGCTCATTCGGGTTCGTGTTGGCGTAGCAGCTAATCAGCGACGTGGAAGTGCCCTCGTTCAGCCAGAATCCGCGGCCGAGATTATTGACGGACTCGATACAGCTCAGTATCGAGACGATCGTGTTCTGCAGGTAAAGGCCATGAGAGCCGAACTGGTAGACGATCAGGTTGTCCAGGAGCAACTGCACGACCGGGTTGGCGCCCCCGTTCGCCGCCGCGGCGATACCGACACCGCTGCCCGTGTTGGGGCCATTAAGCCGCAGATCACGCACCGTGACGTTAGCGATCGTCGTCGCGGCGATCGTGATGCCGTTCGCCGCCGTGCCCGTCTGATACAGGATCGTCGCAGCCGGCCCGGCGCCGCGCAGGGTGACACCGGAAGTCATGGTCAGCGCGGCGGTGAGCTTATACGTCCCGGCAGGCAGGTAGACGACCCCGCCGGTCCCGGCAGCATTCAGGGCATTCTGGATCGCCGTGGTGGAGTCCGCCGCCCCCGCCGGATCCGCACCGAACCACGTTGCCGCGTTAAGCCAGGCGGGGCTTTGCAGCGCCGTCAGCGACGCGCGGGTAGCGACCTGGTTGACCGTGAACCCGCTCGCATGCGCGATAGGCGTGGTGCCGTCCGCGCCGCGTGTCACAGTCGCCGTCGACCCGGAGATGTTCGTGACGAGCATCTTCTCCGCGTCGTTCGCCTGATCGGTGATGTAACACCAGGTCGGCGGGGTCGCCGACGAGGACACCGCCGGCAAGGTGGAACTGCCCAGGGTCCACGACTCGACGGTGCCTGCCACCGGGGTAGTCGCGCCGCCGCTGGCGACAGTGGCGGCACCGTCGTTAGCGAAAACCTCAACAGCCACACACACCCCCGGGGAAGGTCACAGTGCGGCAGGTAACCCGCATACAAGAGGAGGACGGGAGATTCCCGCGGACAGGCCCAGATCAGACGGGACGCCAGATACCCGTGGCCTTCCCAGAATTACGCACCGAATACTTGCCGCTCGCGCTGGTCAGGGACGGTATGAGCGCGCTGGCGATCTCGTTACCGTTCAATTCCAGGTGAATGTGCAACGGCTGGGCACCGCCGCCGCCGCCGAACCCGGCATGGCTGACGTAACCACCATCGGAACCCATGATCCCGCCGCCAGCAAACCCAGGAATACCATGAGCGCGCATCAGTGGCGCCACCGCCGGGGTCAGTTCCTTCGGGACAACCGTCTCCCCGCCTTCCAGCAGAGCCGGATGCACATCTCCCCCGCCATAGCCAGGAATCCGGCCACCCGAGGAAAAGCCACCCGCCGCACCAATATGCGCGTAGTCGGTGTTGACGTAGTAGTTGGTTGTCTTTGACGTGGGGATCGCGTTGATCGCGCCGGCGGCGGCATTCGCCGCATCAACCATACGCCATAGCTGCGCGGCGCTGTTGCTGAACTCACCTGCGGCCGCATTCGCCTTTCCGCCGGCCTGGGTCGCCGCATTCCCGGTCTGAATCAGCGCATTCGCCGTCCGGATAGCCTGCTGTTCCAGCGTGTACGCCTGGCCCTTCGTGAGACCCTGCTGGACGCCTAGCTGATAGATCATAGAGCCAGCGGATTGCGCATCATAGCCGTTCCGCACCAGATCGCCCGTAAGAGTTTTAACAGCACTTGAGACAGCATCTGACTGCGGGACATTATTCTTCAGCGCCGTACTGAAGCTCTGAGTGTCTTTCGTGACGGTGGCAAGCGCACCGGAACCCGTGATAATAGCCTGAGACACATCACCACGCAGCGTCTGGCTGAACTGCTGCGCCTGCTGATTCACATTAGACAAAGCAGTGGTCGCCTGAGCAAGCATGCCGTTGTACTGATTCTGCGAGACACTGTTTTGCTGCACCCAGCCGCTCAGCGCCTGATAGTTCTGCGCCAGCGACTTCGAGGAATTGTAAGCTGGGCCGCCTTGCTGCTGCGCGAGCATCATCGTTTCCGCAAGCGCCGACTGGCTGTTCTTGACGTACGGCAGGAACGCCCCAGCCGTAGTAGCGGTCGCCTCCGTGAGCTGTTTCCCGCTTGCCGCCCCCGACGCCGCCGCAGTCCGCCACCAGTCCAGGTTCGTGTTCGCCTGCGTAATGGAGGCATCAAAGCTCTGCCACACCTGCGCTGATGTACCACTAAATGACGTCAGAGCCTGACTTATCTCCTTAACGCCTATTGCAGTCTTACCACTGAAAGCCGTAATTTTATTGCCGACAACACCAGCAGTGTCACCCATCTGCTGAAGATCATTATTAAAGGCGGCCCAGGCCGAGGTACCGCCGGTCGCGTTGGCGGTGAACTGATCCCACGCCTGATTGAGCTGACCGACCTTAGTGTTCTGCAAGCCGAGTTGCACGTTCACGGCGTTGATATTGTTACCAAGAGCGGTGGCATTACCGCTCATAACCCTATAGCCGTCGATAAAGTTCTGGATCTGCTGAAGGGCGACGGCGCTGATCTGCCCGTTCTTCTGGAACATGGTGCCGACCTTGACGCCAGCCATGTCGGCAGCCTCAAACGCCGCGGGAAGACTGATCTTGAACTGACTTGAGATTTTCTCCCCAGCATCAATCAAGCCAACAGACTGCTTTATCATGGTGCTGGACGTACCTGAATATGCGTTATACGCCTCAATGGCCGTGCCGACCGAGGCGCCGAGCCCCTTAAACGACGAACCGGAAGCCGTCACCAGCGTCGCGGTATGGTCAGCGGCCACACCAGTCTGCTGCATCTTGCCCTGAAGCTGGGTAAGGTCTCCCCCGATCTTCGTGAACGCATCAGTCATATCAGATGAATTGACGGCATTCTGGAGACCATCAGCGAACTGCTGCGCGGCAGTCCGGGTAGTTGCCAGCTTGATGGTGAGCAGCGCCAGCCCCGCCACAGCCCCCATGATTACCCAGCCCCACGGACCGGACAGCGCCTCGGCGGCAGTAGCGATACCACCACCCATGGTTTCCATGGCAGTGGCAGCAGCCGTACCCGCACTGCCGAGTGCGCCAATCTTCCCGACGAAACCCCCGATGCCCATGACCAGGTTGGCAAATTTTCCGAGCATCGAACCCAGCACATTCGACAGCAGCCCACCCCACCGCCACGCCTCCTCGATGCCCATCGCGACGCTGACAAGATTGCCGCCGAAGTTGTACCACGCCGGGTTGGTCAGGACCGCCAGCAGCTTCGTGAACCCGGCGACCGCCCCCAGCAGCACCTCCGCCAGCCCCGGCATCTCCGACGCGAGATTCACGATGAAATGACCGAGATTACCGAACGCCTGCCCGAACGCAGTCAGATCTGAGACGCCTTTAGAAGCAATGCCGTCAAGCTGGCCAGCAAAACTGCTCAGCTTCGGGTTAAGCTCCACGGTCAGTTCCGCCGCGAACCGGTCCAGGACACCGATCACCTGGCTGCCCATGGTGACGAAACCCTGGGACTGCTCTCCGACAATCCTGAGCCCAGCCCCGAGCAGTTCCCAGATCTGCGGGTCAGCGGCATCCTGGGCGGCCTGAAGGTTCCCTTTCAGGCCGAGCGCCTCACCACCGGTCGTGTTAAACGCATCCCCAAGCGCTTCAGTGGTGGTGTAACTGGCCTCAAGCCGGTTCCCGGTCTCCTGCACCCCCTGCATAGCGACCAGGGAGGCGGCGCCGAACGCGACCAGGGCCGGCACCGCGACCGCCAGCACCTCCATCGAGCCCATGACGATCCAGTGCAGGGCATTCAGCGACAGGCCCCACACGACATTCGTGTTCTTCCAGGTCTCCTCAACCCGGGCAAACCCGTTGACGATCCCGGCAGCAGCGGCACCGAGCAAGCCGAAACCGGCGGCTGTCCGCTCAGCATCACCCCCGGCCTCCTCCAGGCCGATACCAACCTCCCGGGCGGCATCACCAGCCATGGCGAGGGGAATGGTAGCCTCACCGACGGTTTCACCTATACGCCCAAGCGAGGCAGCGGTCCCATCGGCCGCATCCCCCGCCTCATGGGCCGCAGCCGCCTCCGCGGACAATGCAGCAGCATCCCGGGCCGCCGCAGCCGCCGCAGCATCCTCCGCCTCCGATAGCCCGCGGAACTTCGCATCCGCGTCGTCGGCGGCAGCCCCGGCCGCCTCAGTAGCAGCCGCCTCAGCGGCCATCCCCGCAGTGTCCGGGGCACCAGCGCCCGCCCCAGCCGCAGCAGCAGCCGGAACCCCAGACGTCTCCAGGTTGATGTGGATCGTCTTCTCGGTGGGCAGGTCATCAATAGCCGCGTGCAGCGCCTCGACAGACACGAGGGCCGCGTCGACGGACTCGCGGAACTGGTCCGTCGCGGCGATCATTTCCTCAATGCCGGCCAGGTAGCCAGACACGTCGGCGTCGAAGCGCTGCGTGACCTCAGGAAGTTCCATTTTCCTCCTGACAATCAGCTATACTTAGTGATGGCCAGAAGAGGATGCCCCCCAGGATGCAAATGCGGACGTCACACGCACGTCCTGCGAACTTCATACGAGAAGACGTGCGCCGAGTGCGGGCAGACGTTTACCGCCAAAAGGAGCGACGCGCGATTCTGCACAGGCGACTGTCATCGCCGGTTCTATAACCGGGAAAATCAAGATCGGCAGCGCGAGGTGCATGCTCGCTGGGCGCGGGAGAATCGCGCCAGCCGCCGTGAGATTGAACGCCGCTATGAAGCGAAACACGGTGATCGCGTCCGAGCCGAGAAGCGGGAACGCTACGCGAAGGTCAGTGCCGATCCAGAAGGGGCGGCGGCTCGGCGGGCCGAGAAGCGCCAGTACTACCGAGACAACCGCGAGCGCATCCTAGCGCGCGCCAAGGAACGGCGCTCTCAGGATCTCGGCAACAAGTACCTACACCAGCACGGGATCAACTGGGAGAGCCTGTTTCGGGCATTCTGGGAAGCTCAGGGCGGCAAGTGCTACCTGTGTGGCGACGACCTGAAGCGAGACGTACCCAAGGCGATCCACCTGGACCACGACCATGCATGCTGTCCGCTGGCCAAATCATGCGAGAGATGCCGTCGCGGGCTGGCCTGCAAAGAATGCAACCGCCTCATCGGCATAGCCCTAGATGACCCGGGCCGGCTGCGCCGCATCGCCGACAACCTCGCGCGAGCCAAGGATGAGGTGCGCGAGCGCATGAAGCAGCCCCGGAAACCCCGGGCCGAAAACTCCTGGGAACTAACCTGCCAGTTCTGCGGCACTACATTCCGGGGTTGCCGCTCCGACATAAAGTGCTGCTCCAGTTCTTGCTACGACAAACTGAGCAGGCAAGCTCGCGTCCAGGCGCTCGAAAACGGCGAGGGCACGACGCCGTGTAAGCAGTGCGGAACCATGTTTGTCCCGCGAACAGTCCAGAACGTGTACTGCTCTAAGAACTGCTCCAACCGCGCCTACGCGGAGCGCCGCCATTAGAACCCCACGATCGAGACAAACATGTCTATCGCCGCCCGCGTCAGCGACCCGTCCGCGACGGTCTCCTTCGTGGCAGTACGCATGTACGGGCGTTCCGGGATATCGACCCGCTTCTTCCACCAGGAGCCACCGGAGTTCGTCCAGTGCATGAGGTGACGGGTCCGCGCGAAGTGAACCTCCCCCCACTCCTGCGTCACCGCATAGATCGTGTGCGGCGCCACGAAAGCCGTCCCCACCGCCCCATCCGACGCGCCGCCCCACGCCGTCACCGACGCGGCCAGCCGCCCCGTACGGGACGCCACAGGCCCCTCAAACGCCGGCGACGGAGTACCGAACTGGCCCGGAGCCGAGTGATACCGCTGCAACGTCACCCGCGTCAGATGCGTCTTATACTCATCCGCCATCGCCTTAGCGCACGGCCCCGGCGTCGCCATCACCCGATCCCGGAACCCGGCAAGAAAACCCGGCAGTTCATCAGGGGTCACCGCTCACCCCCGGCCCTGCATCCGCTGCTCCTGCCGGTGCCGCAGCGACGCCGCCTCGTTATGCGCCCGGCGGATCACCGGGAACCACTGATACGCCTCCAAAGGCATCTCCGCGATCTCCGCCGGCGTATACCCGTACGTGTCCGCGAACCACTCATCCAGCAGCGCATCCGCCGGCATCCCCTCCGGCGGGGCCCCGGTCTTCCCATGGCTGTAGAGGTAGGCGGTCAGGCGGGAGACGGCCTCGTCGAATTTGGGCGGCGGCTCGGGTTCACCTTCTCCATCAGCGGCGCGATCGCCTCATCGACCGCGGCCATGTCATCCAGGTCGGACAGGACTGACTCCACCGTGTCCGGGCCCGCGACGTTCTGCGACGGGACCGGAATGCCCTGCTCCGCATACGACCAGCCGGTGATGATCCGGTGCAGCAGGGCCGCCCGGCGGGCCATCTGATGATCCCCGGGGAGACGGGCAACGTTATTGCCCTGCCCATCGCTGTGCACCTCGACGTCGACGGCGCCCTGCACCGCACGCTGATCCTCGACCGTCATCCGGGAACGGACCTGGACCCATCCACCGGACGGCAGTTCGATACGCCACGTGTCGCCGGTCAATTCATTGCCCAACGAGGGGCCTCCAATTCAATAGAAGCGTGCAGAACTTGTTAATACGTGGGTTGCGCATTAACAAGCTGAACCCGGACCGGGCCGAGACCGCCGGTGCCACCCGTGTTGACTGTGTTGGCGATACATTCGGCCGTATCGTCGAAATCGACCAGCACGGCACTCCTGCCGATCTTGCTCTTCGTGAACTGCACATTGTTCGCGTCGATCGTCATCGACAAGCTCGTACCGCCCGTGTTTCCGCTGTTCAGGTTGATGTGAACCCACAGAGGACCCTGATACAGCATGTAGCTCAGCGGAGTCTCATCCGCCGGTGCCGTGAACTTCATCGACAGCGTTGCGCTGAGCGGGCCACGCGCGATAACGAACGGCGAAATCGTCCCCTGCGACGTCCAGTACACCTGCAACTGGCGCTTCAGGTTGACAGCCCATTCACCGTTCGTAGTGATCAGGTTCGAGGGGGTGGTTCCCCCGACGTAAAGCTGCGACTTCCAGTTCGCCTGTGGGATGACGCTGGAAATCGTGTTCGTCGGGGTCGCCGGCGCCGGGATCGACACCCACGAGTTCCCCGTCACCTTGAAATCCAGGAGCTGCTCGACGTTGCCGCTGATGTCGACGGCGGACACGCATGCGCTGGGATAGGCACGTGCATAGGAGGTGTTCGTGCCCGGCGTGCCGCCGTAGTTCAGGCCCGTGTTGTCCGTGAGGGTCAGTGTGGGCGGCTGCGCACCAGGCACTCCCCCGTAGCCCAACTGGGAGTTGAGCAGCGCGAACGTGTGCGTGAACGGGGCCACGACCGTGAACACAGTCCCCGACGCGCCATGCGCGAACCGGAGCGGGTTACTGCCGAAACCAAGACCAGTGGAAGCTGTCGCATCCAGCGTCACCACCTCAGCGATCGACCCAGAGTCGATCTGCACGGTCTGCCCGACAGTGAACGCAGTCCCGTTCCCCACCGTGATCGCGGTCGCTCCCACCGCCGGGGAACCAGAAAACGACGTCGACGTACCCGCCGACACAGTGCCAGTCGTCGACAAGTCCCCGAAAATGTTGTCAAGGAAAAACCCGTGCGTGTCAAGGAACGCGGGACCGCCGAAAGAAAACGTGGCATCAGCAGGGCCGATGATGTCCTCGTACAACATGGCCATGCTGCCGCGGATCGCCTCATCCGGGAGGAACTTCGGGGTGTCCTCCGGTGAGTACGACTTCGGATCCATGGGAATCGTGTTCGTCGGCGCGACAACTTTGCCGACAGTGAGCTCGCGGGCGACCCCGAGCCAGGACCTAGTGGATGGCGCAACGGAAGGGCCACCGAGTGCCATGGTTAGCTCTCCTCATCTGCCGGGCGGTCGCCGGCCTCTTCGGGTGTGACAGGCGCGACCGGTTCAGGCTCGGCCGCAGGAACAGGAGCAGGCGGCCACGGCGGGGCCGCCGGAGCCCCAGGCACGCCCTCGGCTGCGGCAAGCCAGCGGCCGTCACCAGGAGGCAGCGGGAGGCTGCCAGGCTGCCCGGAGGCGACCTCGATGTCGTAGGTGCCGCCGGGGGCGGCCTCCAGCGACCGGCCCGTGAAGGCGTCCCGGTAGTCGAGATACATCCGGCTGTCACTGCCGGTGTAGGTGCAGAGCATGCGCGCCTCCGGGCATGAAAAACCCCGCACCGGGCGGGGCGGTCTGAGACATTCGGTACGGTCAGCGCATGACAGGCGAGGATGTCTACCTGCTGGCGATCATCGGGCGCGAGTTGTACAGGGCCACGCTGATCGGCAATGCACCGCCGGTCATCAAGGAACTTGGGGAACGCATGCGGAACCCGCAACCGGGTGACCTCGTGCTAGAGGTTTCGCGATGGGGCGGCATGAGGCCGGATCGCTTTGACCCGGACAGCATTGGGCGCCTTGTCCGTATTGAGGGTGACCGGCAGGTTGTTGAGCCGCTCCATGCACCCGGCACGGACCAGGGATGGCAAAACGCGAGGTTCGTGGCGCTCCCCGATCGCGACCGCTGGCTTGAATAATGGCCGCTAGGCGAAGATCAGCTCGAACATCTTGCAGGTCAGAAGACAGTCGTACCGGTTGTACGCCTGGTTCTCGACAGCGTTGATGACCACTTCCCACGTCATTTGCTCGCCGACGTCGACGAATGTGGACACCACACCCGAGTACGGGTCCTGCTGCTGCGCCGGGTTCGGGGACGTCCGCAGCGCCTGCATGACCGCTTCGATGATCCCCGGGAACAAGGTGTCCGCTTCAGTGTCGTCGTTCTGCCCGAAGTAGACGAGGAAAATCTCCAGGCTGTGCTCGAGCGGTTTCAGCCCCGACGGAGTACCCGGCCCGGTGTTACGGGGGATCGTGCCGCCCAGCGCCGGGTTACGGGACTCAACACCGCGGGTGGGCCAGATGTAGGCGGTCGGCGCCTCAGCCTGAACGTTCGGGTCCGGAGGGGTGATGACGGCGGACAGGTTCGGGGTGGCGTCACCGGGCAGCGGCAAGTCATCAAGCAAGGACTGGATGAACAATTGAGCCGTGTTCAAAGACACTGTGTTACCTGGCTGTCTGCGGCGACTGTGCCGCCGCCGGCGGCACAGCGGTCTTGCTGCCCCCGCCGCCGCCACCCATGGCCCCGCAGCACCCAGGCGCCGAATGCCGGGCCTTAATGTGCGCGGCGCGGCGTGCCGCATAGTGGTTCCGGCGGCCAGCGTTATGCATCGCCCTGCGGGAAGCCATCGCGGCGCCTCCTAGATCGTCCTGCGCAACGGATGCAGCAGCATCTCAGCGTCCCCGATGAGGTCCGCGGCGCTTTTCTCCCCGCTCGCCCCCGTCCCGGGAATGTTGTGGACCGTCGTCGACGTGGAACCACGGGTAAGAGCCTGCGCCGAGGCGAACAGGATCGTCGCCCAGATCACCGACTGCGGCAGCGACGTCACCATCACCCCCGCGGCATGCCCGAACGTGAGCGCCGACGAAAGCGTCAGCGTCCCCGGCCCCGACGTCGCCGACGCCGCAGTGACCTGCACGCCTTCCTGCTGGCCGCTGTCATAGATCGTCCCCGCCGCACCCGTAACCCCGAACTCCCCGGTGATCGCCCACCCGGTGCAGTCATCAACCGGAATAGTCATAGCACCAGCAGCGACATTCCCGGTCAGGGAACAGTGCGGCCATCCATTGACGTACGAGACACGCAAAAGGACACCATTGCGGCCATTCGCCCAGTTCACGTACCCCGGTGAGATAACGATCGACTGGCCGCCATCCCCCGAGTCCGAAGGGGCAATCGACCCGTACACGCCGATCACCGGATGCTCGATGTCGTAGTACCCGGCTGGCAGGGTCGTCCACTGGCGCGGGAACATGTTATTCGGCGCGACCTGGATCTGGGTGATCGACAGGATCGGCCAGCGGGACAAGATCACCCGGCCGTTCTGTGAGCCGGTCTGGATCGTCACCCGGAAGTCAGGGCCGCTGATCTGCTCCGTGTCGAGAGTCGCCCGGAGGACCTGATTCGTGTACAAATCGCATTGCGCGGTCGCCCGCATCAGCATGTTGAGCTGCTCGGCCACATTCTGCGCCGGGGTCGTCCCCTTATACGGCGGGATCGTGGACCAGGAGATACCCGTGGGGGCGGCTATGAGCTCGTTTGGCGTGCAATAGGGCGTTTGCCCGGCCGGATACAGCAGGGACACGGGGAGATCGCCCCCTGTCTATGCTCGTAGTGCGGGAGGCCGGTAGCCCAATTGGCAGGGCACCGTGTGGCCAAGCTGAAACGTGCACGAGTAGGCGCGGCTGGTATCGGGACATTTGCGGGATCGAAGCCCGCCCGGCCTCCCGCAGTGAACGAGCTAGGCTGCCACCCTCTTCGCCGCCTCGAGCCGGGCGATCATCTCCGGTCGCGTCCCAGAGTCAGACAGGCCTCGCTCCCGGCACATCTTCCGCAGCTTCTGCGGATGCAGGTCCGCCAGCTCCCGCTTAGGCGCATCCGGGATACGCACCTCAGCCGCCGGCTCGCGTACCTCAGCCACCGGAAGCACCCCAGTCGCCGCCCGCTCATGCATCGGCGCCCCGCACTTCCCGCAAAAATCCTGCCCAGACGGCTGCGCATGCCCCTTCGGGCACTCCAGCACCCCCGGAATGTGCAGCGACGCACCAGAAATCGCCCGGGTAAGAGACTCAGGAAGCTGGCTCACGTCCACACCGGCGAGCTTCGCCAGCAGAACAGGCATGATCGCGTCCCGGTCCTGGGCACCACGCTTCTCCCAGTCCTCGCGGACGTTCTTCTCGTCATGGGTCTCGGGGATCTCAGAGATAGTCGTGGACCACAGCGGGTCGCCGCGAAGATGATCCTCGCAGCCGCCACCGCAGGTCAAGGCCCAGAGCTTGGCCGGTGCCCCACGCTCAACGGGTCGGCGATGCGGCTGGCCGCAGCCTCCGTGAGCCTGGGAAATAGACACGAAGGCCAGGTCTGACCTGGCGTAAATCGTCAAGAGATTCTCCTTCTGTGCTTGATGATGAGTAGATGGGTAACTGGCGCACGGTGAACATCACCGGCACGATGACGGAAGACCACGCCCGCGCCCTGCGGGACCTGCTCGACCGCGGCGACGCATTCGACTGGCCGGGCTGGAGCGAGCCCTACTCCTGCCTCAGCTTCAGCACGGAACGCCCGTCACTCTTCGGGCTTGGTGCATGGCCCGCCCCGCAGATGAACCGCTGCGGGAACCTCGCCGAACGGGACTACACCGTCAAGGACGTCGCTGACGCGCTTGGCGTCCTCGTGCACATCGCCCCGTCGATGCTGCTCAAGGTGCACTGCGGCGGCGACTGGGAAGCCGAGGAATGCGTGAACACCATCTCAGTTGGCGAAGGCCTCGTCATCACCGGCAAGCCCGAGGTGGCGACCGTCACCGGGCCATCCGAGGAGCAGATGCTCGGAAACCTGGTGGCCAACCTCACGCGACCACGGTCATAGCGATCACCGCGCAGTCTGACGGCATGTCCGCCTTCGGCGGCTCTGGCATCTCCGCCTCGGGAATCGTGTCCCGGCCACAGCGCGGGCAGACCACCGACCAGCGCTGAGCCAAGAACCGGCATGGCTCGCACCAGCGGCCGTCCCGCGTCCCCGCGAACTGGCGGAACGCCGCCGATCCGACCAGGCCCGCATCCCCGCCGACCTGCCGCTGAATATGCGGGGCGTGCTCGTCAGTGACGGTGACGCTGCCGCCTTCACGGCCCCGGTACTGGGTGCCGTCCTGCATGGTGAAACCAGCGCAGCCGGGCGGGAGAGTTACGGTGCGGCTCACGTCACGCCCCCGTCGAGATGAACACGCCCGCCGAAACCGTGCCGCCCGAGGTGATCCCCCACAGCTTCGTCGCCGTCGACGACGAGAACTGCCCCAAAGGCACCACCCCCGACGCCGGGACCGGGGCACCACTCGCCGTGGTAGCCGCAGTCCCGGCGCCTACATACAGGGCCGCCGTACCACCGTTAGTGATCACGATCGACGCCGGCCCCGGCGGGACAGTCGCAAGCAGCACCGGGGCCGTCCCGGCGACACTCACCCCGAGCGGCTCGATCATCAGGTCGTCCCAACCTGGGATGTCCTCACCACTGCCGGCGCGGACGTGATCTGCGAAAACGTGCTCGCCGTCCCATGGGAATACGTCAGCGGCCCGTTCGTGAACACCGAACCCGCGTTGGTACCGTTCACCTGGGCGATCTCCTGCCGTGGCGTCCCAGACTCAACCACCAGCCACATACCGGCAGTGAACTGGCTAGTCGAAGCCGTCCCCCCCGCAGTGGTCAGCGTCGTCCCGCCCAGCGTCGTCGCCGCAGTGATCACCGTCCCCGCCGGGGAAGCCGTCTGATACCCGGAGATCGCCCAGATCGTCCCCCCGTTATAGGCAAGGTTCATCTTGTCGCCTGCTGCCAGCGCGAACCCCACCGACGTCGACACCCCGGACCCGCCCAGATACACCGGCGACGGCCCGCTGTTATACAGAAAGGCGTGCGGTGTCCCAGCCGTAGGAGGGACGAAAATGACGGTGGGGATCGTCGCACTGACAGGCGTGATCGCCATCGGTTCAGACCACCGAAGCGACGGAAGCGAGCCCCGCGATCACATTGCTCGTGCTCGTCGACGTGCACGCCGACAGGGCCACAGCAGTGCCCTGCACGGTGAGCTGCGAACCGGGGCCGACCGGCACACCCGAGTACTGGGTGACTGCGGTGCCGCCGACGTAGATGGTGTTCACCGTGCCCTGGTTGATGACGGTCACGTCCCGGGGGGAAGTCAGGGCCGTGCCACCAGGGCTGAGGCTGAAGATGGACGTCGGAGACGTCGTGACGGATGTTGGGCCCTGGAATGCAAGAGAGCCAGCATCGTAAATGGGCACGGCCGGTCCTTCCGGGTTGCATGCGAAACCCCCCGGCGGCGGGATGCCTCCAGGGGGTTTCGCGAACGGTTCTTACTGAGCGAGTGCAGTGAGCTTCTCGTCCAGCCGGCTCCAGTCCTGAGCCTTGATCTCCTCTTCGGAGAGCCTGAGCGTGGCGAACCCGAGGGCCCGCAACTCTGCATCCCGCTCCTCGTCGCTGGAACGGCGCTGCACGTGGAACCACGCGCCGTCGCATTCGATGACGAGGTGCAGCGATGGAATGAGAATGTCGGCTATGTAGCGGCCGATTTGCTTGTGTACGACATAGGGCAGTTCACGGTCGTTTAGGGCCAGCATGACTGCCGACTCGATGGACGTGAGCTTGTGACCGCCCTTGAAGGCGCGGCGCATGTGGCGGAGCTTTGCTTCCTGCTCCTCTGGCGTCAGCGCCGCCCACTGTGCCTTGGCCGCCTCACTGAGGCGCTCCCGGCGCTCGGGGTTGTCGATGGCCGCCTGATACCTCTGCCGGTACTCTGGATCCGCCCAGAGCCGTTTCATTCGCTCGCTGTTGATGGCACGGGAGTCGGGGCGGTCCCACCAGGCGCGAGCAGCCGCCAGAAGCTGCTCGCGCCGCCTGGGGTCGTTCTTGAACCGTTCACGCATCTGCTGCGCGAACTCCTCGCGGCGTTCAGGCGTCCAGTATTCGCGATGCCGCTCTCTCATCTTTGCGCGAGCATCGGGATCTTCCCAGCGAGCTTCTGACGCCCGGCTGTGCATCTCACTGATCACTCGAGTGCGCAGTCCGGCACTCTGCTCGTATGCCTGCTGAAACGCAGCAGCGTAGGCGGGGTCACTGGCGAGCCACTGACGGTGGATTGTCTTGGTGATCCCGGCGTCGCGCACAGCAGCCTGAAGGGGTATCCCCTGACTGATGATCGCAAGGAACGGCCCTTGCCGGTGCGTTTCATTCAGTGCGCCGCTTTCCGCTGTGCGGCGCCGACGCTGCGCTGCATTGAACTGGTCCCGGGCGGCCGGCTTGCTCCAGGTGACTGCGGCAACTTCTCTGAGCGTCCGTGAAATGCTGGTGCGACGCAGTTCTGTCGTACGTTCGTACAGGTCACGGAAACGTTCGGCATAACTCTCGTCGCTGGCAATCCACTGATAGTGGCTAGTCGGGGCACCCATGCCGGTTTCACGTGCTGCGGCCATGATGCTGAGTCCGTGGCTGATCGCTTCAAGAAAGCATTCCTGGCGGTGCAGGCGATCTGCTGGCCGCCTGCCTCCTTGCCGGGTGCCGGGTGCCGGGCCGTGCGGCCTGGCGTTCTGATCGGCGATCTCTCTCGTCTTGCCTCGCAGTTCAGCGAAGCGCGAGGCATAGTCGGCGTCTCGCTTGAGCCAGTTGTAGTGCTGCGGTCCGGGGATGCCGCTCCGCTGGGCCGCAAGGCTGGCGATGCCGGTTTCGGCGAACGCCGCTAGGAACGCCTGCTGGCGCTCCTGGCGGCGTCCAAGGTCGGGCCGTCTTCCCATCGTTTCCCCTTTTCACGGGCAGGGTGCCCGCTCATGGAGAAACTATAACACTAACTCGATGTTCGGTGTTACGAATAAGGCGGGGAGTCACTGTTCTGGAGCCCAGATAGCTGCGCTGAGTACCAAGGGGCATGGCTCACTAGCGCTTCGTAACTAAAGATGCTATACCTGAACGTTGCGTCGATAACGGGCCACGCGCATTCTGTTACCTCTCACCGTTACGGTGAGCGAGCGGGTCATTTCTGCCCGCTTCTGCATCTTTGCCATCGATGCAGATCGGCCTGTCTCACGATCTGCGGCCGACCGCACGCAATGCCTCGCGCGGTCGTCCATAACACAGATCCGGCACGTACAGTCTCTACACTGCGGCAGGCATCGCCGCAGCTCGGGATTCCCCACGTAGTGGAGGGGTTCCCCGAACAGTGCCGTTTTCCACGACCGGTCACCCGGCCGCGCCACCTTGCCCTAGTTCAGCGAGAACTGGGCCTCAATGGACACGTAGTCCTGCACCGTCGACACTTCCCAGGCGTTCGCGACGTTCGTCCACGTCTGAGGAAGCTGATAAGAGAGCAGCGTCGCGTTACCCTGGGTGTACCAGGGGTGCACGACCATCTTGAGCAGGCTGCGGGTCAGCGGGTTCTGGAACTGGCTCACCGCCGCGCCGACAGTCACATCACCGACGTTGCCCTGCTGGATGAACAACTGGTAGTTCGTGCCGGCGCCCTGGTTGATGACGTCGTTGGACAGGTTCGCGATGTCGATACCGCTGCTGACGATCTCCGCCGGGTCAGCCCGGAAACCACCCGGGTTCGTCGACGTCGACTGCCACAGGTTCTTCAGCGCCGTGTAAATCGCGTTGTAGGACAGGTGGGTCTGGACGTTGTTGTTGTAGTAGCCCGCCTGCCACGGAGTCGGCGAGGTCGGGTAGATGCCCGCCTCAGCGGACAGCCCGGACAGGGTGGGGATGACACCCTCGAACCGGGTGTTCGCCCCCGTACCCGAATCCGCCGCGGGCGGCGTAGTACCCGAACTGGGCGGGGTGCCCTGCAAGGTGTACTTCGTGCCGCCCACACCAGACGCCGCGAGATACTCATTCGCGGTCAGCGCAGACGACTGCGTGGACACGTAGATGTTGTAGTTCATCGCACCCTGAACCGGCGAGATCGTCACATCCACAACCTGACCGGCCGTCGTAGCGCTCGCATCCCCCACGGCAGACGCGATCGTCTCACCGAAGAAGTTCGTCGCCGTCACAAACACCTTGTAATAGGTGTTCGCCCCCACCGAGGTCTCATTCGACCCAGCAGTGCGCCGCGTGACAGTCGGCGCAGCGGGGGCGGTGAGGGTGGAAGAACTGCCGGCAATGAGCATATATTCTTCCCCCAACATCATTTCCTGAAGCATTATCAGGGATGCTAGGGCGGAAATGTCCTCGTAGCCCTGACCCGAGAACTGGGCCAGCCACGAGAGCTGTTCGGTGATTCCGAGGAAGCGGTACACATTTGTTACTCGCCATCCATTCAAGGAATGACGGGACCAGTCGTTTCCGCTGGTCTCTCACGCTCTCACGTGAGGTCGGAGCACATCACAATCTCATTGAGATTCCGCGTGCATGCTCTCTGAACCATCCCGTCGGGATTTACATGGTATATGCTCAGAGCATGTATCCAGTTAAAGACACAGACCTGGCTTACCTAGCCGGAATCCTTGACGCCGATGGCGTGATCACCATCGAGAGAGTACGGCCAGCGCCTCACATCAAGAATGGTAATCCGCGCTATTTCGCCAAGGTTGAGGTCCAGATGTCGGAACGTGAGTCGATCGAGCATCTGGCCAGGCTCTATGACCGTCACATAATGATCAAGAAGCCGACGGCGAACATGGTCAAGCAGGCATACAGGATCAGTTGGCAGGCGAAGATCGCCGCCGAACTGATGGAGCAGGTCGTGTCTTACCTCATCCTCAAGAAGCCGCAAGCTCTCATGCTGATGGAGTTCCAGGCCGCCATGACAGCGGGGGGACGTATCCCCGGCCGGCCTCTCACTCCAGAGCAGTTGGTGATGCGGGAGCGCTACTTCCTTGAGATGCGACGCCTCAAGGGGCAGCGCCCGAAAGGGATGAGGTCCCAGGCGGGCTCGGCTGCTGATTACCCCTCTGCTGCCTAAGTTTTCAAGCCGTCACGCTCGGGCTTTCGCCCCACGTTGTGGCCTAGGCAGGTGGCTCGGGCTTTCCAGCAGTTCTCGCGGTTTTCACTCGCACCTCACGATGCGAGGCCCCTACCAAATTAAGGGACGTTGATGGTGGTTTCGGTCTGGCTGCCCGCAGCGGGCAGGCTCAGCGGCCACGTGCCGAAGCTGGAGCCGCCGACGAGTTCGGACAGGGAGATGTCCTTGACGGACTGGCCGCCGGTCTGGCTGCCGCTGATGCCGGTGAACAGCCGCTCGATCAGGGACGCGCCCTGGCCTGCCGGCCGGGGAAACTTGTTCCTGTAAACGGTGTAAACCGGATAAACCAACCTCGAAGGCGCAAGGAGGTTGAAAGGGGTCAAACCGGACACCGAGCCGATACCGAGGTTCCCAGCGGTAAACGACCTGGTGAGGTCCGGGTTGACCTGCCCGAGGACCTGGGCGACCTGCTCCCCCACGCTCGGCGCGGACAGCGCGGTCTGGAGAGCCCCGAACTGGGACATGAAGCCCGGGTTGAACGACTTCACGACGCTGGATTTGCCGTGGAAGCCCTGGTAGACGGCGCTGCGGAGTTCGGTGGTGGCCATCGAGGCGCGGAGGGTGATATCGGCCGGGTCGGACAGGGGCTGGTTGCCGCCCTTGGCGGCGAATCCGGCGCCTTTCACGAGGTCGGGCATCACGGACCTGAGGGCGTCGCCGGTGGTGTTGTACCGGGCGATGTCAGCCTGGTCGACAGGCTGGGCAGCGCGTCCGTAGAGCGCGTTGCTGAGGGCATCCGGGGCCTGGGGCGTGCCGTCAGGGCGGATGTCTTCGAGGAGGTCGGCCATTGGCCGGCTCCTTTCTGTGCGGTGCGCCGCGTGGCGGCGTCATGCTTTCGTGTTCTGGCTTAGGCCCGTGTGCTTCATGAGGAACGCGAGGGCGTTTTCGCGAAGTTCGGGGTCGGGGCTGTGCTTCCACTGGTCGTGCATGGCCCTGTAGGCCGCGTCCTGGACGCCCGCCGGGCGTTCGGGATTGTTCAGCAGCCCCGCCGGGGCTGAAGTTTTGGTGAGGGCGACGCCGCGGTAGGCGGCGACGCGGGGGTCGGGCTGGTCGGCCATGGCGTCGAGGAGACGCTGCTGGGCGTCGAGGCGTTCCAGGAGCGGTGCCTGCGCTTCGGCGACGGCGGACTTGATGAGGTCCGGGTCGAACGCCTTGCTGGCTTCCGGGGTCACCACCTCACCCTGGACGGAGGCCGCCTTGGTGACCGGCACCCGCTCCATCACGGTGTCCGGGTTGAGGCCGAGCCGGCGCTGGGCATCCTCAACGCTGATGGCACCCTTGAGGATCGCGTCGCCGAGTTCTCGCCGCTGCTTCTTGGCGGCTTTCCGCGCGGCCCGGGCTTCCGCTTCGGCGCGGTCGAACTCGTCCGGCCCGGCCGGGGCCGGTTCGGCTGCCTTGGTGGCGCCGTGCGGGACGGGCCCGCCGACACCCACGGGGACGGGCCGGGCGTGCGAGGGCGGCTCGCCCATGCGGCCGGGGCCGTGCATGGGGCACAGGTCGGGGAAGGTGGCGGCGATGTGGTCGTGCATGGACCGCATGGCCTGTGCGGCGTTCTGCCGCTGGACCCGCGTGTAGTACACCCGGGACGGCACCCCGGGGACTTCTGGTGCGGGGACGGGTTCGGGGCGCGCGGAGTCGTTGTCCGGGGAGTCGGCGGCGTGCCCGGCGGTGATCAGGTCCCGGTGGAAGTCGGCGGCGGCGATGTGGCCGGGGTGGATGGGGGCCTTGTTCGGCGGCTTCTGGTCCGGGGATGGGGCGGCGCGGCCGTCGGTGATGAGGGGCCGGTTGAACCGCTGCGCGCTGATCTCGGTGGGTGTGGGGGCGTGGGCGGGGCCGGGGTTGGCGTCCCGGAACGCCTTGTGCGCCTCGTGGCGGAGTTCGTCGGCGAGATCGGGGGCGATGGCTTTGAGGGTGACGGCGGTCTCGACGAGCCTGCCCGCTTCGCGTGCCTGCTCCAGGGGGGCGGATGCGGCGAGGGTGAGGGTTTTGTCGAGCCAGGTGGCGACGTTGATCGCGGAGAAGTCGACGCCGTCGTAGGACTTGGCGACGGCGGCGGGGTCGTAGGCGGCGCAGGTGAGGTCGTGGAGCATGCCCATTTCACGGTCGGCGCCGACGGTCTTGTGCCGGGCGGCGACGAGCATCGCTTCGTCGGCTTTGACGCTGGAGTCGGGGGTGGTGGGCAGGCCAGCGTCGTGCTCGAGGGATTCGATCGCGGGCCCGTCCGGTTCCCGGTGCGGCGGGGCGGGTTCGGTGTGCTCGCCGGTCACCCCGTCACCGGGAGTGGGCTTGCTGGCCTTCTCGGCGGCCATGGCGGTGCCGCATTTGCCGCAGAACTTGGCCTTGGCCTTGTTCATGCCCTTGCACTTGGGGCATGGGATCTTGGGCTTCTTGGCCATGTCCGGTACGGCGGTCTTCTCCGGCGCGGCGCCCTTGTCCATGGCGTCAGCGTCGGAGTCGGTGTCGTCGTCGTCACCGTCGTCGTGGTGCAACTGCGGGGCGTCGCCGTCCCCGCCGTCGCTCTTGGTGGCCTCAGTGCCGGCTGGCGCGGAGGCGGACAGGTCCGCTTTCTCTGAGCTGCCGCCAGACGGGGCGCTCCCGCCGTCACAGTCGGGGCAGTCCACGTGGCCGCCGCGGATTTTCCCGGTCCCGTTGCAGGTCGCGCACTTGCTGCCCTTGACCTCTTCTGGTTCGGCCACGGTGACCTGCGGTTCGCCCATGGACTTCTCCTTTTTCTTCTTTGGCTTCTTCGCGGAATCCGGCACCGGGAAGCCCTTGCGGCGGGCGATGCGCAGGATGTTGGCGTGCAGCGTGTTTGCGTCGTAGTTGTCCGCTCCGGCGCGGCCGATGGAGTGGAGGGCGTCGGATACGTCGCCGGGGGTGACGATGGGGAATGACCGGTTCCGGCCAGCGAAGTCCGCGTCGGGGATCTTGTCCCGGTCCACTCCCCCGCCGACGTTGCGGTCGAAGTCCCGTTTGGCGACGTCCGGGGTGAGAGCGGCCTGCTCGCGGTCCTCGGCGGTCCTGCGGTGCCCGAGGAGTTTGGCGAGGTCGCCGGGTGAGAAGGTGATGGACGCGCTCTTGGGGACGTCCACGTTCACCGTGTCCTCGCCCTTGGTGAGCAGGTCGGCGCCGATCGTTTTGCCGGTGAACTCGCAGTGCCCGTCAGCGGCAGCCTTGGCGAGCTCGACGTAGCAGGACCGGTTGGCGGGCCGGTCGACGAGGCTGATCTCGGCGAGTTCGCCGCCTTTGATGATGCCGCCGCGGGCTTTGCCGGTGACGTCGCGGATGATGACGGGTTTGGCGATGCCGACGGAGAAGGCCCGCAGGTGGCCTTTTTTGACAAGCCGCTGGGCGATGGGTTCGTCGATGGCGGCTTTGACCCAGTGGGCGCCGTCGCCGTCGCGGTCGATTTCGATTTTGACGCCGGAGCCGGCGGGGTCGCGCTGGCCGTTGTGCTGGACGCGGATGTTGGGCCCGGTCTCGAACCAGGTTTTCATCGCGGACCCGCTCCAGGAGGAGTCGACCACCTGCTCGTCGCTGTCCACGTCGGGCGTTGTTGCTTTGCCGTAGACGTAGAGCGTGCCGTCTTCTTCTTCCATCTTCTCGATGGGGAAGGTGGCGTAGGTGAGTTCAGCGGTGGCGGTCGCGGCCATGCCGGCCTCCTTACTGATGTGCGGGGCGGTGGCCTTGGTTTCCGGGTTTGCTCCGGCTTCCCGGCGCAGGTGTGCGGCTGCGGCTTCGAGTTCCTTGATCTGGAGATCGAGGGTTTCCTGCTGGTGGATCAGGCCGCTTTCGGTGGCGGGGGTGCCTTCGCCGGCGAGACGGTCCTGGACGTTTTTGAGCTTGTCCCGGAGTTCGGCGATCTGCTGTTCGAGTTTCCTGCTTTGCGGGGTGTCGCGGGGTTCGGGTGCGGCTTGTGCGGGTGGCTGTGCCGTGGTGCCGGTGGCGGGTGGCTGCTGCGTTGTGCCGGTGGCGGGCAGGTGCGGCGGGTGGTCGTGCGGCTGCTGGCCGTCGGCGTGGCCGCCTCCGCCGCCACCTCCGGTCGTGTCGGTTCTGGTGCCTGTCGCCTGCTGGCCTGTCTGCGGTGCCGTGGAGTCACCGCTCCCGGATGACCCGCCGGATGCCCCGCCGGATGCGGGGGTGCGGCCGGCGAATAGGCCACCGGGCCCGCGGACCGGGGCCGTGCCGGGAGGAGATCCCACGCGGTCACCTCCAGGAAGCCCGGCTAAGGGCATGCGACGATGAGCGGATGAGCAACTACACGAAGCCGGAACGGCCGGCGGGCGTCCCCGTCTGGGCCCGCATTGGCGCGGAGTACATCAATGGGACTGGGCAGACGCTGCTCTGGGTCGAGGATGACCGCTGCCAGGACGCGGGCGGTGACATCGAGTGCTGCACCGGGGACCTGACGTGCAGCGTGCACTACATGCCGTGGCAGGAGATGAACGCGCTCGGCATGTGGATGATTGAGCAGGCCGACATCGCCCGGGACGTACAGCTAAGGGAAGAGGGGGCAGTCCTGTGAGTGAGCTGCACCCGCTTCACCAGGCATATGCTGATGCGCTGGACGCTGGGGTTCCGGTGTCAATCCCTGTGGGCCGCACGGTGCTCTGCGACCTTGATGACACGGACCTGACGGACGATCCCCGCAGTGGCGGCTACATGTTTACTTCTTACGGCGTGGGGCCGTGCTGTGCCGAGCGCATGCTGGTCAGCATTCGGGGTCATGGCGAGGAGCATTTCATTCGCGCCCGCTGCCCGGAGGGAATGAGTTACGCCGACTGGATACGCAGCATGCGCGGGCCCGATGCGGCAATCACCGTCACGTCCGGGTTGCCGGGGTGTTAGCTCTCCCTCTGAGGCACGTACTCGATCCGCGCCCGTACCACCCACCGGCAGCCGAGCCGTTCCTCCCCGAACGGGACGACATACCCGGCGGGGGTCCACACGATCCCGTCTTGCAGGTTGGTGATGACCAGCCCGGCTCGTTCGGCCGCGTTCATAGCCTCAGCGATGGCGGCGAGGAGACGCCTGGTGTCAGCCAAGGGGCCTAGAGGTTGATCCGGCGCCAGTAACCGCCGTTGATCGTGAGGGACACGGCGGTCCCGGAGGGGGTCATGCCGATGGTGAGTTGCTTGGCGGTCGTGGAGGTGACGGCGGTGGTTTGCTGGCCGACCGTCTCCGGGTAATAGTTCTGGTCTAGCTGGGCGGCTGCGGACGCTTGGGTTGCGGACAGGAACTGGACGACGCCTTTGAACCGGACCGCAGCGCCGGTGAGGGCGGTGCTTGCGCTGGGGGCCTGTGCGCCGGTGTCGAGGATGACGGTTCCGGCGGTGCCGCCGTAGTAGGCCCGCCATTGGAGTGTCTGCGTGTCGACGGTGGTGGTGACGGCACCCCAGCAGTCGAACTCGTAGGTGAGCCCGTTGGCGGCGGCGTTCGCGGCGATGGTGGGCCCGGGGAGGACGCTCTGGATGGCGACGCTGCCGGTGTAGGTATGCGGCGGGGTGGGGGTGGGGAGGGTGGTGTTGCCCCAGCCGGTGACGGGCTGGATGACCCCGGTGGTGGGGACGGTGCCGGAACCGCCGGTGACGGAGATGACGTTGGTGCCGGTGTAGACGGTGCCGGTCTGGTCGTAGTTGATGCCCGCGGTGTAGCCCTGCACGTAGGTGTCGCTGACGGCGAGCATGGTGGGGGTGGATCCGGCGGCGATGCCGTAGGCGGGCCCGTACGGGTTGGTGCCGGCGTCGGTGGTGTCGGTGTAGGCGGCGCAGCCGGTGAGCAGGATCGGGTAGCCGGTGCCGGAGACGTGGAAGCCGGCGGTGGCAGTGCCGCCGGTGTGCCCGTCGGCGTGGGCGATGCACCCGGTCATGGTGACAACGCCGCCGGTCTGGTTGCCGGTGAAGTAGAACCCGTCACCGTTGTTGTAGTCGGTGGAGCAGCCCTCGAAGCCCATGCGGGCGAGGGTGTGGTTGCCGGAGGGGACGTCGATCCGCCATCCGATCGCCGACCATTCCCCCTTGCAGTTGGTGAAGTAGTTGTGGTTGCCGAGGTAGGAGTACCAGGCGTTGCCGGTGTTCCCGATGGAGTGGCAGCCGACGAAGATCGAGTCGGACAGGCCGAGGAAGTGGAACCCGTCGCCGCCGCAGGCGTAGGCGACACAGTTGGTGGCGGCGAGCTGGTCAAGGTCGCCGTAGCCGATCCCGGCGCCGGTGTGGGAGACGACGGCGTATCCGTGGCCGCCGACGGCGCTGGCTGAGCATTCGTTCATGACCATGCCGATGATCGACCCGTACCACTCGAACCCGTTGACGGTGTTCCCGCCGGGCAGGCTTGACCCGTTGACGGTGATGTTGTTAATCACCTGGTTGCCGGACGCCGCAGCGTAACCGCCGGTTGACTGGTCGATCATTTTGATTACGGAGTCGCCGGAGAACGCGGAGACGGGGATGATCTGCGACTGGGGGGCGAGTGACCCGTTTGGGGTGCCGTATTCGTTGGGCCACAGGTAGGTGAAGGTGGCGCCCTGGAGGGTGACGCAGGGGGGGACGATGATCGGCGTGTTCGTGTAGTACAGGTAGGAGGCGAGGTAGACGGTGCCGCCGGATGGGAGCGCGCTGAGCGCGTTCTGGATGGCGGTGGTGTCGGCCGCGCCGGTGGTGTCGCCGGAGGCGTACACGGTGGTGATGCTGGATGCGCCGGAGGCGGGGACGGTGTTCAGCCAGCCTTTGGTGACGACTTGCCGGACGGTGAACCCGGAGGTGTGCGCGACGGGGGTGCTGCCTTCGGCGCCGCGGGTGACGGTCCAGGTGGTGCCGGACACGTTGGTGACGGCGATGATTTCGCTGTCGGCGCTGGCGTTGGTGTCGGCGACGTGGAATTGGGTGGCGGGCACGGCGGTGGAGGACGCGGCGGGAAACGCGCCCGAGGAGGCGACTGTCCAGTTTTCGACGGTGCCTGGGGATGGGGCGGTGGTGCCGCCGGAGGAGACCGTGGTCTGCGGCTGGCTGGCGAACAGTTCAACGGTCACGGCGTGATCTCCAGCAAGCAAGGTTGCAGTACCGGAACTTCCGGGGAATCACTGATTTTCACCCAGACCTGGTAGGTGCCGAGGGTGAGGGCGGTGCCGCCGTTCGCGGGGCCGACGAGCGCCTCACACCAGTAGGCGGGCCCCGGGAATGTCACCCACTGCCCGGTGACCCAGTACGCCGCAGTCGGTGAGGTCAGCGGGTAGGTGAGCGGGGTGAACGCCATCGCCACCGGGTCCCCGGTCGGGTTGTACCCGGCGGGGGCTTTGGTGGTGATGAGGACCTGCAGGTAGTTGGTGGACAGGACTGACTGGGCGACGGTGTTCATGTCACCCCCCGGGCTGTGTCACTGGTTGCGGGCGCCGCCCGCGCCCCATTTCCACTGGGTACCGGTGGTGTCCCATCGCCACCGGGCGCCGGTGGCGGTGAACAGGGCGTTCGACGGCGGGGGCGGCGGGTAGATGGGCATGAGGAACGTGGTGGCGATGCCGTGCTGGTGCGGGGCGGGCAGTGCCGGCCGCCACGGCTGGGCGCGGGGCGGGATCGGCGGCCCGGAGGTGGGCGGGACGGGGGCCGGGATCGCGGCTATCGCTGCGGCGCGGCCGGGTGGCGGGAGCGGCTGGCGGGCCCGGATGGGCTGGCGGGCCGGGTGGATGGGTGGCCCGGCGGTCGGCTGGAGTGCGGTGACGCGGACCACGCCGAGGACACGCCCGGCGGGTGGCGGGGTGCGGGGTGCGGTGACCGGGGTGTGCAGGGGTGCCGGGAGAGGAATCTGCCGGGCCGGGGGGATGTAGCTGCTGCGGGTGCGCCCGGCGGGGGGTGGTGCCAGGCGGCCCATGTCCCCGGCCGGCTGATGCAGGGGGGCGGTTGGCGGGCCAGTGCCGCTGAAGGTACCGGTGCGGGTGAGGGTGTACCCGCCGCGCGCCGCGGCGGGGATGACCGGCCGCCATGGCTGAGCCCGCGGCGGGATACGCGGCCCGGTGACCGGGGCGGCGGGGATGACGGGTCGCGGTGTGGCCAGGGCCCGGCCGGTCAGGACCGGGAACCGGGGCAGGGCTGGCCGCAGTGGGGTTGCCCGGGGCGGGATCGGCGGCCCGGAGGTGGGGGGGGCGGTGGTGACCGCCAGCGCTGCCATCGCCGCGGCGCGGCCCGGGGCGGGGAGCGGCAGACGGCCCCGGACCGGCTGGTGCAGGGGGATGAACGCGGGACCGGTGGTGGGGGCTGGTGCGGGGGGGACAGGACGGTAGATGCCGAGAACACGCCCGGCGGGGGGCAGCGGCCGGGTGATCCGGGGCGGTCCCGCCGGCAGGCGGACAGCCGGCCCGGTGCCGGAGAAAATTCTGCTGAGGTTTCGTGTGCTGCCGCCTCTGGCGGGGGCGGGGATGACAGCCCGGACCGGATGCGCGCGGGGCGGGATCGGCGCGGCGACCGGGGTGACGGCGGTGATGGGGATCGCTGCCATCGCCGCGGCGCGGCCGGGTACGGGGAGCGGCAGACGGCCCCGGACCGGCTGGCGGAGCGGGACGAGCGCGGGCCCGGTGGTGGGGGCGGCCACCCGGACCGGTGCCGGGGTGGTGATGGCATGGCCGCGCAACGGGGATACGCGGACTGCGGCTGTGACCGGGGTTGCCGGGAGCCGGAACACGGGCCCGGTCCCGGAGTACACACCCGCCCGGGTGTACCTGACCCCGGCCGGCGGGAGCGGCAGACGACTCCGGACCGGCTGCCGGAGGGGGGTGAACGCGGGACCGGTGGTGGGAATGAACGGGTGGGCAGTGACCGGTGAAGCCTGAACGTGCCCGGTACGCAGGAACGTTATCTGAACGGCCGCCGGCTGTGTCCATGGCGGCAGGGGGACGCCAATCCCGGTCGCGGTCCCCCGCAGCCCATACCCGGAACCCCCGCGGGCCGGGGCGGGGATGGGTGCGCGAACTGGGCGCTGCAGCGGGTACAGCGGTGCCGGGATGGGAGCTTGCTGGGTGACCTCGAGGGCCGCCATGGTGGCGGCGCGGCCGGGTACGGGGAGCGGCAGACGGCCCCGGACCGGCTGGCGGAGCGGGACGAGCGCGGGCCCGGTGGTGGGGGCGGCCACCCGGACCGGTGCCGGGGTGGTGATGGCATGGCCGCGGAGCAGGTTCGCGGGCCGCGCCCGGACCGGGGCGTGCAGCGGGACGAGCGCGGGACCGGTCCCGCTGAAAACGCCGGCCCGGGTGTGCTTGACACCTCGTGGCGGCAGGACCCGGACCGCTGGGATGACCGGCTTGTGCAGCGGGGTGACCGGCGGGCCGGTACCGCTGAAGGTGCCCGTGCGGGTGCGGGTGTTTCCAGCCGGCGGGAACGGGCGGCGAGCTCGGACAGGCTGGCGGAGCGCGGCGGCGGCTGGGCCTTCACCACTGTAGATGCCCCTGGCGGTGCGGGCAGTGCCGCGCTGGCGGGGGGCGGGCAGCGCCGCCCGCACCGGCTGGTGCAGGGGGGTGAGCGGCGGCCCGCTGAAGGGGCCTGTGGTCACCTGCTGCAAAACGGTCAGGGTGATACCCCGCTGGTGCGGGGCAGGCACAGCAGACCGCACCGGCTGGTGCAGGGGAAGGGTGGCGGGGGGAAGTATCCGCGCCGGGGCCCTGAAAGACAGCACCCGGCCCCGCAGGACCGGGAACGGCACACTGGGACGCGCCGGCCGCTGCAACGGCTGGACTGCGGGGCCTTGGCCAGACCGGATCCCGGTGCGGCTGCTGACTGTTCCCCGTGGCGGCAGGAGGCGGGCCGCAGGGGTGACCGGGGCGTGCAGCGGGTAGATGGGTGGCCCGGCGGCGGGGGCGGCGGGCGGGGCGGTGATGCGGACGGTGAGAGCCCGCCCGGACGGCAGCCGTCCGGTGACCGCCCGCACCGGCCGCTGCGGCGCGGTGACCGCAGGACCGGTCCCGCTGAAAACGCCGGCCCGGGTGTGCTTGACACCTCGTGGCGGCAGGACCCGGACCGCTGGGATGACCGGCTTGTGCAGCGGGGTGACCGGCGGGCCGGTACCGCTGAAGGTGCCGGCCCGTGAGATGACCCTGCCAGCGGGTGGCAGGGGCCGCACCGGCGGGGTGACCGGGCGGCGTTTGATAACGACCGGCGGGCCGGTGCCGGAAAACGTGCCCGCCCGGTGAATCACCCGGCCGGCAGGCGGCAGGACCCGGACAGGCGGATGGACGGGCTGATGCAGCGGGGCGGCCGGCGGGCCGAGCACGGACACGGCGAGCGCCGCCCCGGCGATCCCCCGGACAATGCCGCGGGGTGGCCGCGCCAGGCGCCGCGACCCGTCCACTGGCTGGGTCAGCGGGTACAGCGGTGCCGGGGTTGGCGGCGTCACGGCCACCTGCGGAATCGCTGAGGCGAGCGCCTGCCCGGCCATCTGCAGGCTGACCCGCACCCCGGGCGGCTGCGATGGCGGGACCAGGACCGGGCCCGGGTCGTGCGGTGGTGCGAACGTGGCCAGCACCGCAGCCGCGAACCCGGTGCCGTTGGAAGTGGCGGACGCCGCATCAGATGCGGCGCTGCCCACCGACGGCGCGGACGTCGCGTAATCAACCGCGTTGTGGTCACGGCTGGACGAGCTGGAGTCGTTGCTGAAGTTCGTCCAGCCGCTGCCCGCCGTGAACGCGCTGGCCGTGCTGGCGGTGGCGTACTCGAACGCGAACGCGGCGATACCGTACTCACCCGCGTAGGCAACATTCGTGCTGCCGGTGACGGTGATCCCGGTGTAACTCGCCGCGGTTGACCCGGACGCGTACGTGCCGGACGTGTCAACCGGGGACGAGACGTTTTCCGCGCCGGTCAGCTCAAACAAGCTGAACCCGCAGCGGGTCGTCCCGGAAGTGGTGACCGTGATCGACGGCACCCCGTCGCCGCCGGTAGCGACCTTCCAGTAAATCGCCGTATAAGCGTGCGGGGTGGCGGCGTTCCCGGAAGCGAGGCCGTCGTTCCACCCGGACGGGGTGGCTGGGGCGGTGACGGAGGTGACCGCGGCGGCGGTGACGGTAAGGACAAGAATGTTGCCGGCGGTGCGGTTCTGCCCAGTCCCCCACGCCAGCGCGGGGGTGTTGGCACCGTTGGTGGTGGTGTAAACGGTGGCGGGGGCTGTGCCAACCTGGGTTACGGCCACGCGACCTCCCTGCCGGCTACGTGACCTCCCTTACGGACTGCGAACCTCTCCCCTTCCCTGCGGGCTGCGGAACCTCCCCTTAGCGGCTGTGGCCCGCGTTCCGCCGGCCGGCCCGGCCTGTCACCACAAAAGGCATGTTCACTGGGACTGGGGCATCTGTCAGCGGTGGCCCGGGTGTAGCCCCCGACAGCACTTCAAGCGCGGCGATAGCGAACCAGTCGGACGTCGTCCAGCCGACCGCCATTGAGCTTCCCGTGGACGTCAGCGTCTGCCCCGACGTGTTCCCGCACGCCGACTCCGTTTCAAAGTTGTCCAGGTACTGGCGGGTACCCGACCCGGACACTGCGCCGATCGGAGCACCGCCCACGATCCCGGCCACCATGTTCCCGATGGTGCTGGACGGCAACGTGACCGTCATTGGCCCATTGCTGGCTGCAGTTCCGGCGGTGCCGAACGGGGTGGTCTGGCTCACGTTCGCGAACGACAGCGACCCGCAGTTCACCGACAGGACAGCCGCCCCGCCGCTGGTGGTCGCCACAATGGTGCCGGCCCCTGTCGCCACCCCCGACTTGCCGAACACCTGCAGGTACCCATAATCCGCATTGTTGGACGGAATCTTCGAGGTCAGCGGGGTCATGCTCCCGCCTGCGTAGGTGACGCTGGTGGTACTGAGGCTCACCCCGGAACTCATCCCGACCGCTACTCCCACAAGCACCACCGGGAGGGCAACCGAGCCCACCGTGTGAGTCCAGGTGACCGGGCTGGTGGTTAGTGACGTGCCGCCCCCCCCTGCAGGGCCTACAGCGTCAAACGCGACAGCCATGGAACCTCAAATCCGCCGCATGGAGGCACCCACAAGAACCGGGGTGGGCTGCTCGATGCCCTGGAGTATCAGCGCCCAGTCTGCCGGGTGGTTAGTGTCAGAGTTACCCACCGGCTTGGAACCATCGGCGGCCCCCGAGTTGTAGGTGGTCCCGGTGGTCGCCGTGTACGTCGTGCCGCTGTGCGGGTCCAGCCATTTCGCGGTGTAATTACCGTGCCCGCCGACTTTCGCCTCATTGATCGTGATGCTGAAAGCGTGCGCGCAGTAGATCACCGCCAGTGACCCGTCCGTGGCCAGCGCCGCCGTCACGTAACCGTCCGCGTCGCCGGTGAAATAGGCGCCGCCGCCGCCGGAGGTGATCGGCGGGGTGGGGGTGCCCCGCCCGCCTGTCACCAGATGGCTGGCAGAGTCCGGGCGGAGCTTCCACCAGCCCGTCAGCGCCCGGAACGCCGTCGTGATGATGGGCATCGAGTTTATGTAGAACGTACCGGTGCTGCTGATGATGGCCTGCACGCCGCTGCTGTCCCACCCGGACACGTTGTAGTCGCCGGTGCCGATCCCGGCGACCCCGGATGACAGTGCCCACCACAGCATCCGCCGTTCCAGTGCGTCGGTGGAGTCGATCCCGGAGTACAGGTAGTTCTGCCCGTCCGCGTAGATGACCGGGTTCCGGGGGGATTCATTGTTCGCGACGATGATCCCCGGGTAGGACACGTTGTAGGTGTACACCCAGTCGTACTGCGCCCAGCTACTTCCCGAGGCGTATGGTGCCCCCGTGTAAATATCGGTGCGGCTGGTCGTCTCCTGATACCCCATGATCGTCTGCGGATGGGAGTCCCCCGCTGCGGTGATCGCCGCCCGCATCGCCGTGATCCCGGTGTCCTGCCCGCCGAAATAGTCGTCCCCGGCGTTCCAGAGCAGGTTCGGCTTGGTCTTGTACCGGTTTCCCAGCGCCGTGCCGTACGCGGTCCACTGCGCGGTGCTCCAGCCCTGTACGGTGGTGTTCCCTACCCCTGCGGTGGTGGCGTTGAACGTTACCGTGATCCCGTTGGCGGCGCCCTGGTCGATGATGTAATCGAGCCGCTGCCAGTAGGTATTGTTCATCCCCGTCGTGGGGTTCATCTGGGTGGTAAACGGCCAGGTCCCGTCCCACAGGCGGCCATCGGTGTACACGAAATCCCAGACTCCGGTCGCCGGGTAGCTGAACGCGGTGATCTCGGCCAGGTTGTAGCCCTGCGCCGCCCGCGACGCCATGTATGTGCTGATCTCAGACTGCCAGTTGCCGCTGCTCCACCGGCCCGCATTGATCAGCAGACACCAGATCGCGTCATTGACAACGAAAATCGGCTGGCCGTTCTGATCCAGGAAATAGGTGCCATCACCGCTGAACTGAGCAATATATGATGCGGTCACTTCACCGCCGCCCGGCGTAGAAAGGCACGGCGATGACACGGCGGGCTGGCCCCCGCAAGGTCACGGCAGGCCCGGGGATGCTGGCGGGCGCGGTGGCGGGGTGGAATGTGGCGAGGATGGCGGCGCTGTTGCCGTAAGCGGAAAGCGTCGCGGAAATCCCGGTGAGGCCGGGCCCCACCGGGATACCCGCCTGCCCCCAGGTGAAGGCGTACGGTGCCTGGCCGGTGGTGGAATCGTTCGTGTACGTGGTCAGCGCCAGCGCCGCCCCGGAAGAATCTGTCCCTGTCACTGATGAGGTGATCGGGGTGACCGCGCTCCCGCCCCCCCATATCGTGACCGCCACAACCAGATCCCCGGAGGTGGTATCCGTCGCGGATTCGGACATGGTGAAGTCCGGGCTGGCCGTGTAGAACGCCCCCGACTGGTCGAGGGCCGTCACCCCGGAGAACTCCAGCAACTGGGACATGGAAAAAGCCCCGCCGCCGCTGAAGACAGGCGCGATCTCACCCGCGGCGCACCCGGCCCTGTACCACAGGGAACGCCACCCGTAACTGCCGCCGGCGTACCCGATAAGCGCCCAGGCCGGATCATTGCAGGTGGTGTCGAACGTGGGGGAGCTGCTGTTGTTCAGCGTCCACCCAATCAGCAGGTCCCCCGCCGTTGTGGGCTGCCCGAAAGAGGGTATGAGGGTCTGCACCACGGCCCCCTGGGCGACCAGGGTGGCCGTCGCGGGAGAGGAGACCTGAAGCGCCGGGACGGCGCTCGAGGTTTTCCCGGTGACGGTGAAAATCCCCACCGAATCAGCGGAGGAATAGTCCGCTGCCGCGTACGCCTGAGTGACGTACGCCAGTCCAATTCGCGTCTGGTGAAACGTTACCTGTACCGCCAGCGTGGGCAGATCCGCCGGGGTGACCCCCCCGGTATAGAAAACCGTCCCGGTCGCGGGGGTTATGCTCGGCGTAAAAGACGCCGGCGACCCGACAGGGCTGCCGGCGATGTAAAGCTGCGCCGTGATCAGGCTGAAAGCCGCGAGGGTGGACACCCGGTAGGTGATGGTGACGGCGATGTACCAGACATTCGACCCGGCCGGGGCGGTCAGCCCGAACAGGTCACCTTTCCAGGTGACGTCGCCTTCCCCGTCCGGGTAGGGCATGTACGTCATATATCCGGGCTGTACGCCGAGAACGAGACCCCCGGCGGTGATCGCCGGGACGCCTATGCTGGTGAAAAGCGGGAACCGTGCCAGCGGGGTGACCGTCGCGCCTGCCATGGCTATTCCATGATCACGCGGTAGTCGTTCATCCGGAACTCCATCGGGGTGTACTCCGTAGAGCACAGCTCCCAGCCCCGGGTGATCTGGATCAGCGGGCAGTCCAGGGGATTAGCGGGGGCGCCGTTGCTGGTGACCACATAATTTATGCAGACGTAACGCAGCCCGGCGAGAATATCCACCCATTGAATGTCACCCTGGTACGCGTCCTGCAAATACCAGATGGCATAGGAGTAGCTGGTGGCAGCCCCGCCGGTCGCGACAGTATCCGCGGTCATGTACAGGTCCCACAGCATCCCGTCCCCGGACAGGTCAATCCCCGTCTCGGTGAGATAAAACCCGTAAGGGCCCTGGTTGTGGTTGTAGGTCCAGAACATGATCTCCAGCGAGATCCCGCCAGTGTTGTGCGCGTTCCCGAAAATATCCCAGGCGGCCTCGTAATGGATATTGGGGGTGGCGCTCGCAGGTTTCATCGGGCTGGTCGTGTTCGCGTAACCCCGGATCGTTTTGAACGCGGAAATCGCGGAGGTGGCCGTATTGAACGATATCTGGTTCGCCGGGTAGCACTTCACCGACCCAAGGTCCCCTTCGCCGAGGACCGGCTGACTGGAAATGCACGTCCAGTTCGCGGAGTTACGCACAGCGTTCTGGGAGGGGCCAACTTCCCCGGAGAAAAAGTCGTTGCTGTAGTAGGCGACAAAGTTAACCGTGGCGGGTGAGGGCGGAGTGGGCCCAGTGTCCTGGGCGAAAAAGTTGTCCTCGCCGATAGCCGGATCACAGGAGCCCAGTGCGAAGTCACCAAAACCGGTCCCGAGTATCGCCCAGGGATCTATCTTCTGGTCCTGGGAGCTGACCAGGGCGACCCAGTTACCCACAATGCCGCTGGTGGACCCGTTGTCGGTATTAAACGAGTCGAAGGCGACGGGCGCCCCGCTGCCGGCGAAACCGGCGACCGTGACACGCCCCCCATTCTGGCTGGTGACGACTATCGCCGGGAAGTAGGCGATCAGGCGGGTGAACTGGCCGCCGATCGTGTTCGGGGTTATGGTGACGCCAGCCATAGTCCCCCCTTATCAGGGCCAGGAGGCAGAAAGGCGCCCCTAGGGTACGAACGCGGTAGTCCAGATTCCGCTGGCCGGCCAGGTGATCCCGAACGGGCCCGCGCTGGTCGTGTAACCCGACCCGCCGAACCACACCGCGCAGACGGCAGCCTTCGGAGATAGTCCCTGAGCGTAGATAAGGCATCCGTACACCGCGTCGGACAGGGTGGTGTTAGCCACTGAGACGTTTCCCGCGGTAAACAGCAGGTTACCGCCGGACTGGTGGGTGAGCCCGGCCCCTGACAGGTTCAGGGCGACACCACCCGCAGCCCAGTTCGTTCCCGTCGACTCCCCAGTGTTCCACGGGGCGGCACTGTAGGACTGGGGGTCGGTGTCCACATTGGGAGTGACGGTGTTGTCGAACAGCGCAATGTAAAGACTGGACGTATTAGCCGAGGACAGGTCAAGGTTGATCCGGGTGCCGTTGGCTTCCAGCCCCGAGACGAAGGTGGAAGGGACCACATAAGAACTAGCCCAGGCCATCACTCACCGCCGCATGCCGTCGGGATCGGTCACAAGCACCCTGGCTTCCCAGATTCATGAGCTCAACCAGAAAATCCCGGGCCTCATTACCTAGGTAGCACCGGTACATCGCGTGGTAGTACTTCTGCCCGGTGGCCATCCACCTGAATATGATCTGACCCGGCAGCGACTCGCCTAGCTCGCGTCCGGTCGGCCGCCAGACCGCAACGTCAATGGCGAAAAATGCCGGCTCGAAGGTGACTGAGGACAGCCGGTCTCCCTCGCTTGACCGCACCTTGACGTGGATCTCATCTCCCTCTCCCAGCACAAAACCGGGCGCGGCGAGACACAAAGCATCGGCCTTCATGTCATCAAGCCAGCTCATTGCTGCGTGACCTTCTGCACGACGGTCGAAGGACGTATCTCAACACCGACGCTTTCCGTGTCCCCGGTGTTGCTGTACTGGGTGATGTTTCCCGCGTCGTCGGTGACTTCCTTCACCCGCACCCCGTCATCGCGGCGGTACTCTTTCGGCCGCGCCGGCCCGCGCACGAACCCGACAGAGGTGATCTTCTCCCGGAAAGCCAGGCGTTCCTCGTCGCTCACGGGAAACTCCGCATCTGATAGAGGGTGGTCGGCGCCGCCACGACGGGAGTGACCTCAACGTCGGTCCAGTCATTCGCCCCGGCGTCGGTGGTACCGGGATAGGCGAAGGTGGTCAGATGCTCACTGCTCTGCCCTGTGGTGGACGCGGGGTCGGACGGGGCGGTCAGCGGCCCGTTCGTGATCCCGCTGGCCCCCGGGTACCCGCCACCGCCAGTCGTGTGCCAGTAATCCGCGACGTCGCTGAACCAGTGATTGGACAGCGCAGCATGAAACACGCTGGTTTTGTACGCCTTATTCGCGGCGAGGGTCACCGACCCGTCGTAGGTGACTTTGATCCACCCGGCCCCGGCCGCCCCCGACCAGGACGGGGAGTTGTTACCGGTGCCGGCGACGATCGCCTGGCTGCCCACATCCCAGATCCCGCACCAGGACGGCAGGTCCGCCGCCCCGGCCGGCGAGTACCACCAGATCGCGTTGAGGGTGCACGGCTCGCTGAGGGTGAACTCGGTGCCGATCGTGTACCCGTTAGAATCATCGGTGCGCAGCGGGCCACCGGCCGGGTAGTTCGGCCAGATCCGGTACGACGCCCCCGCCGGCGCCTGATCAGTGACCTGCACATCAAGCCAGCACAGGAAACTGTTCGAGGAAGCGCCAGCATAGGTGGCTGTGGGGTCAGCGCTCGCCGTACTGAAACCGCTTTGCGCCCCGCCGGACGTACCTCCCGTCCACACCGGGAAATACGCGGACCCCCCAGAATCGGAATAGGCCATCAGCGGCCCGTTCGTGATCCCCGCAGAGTACGGCTGCGGGAAGGCGCCGTACTGGTTCTGCGTGTCCGGGAAATTGTTGCTCAGCCCTGTTTGCGCCCGGTACGGAGTGTTAGGGGTCAGCGCGAACGGGGCAGGCAGCGGAACATAATTCCAGCCCACCGACAGGGCACCGGACGTCATCTGGCTGCCGGGCACGAACAGGCCACCAGACGCCGACAGGGTGGTGCCAGTCACCTGCCACAGGCAGAACGACTGTGCGCTAGCCGACTGTGCGGTGTCAGCCCGCCACCACCAGAACCCCTCCAGGTACATCGCCCCTTGCGTGACCTGGAACGCGGTACCTTCCACGATCGTGCCGGAATACGGGGTCGACGATGACGGCGGCTGCGTGCCGGACGACCCGACCCCGGGCCGCCCGGCCGCGCCATCCATCAGCCGGTAACTGGTCACTGAACCCCTCCAGCACCAGGCCCGGTACTTACTCGGTCCAGACCAGCTCGACGCCGAAGTCCGTCGCCGTGCCAGCCGAGCTCGCGGTGAGGTAGACCGCGAACTCACCCGCGGCGGGAATCCGCCACTCCGAGCCCGGCGTGACCCATTCCGCCCAGTTCGCCCCGGCGGTGAACGGCAGGGACTGCTGCCACAGGTTCACGCCCTGCGTCAGGCCGGTGATCGCCGTGGAACCGTCAGCCATCGTGGCGATGTTGGAAGCGATGTCGGCGGAGTTGTGCGGCGCGATCCGGGACGTCATCGCCGCACCGCCGGTGATGGCGCCGGTGACACGGGACAACTGGCACAGCACCGCCCCGTTGCTCGGGTACGACACGCCGCCGCCGGAGTAGATGCCGATCCGGATGGCCTGAATGTCCATCGTCATCGTCGTAGCCGCCGACCCGGCCACAACCGGGGTAGCCGACGTGCCGGTGTAGGGAACCAGGTTGGATGTGGCGGTGTAAACGCGACCTGCCATGAGACTTCCTTTCGGTGGGCATGAAAAAAGCCCGCCGGAGCGGGCAGGTGGAAAACCGGAACTTCGCTACTTACCGCGTTCCATCTCGGCATGTTGCGCCGGGTAGTAACCCAGTACCTCTTTGTGGCGCAAATTACAGTACCCCTTGGCACCCTCACCGCCGACGTAGGGCGTCAGCTCATCCACGCACCGGTACCAGTCATCCGGCTGGCCCCAGCGGATTTTCTGCTCGAGCGCGTACCGTGTCGGCCCGGGATGCCCTTCATGGGTCCAGTACTCGCGGAGCACTTCCGCAGCGGTACGGCCACGGGCCGCCTTGTTCGCCGGATCGGCACCCTGATGAATCTGGCGCGTGTGCGTTTCCAGCATCGCCGGGGTGATCTTGTCAACCATCCCGACGTACGCCTTCACCGGCCGGCCCAGCTTCCGGTAGGCGAGAGTCCGGTGATGCCCGTCGATCACAACGGCCTTGCTGTCCTCCGGGGACTGGACAAGGATCACCGGATGCGTGTGCCCGGTGCCGCGTTTGATGTCCCGCGCGAACCGGCGCACCGCCTCCGGCTCATGCGAAGCCGCCCACGAGTCTTCATCGGAGGTGTCGATCCGGTCCTGAGGCACCTCAACCGGGCCGATCCAGTGCGCGTCCTTCACCCAGGTAAGGACGTCCTCGGGGAAGTTTTTCTCCATGAGGGCCTGCACGTGAGGCCACTCGACCGGGTTCGGGTCGGACAGGTCGGCGGCGTTCTTCCCGACCGCGTTCGGCGGCCTGCCCCGTTCCCCGCCCACGACCGGGCTGCCGGGTGCCTGCCCGGTCCCGTGACCCCCCGCCGGCCAGTAGCCGTCCATGTACGGGGCGGGCCAGTCCCGTCCCGGCCTCGGCGGTATACCGCGATGTTCCGGCCAGTCCGCGTCGTCGGCATCGAGCGGCTCACCCACGTGGGTTTCGCCGCTGCGGTCCCGGTATGGGGCGCCGGTGCTGCCGCCACCGTACGTCTGGACGTTCCCGCGCCCCTCCGCGTCACTGCGGGGGGTGGCGGTCACGATGTGCGGGGCCTCGTCCCCGTCCCAGCGTGGCGGTTCCCCGCCAGCCGTCGCCCCCGGCACACCACCGGCGATGCCGATCTGGATGCCGTCGGCGTCGTGGATGGTGGGCATGGGACCGCCCGAGCCCGGCGCGGTGCCACGGGCGTAGCTGTCAGCCGGCCAATACTCCTGCCCGTTCACACCGACAGCGCGGGCGTACTTCTTCGCGGCGGCCGGGGCCAGCCGGGCGGACAGATGGCACCTGCAGCGCGGATGGTTAGGGGGGGCAAGGTTGCCGCTCTGGAACGGCGCGTCAAAGACGATCCAGCCCTGCGCCTCATTCGCCCGGCAGGTGCCGCACACCTTGCCGTCGTGCATGGTGACCCATTGCTTCTGCATGACCCCGGCGAGCCGGTACGTGTCGGTCATGCCGCCGTTCTTGCCCCGCTCCGTTTCCGTCACCGCGATCAGGTCGGCGCGCTGATCGAACCCGAGCACGACCGCGATGGTGGCGGCGATCGTCTCCGCGCTCTCCCCCGCCGCTGCGGCCCTGGTGAGCGCGTCCGCCAGGTCCGGGATGCGGGTGGTGGTGATGCCCTCGATCACGTCCCGGCCATGGGAGGCGACCCAGGCGTCCATCGCCGCCGGCTTGCCCGCCGCGGCGGTACTGCCAGGCTCCCAGCCTTTCCAGTCTGGTTCCTCGTCGCGGATCACCGCCTCAGCGGTCGCCGCGCCCAGATGCCACGCTTCCCGCCACAACGCAGCCAGGACCGGGGTGAGATGCTTGCGGATCAGTTCCGCGATCATCCCCGCCAAAGCGAGCGCGGTCACCGCGAGCGCACCCGTCAGCCACATGCGGATCAGCCGCAGCGCCGCCTTCGCAACCGCGGTGAACGCGGCCCGGATCCGCTGCGCGTACGTGCGGGCAAGCTGCTGGGCCTGCTGAGCGGACTGCTGCTGCTGGCTGCTGCCCTGCTGCGGCGGGTTAGCCTTCTCCGCCCACTCGTACGCCGCTTTTGGGAGCACCACCGTCATCGCGGACGCGACCGCCTCATCAGCGGTCAGCCCCTTGGTGAGATCCTCCGCGACGACAGCGAGGACCGTACCGGGAATGTGTTCCGCCCGCCACGTGCCGATGTCCCGGCCTTTCCGCAGATGCCGGGCCAGGGCTTCCAGTTCCGCCTTGACAGCTTTCCCCTGCCGGGTCGTCCCGTGCGCACCCACCGCCGCTGAATGCGCCGGGGTGCGGCCCATCCGCCCCGCCCGTTCCGGCGGGGTTTCCGCGTGCAGCCTCGTCCCCCCCGACGGCAGCCCGAGACGCGGGTTGTGGGTGCCGACCGGACGTGAGCTCGGCGGGTGATGCACACCCCTCGGCTGTGTCGCCGTCCCCGACGCTTGCGCGGCCCCCTCATCCTGCGGGGTTTCATCGTCACCGGAGTAGGCGCCGCCGCTGGAAGCCTCCTCGATCGCCGCCCCCGGCATCCACTCGAACGGCGCCACACCCATCTGGGTGAACACCACCGGCCCGGAAGTTTCCGGCAGCCCCCACGGGGTCAGCTCCAGTTCCTCACGGGCCTCATCAACAGACCGGATACCGTTCTGGACCTGCTTGACCAGCAGATCCGTCTGCGCCGCCTGGTCCTGCGCCTCGTCCATCCCGGCGAACGTGAACTTCATGTCGTCCTGGCCGCAGACACGGTGCAGGATCGTGTTGAAAATATCGCACAGGAATTTCAGCAGCGGTTTCGTCGACGTCCGGTCATGAACCGTGCGGGACGCTTGCGCCATCTCCCGGGCCGCGAACGGCGACGCGACCGTCGAAACCTTCGGGATGATACCCAGGCTCATCGGGTCGACGTCGTAGACCATCGCGACCTCGGTCATGATGATCTCGTCGAACTGGTCCGCGAGGTCCTGAGGCCTTTGCGGATCCACCCGGGAGCCTGGCGGCAGGACGATCACCTTGTGATGCCACGCCTGATCATTCGCGTAAGCGTTCAGCGCATCCTGCAGTTCCCGGACCTGATTCGGGGTGATGTTTACATCCCCGGGACTGATGTAAACAGCCGGGACGGTGCCCTCGGAGTAGTACTCAAGCTGATACGCCTGCTTCCGCAGACCCGTCATGATGACGATCAGCGCCTGTTCCGTCGCACTGAACCCGTACGGTGTCTGACGGCGCGGCACAATCGGCAGGTACAGCATCTGATCAACGGAAAACGACCCCGCCTCAGCACCCTTCAGGCCCGCTTCCTCAATGTCACGGCCCGTCATCATCGCCGGGAAATCCGACCGGGGCACCCCGAACAGGTACTGCTGAATGTACGGCGCCGGCGGCCGCGGCACCTCCCCATGCAAACCGATCAGCGGACGGCACGTCTGCCCGTCGATCAGGTTCAGGCAGTCCAGATCCGACCCGAGCAGCCCCCGCCGCAAACCCCGGCCCCGCTTCGGCTTCATCAGGACCGACAGCGCGTCGAACACGAACACGTCCTCAAGCGCGGCCTTCAGGAACCCGGAGAAGGAGAAAAAGTCCGGGTCAGGCTGCCGGAAAAACTTCACGGCTTGCGCGCGGCGCTCACCAAAATCCCGCATCGCATCGTGATCACCCTGATACGCCTTACTGGCCTCACGTGTGGGCACAATGTCCCAGTCCAGGCCGGCGATCTCATACTTGCGGCGCTCAATGCACGTCCTGGCCACACTGTAGGTGTCAGCGAGAGTCTTCAAAGTGGCGAACGACGCCAGCTTGATGCCCTCACTGCCAGGCTGAGTCGGCAGGTTCCAGCCGACCGGACCCTGCCACAGCCGCGGATCCGGCAGATCACCACCCGGCGGCGGCGAATCAACCGGGACCGGGAGGATCGGGCTGAACGGGCCGAACGCACCCTCAGTGAACGTCCGGGCCGGACGCGGCAGGAACGGGCCGTAGGCGTTCGCGTAACCAGACTCGTTCGCTAGCTGGGCAGCGAGCGGGCTGATCTGCCCGATACCCGGACCCTGCGGGGCAGGCGTCGGCCGCGCGCCGCCAGGGGCCGCTTTCGATGCGCGGAGGATGGCGGCTGGGCTCGCGATGACGGATCACCGCCCTCGCGCAGGTTCAGACCTTCGTGATTGTCACACCAGGCTGCTCGCAGGCGATGTACGCGCTCTCGCGGCCGTAGTCCAGCCTGATGAACTTCTCTGCTGCATTTTCCGAGCCTGATGTCCCGCTGAACCCGTCACCGGCGTACCCGGTTATCGTGACCCTGATGGGGTCACCGATCCTGATGCCATCCTCGATGCTCACCGGTCAAGGATGCCCCACGGAAACCTCCGCGGAGCCGCCGTCCTCTTCCTCCGCGGCATCGGCGGCCCGCACGATCTGGCTCGTGTCCCACTGGTCGTTCCGGTGGAATGTCACCGCCCGCACCGCCCCCTCCCCGTCCAATTCCACCGCCGCGTCCGTGATCCCCTCAGGCCAGAACGACCCCTTGACCACCTGGCCGTCGCCGTTGAGCTCGAACGTCGCCAGCCGGGGGCACGCGGGAGTGGACGCGCCAGGGTGAAACCCCGCGCAGAACCGGCAGGTCTCACCCTCCTCAGCGCGTTTGAGAGCATCCTCGCGTTCCTCGGGGGTGAGGATCGGCCGGGGGCGGGTGAAGGCCTCCACACGCGACCGGGCCTGGCGGATAGCCTCCTGGGCGGCGTGCTCGAACACGGGAACGCCGGGCGAGGTGGGGACGCCGGGATGGGTCACGCCGCCTCGCTTCCCAGCTCGTCGAGGGGCGCAAGGTGATCCAGCCCGGCGCGTTTCCTTTGGAGTAACGCCCCGATGATGGCCGGGCTGGATCGGCTAGTCCCCGTCAGCGGCGGTCGCTGGGTGGGAGGCGCCTGCGTCATGGCCGCTGACGGGAGTTTCTTCTAGCCCCCGTCAGCGGCGCACTGAGCATGGGCGACGGTTACGCTTTGGCCGCTGACGGGGATTCCTTCTAGTGCCCGTCAGCGGCGCACCGTCTTTGGGAGACGCCGGCTCCGTGGCCACTGACGGGAGTTTCCTCGTGGATGCGCCGGGCTTCACGCCACAAGTCTTTCAGGACTTCCTTGGACACTATCCGCAGCGCGTCAGCGTGCCGGTGCCCGTCACTCCACGGCGTCCCCGGCTGCGCGGGCTTGCCGGACGGGCCGCAGCGCACGCATTCCCCGCTGTGGGCGCGGCCTTCGGTGGCAGCCTTGCGCTTGTCGTACAGTTCACGGTTGCCGGCTTTCAGCATGGACCCGGCGATATTCCATGCGCGCATTTTGGCGGCGGCGGACCAGTTGGCTTTCTCTCCCCGCTTACGTTTCTGCCCTGGTTTGAGACCGCAGTAGGCCCATAGTTCCGCGACGGTACGCGGTCTCGCCGGGTCCCAGGAACCATCCTCGAGGAGGATCGGGGGCCGCATGTACGGGTCACCGATCACGGCGATGAGCCGGCCGCCTTGTTTCTCCCCAGCGCCTTTGCGTTCCCGTACCCATGGGCCGAGCGGGTGCGCGCGGAGCGCCCGGGTCAGGTTCCGTTCAGCGTCGTGTTCAAGACAGCAGCCTTTATGCCTGGCTGGTTTCTCGTCGCCGAGTGTTTCCCTGACGACGGTGGAGTCGCACAGCATGTGCCCGGTGATCGCGGCGAGCGTGGCCACGGCTGGTGAGCGGAGATCCCACCCGAATCCCCGTTTCCGCCCGTCTTTGTCGGCTTCGCCGATGCCGCGTGTGAACTGGCGGAGCCGGTTCTCGCTCGCGATGCGGAGGCGTTCGATGTCCCAGAGGGTGTCGGCGGCGGCGGCGAGGTCACGGCCGAGTTCTTCCGGCCACGCCGACAGCACCGAAGAGGATGTGGCGGGTGGGGGTGCTTGCCCTCCGGCGGCGCGGCATCCCTGGGCGCCGGCATGCTTGTGGCCGCCGGAGGAGTCATCAGCCGCAGCGTTGGGCGCCTGGGTGCCGGATGTCCTTTGGCTGCGGCTGGTCTTGTCCCCCGCAGGCGCCGGGCGAGTGGGTGCCGCGCCTGCTGTGGCCTGCGGGGAGTCCTGACCCTCAGTGACGACTGGTGACTGGGCAACGCTTCCGGTTTGGTCACTGAGGGGGTCTCCGGCGGTCATGCTACATGCCTGCGGAAACCGCACGCGGTGAGAGCCTCAGGGGGAAGCTCACCGATCGTGGCACAGCCATGCTCAGCCATTTCCTGCCCGGCGGCTGCCAGCCGTTCCCTTTCCGCTTCCAGATCACGGATACCCTGCGCCCGCTGCGCGATCCGCACCCGATCCTGAGCGTTGCGGCGCTCACGGCCCTCGATACGCTCCTCGTCACCCGCGTTCTCGGTCCGCCACAACTGCTGCTGCCCGCTGAGCTGCCTGTCCCGGTACCGGATGTCACGCTCGTCGAAGTCCGCGAGCGTTTTCCTCTCACCCGAAGCGGCTTCCCACGACCGGGAAAGTTCGGGGTACATCTGCTGATATCCGGCGATCTTACGGGACGGCTGGGCCACGGGGGCGGGAGGTGACGGCGGGATCGTACGTTTCACCGCCGGCCACTCCGTGCTGCCCGTGCTGCCCGTGCTGGCAGCGGCTGCCGGTGCCAGAGACGCCGCAGGTGCCTGCTGCGGCGCGGCCGGCGCGGCCAGGGGTGGCGGCTCCTCCTCCTTGGGCCAGTCAGAAGACTGGCTCCTGAACTTCAGCGCCGCAACAGGCGGCGGGGTCGCAGTATCCCGCCCCGGCGGGGTGCTGTCTTCCGTCACGCGGCCGGGCACAATCCTGGGCCGTCCGGGCGCGGCGACCTCAGCGGGGCGCCACTTTTCCGCACGCAGGTCTTCCAGCAACCGATAGAAGAACACCCTCTGAGCGATCTCCCGCTGCTCAGGTGTCGTAACCTCAGTCCACTGGCGGAACGCGCGTTCCATGTCCCGGGGATCGTAACTGAACCACGGCTCGCTCATTATCCGGCGGGCGATCTTCAGAAGCCCCGGATTGCTGATGTTGACCGGCATGAGCCCAAACGTAACACAGCGCCGTTACACCGCTTCGCTTCCCGGCTCAGGTCACATGCTTCCAGGTGCGGCCGTTCAGGACAGCCCGGACGGTGGTCTCACCGACGCCAAGCGCCGCCGCGATGGCACCCGGCTTCCTCCCGGCTGCCGCGTCGGACCGGATCATCCGGACCTTGCCCTCGTCAAGCCTCGCCATGTGATGGGCGGTGCCGGCCCACGATATCGACTCCGGTTCCCGGCGGGTCCAGTGATTGTCGCCGTGCGCGTAGTTCCCGGGGCGCGGGCCGTACACCTTCCGCTCCGGGGTGCGCCGCATCCAGTGGTCATCGCCGCGCTGCATCCGCTCCGGGTGCCGCTGAGCACCCGCGCGCCGCCGGGTACCCATCTCCGCCATGTTCACCTGATGGGTACCCCAGTGCAGGTGAGCGGGACAGCAGCAGGGTGGCCTGTCGCAGCTATGGCATGGTTCCATCCCGGCGCGGCGGGGCTGGCCGCTCGCGACAAGAACCCAGTGCGCGACGAAATGACGCTCGCCAGCGATCATGATCCGCGGGTACGGGCGCTCGCCGATGAGGTGCCGGTCTTTCCACGCTCCGTAACGCCACAGCCAGCAGCCGTCCGCGGTGATCTCACATACCGACCTGACCTGCGCGATGAGGTGCGGCAGTTCCCATCTCATCATCTTCCCGTACATGGCAGCCATACCCGCCATTGTAAGTTAGACCGCACCACGTTTTCTGTCAGGCAGCCTCATCTTCGCCGTCTCCCGGGACTTCCAGACGCTTACGGCAGCGGGGGCAATGCGTCCGCGCCGACCCGTCCGGCAGGTCAGGCCGGAACCAGAGCCCGCAATGCTCACAGTTCCCCGTAGTGCGGTAAGCGTCCATCCATGACCCCTGCGCCGCCCACAGGGCCATCACTACAGCGTCACCTTTGTCCGTGGAACGCCCGATCCGCTTCCGCACGTCGTCTTTCAGCTCAGCCAGGATCTTCCCGTCGCTGAGGATCTTCTTATGCACACACGTCAGGTCACCGATCAGCTCGTCATCCGGCGGAAGCGCCAGGGCGGCACCAGCGGAAGGGTCCAGCAGATCCCGGCAATGCCACCAGGCCGCGGCCCGGAGATTCTTGAACGACAACTGGCCCGTACGATCCCGCCGGGTAGCCTTCGCGCTCGAATCGAACGGGTCAACCCGGCATCCCATCTCCCGGAGCCGATGGTAAGTCCCGGAACCGACCCCCCTGGAGTCAACGATCGCGGTGATCTCCGGATCTGCGTCAAGAACCTGCCTGACACGGCCGGCGGTCTCCATCGTGTCAGCCCTGGCCCACGTCCTGATACCGATGATCACGTCACCGTAGCGCGTGGCGACGGCGGTGTGGTCCTTGCCTGTGGTAGCCACGTCGACACCGGCGACGCGGGGCCCCTGCGGGTCAGGACGGCCGTCCGCGTCCCATTCCCGCCACCGGGTCACCGCAGCCTCAACCCAGGAAAGGGGAATGATGGCATCCTCGTCGTCGGCGCAGAACTCACCCAGAACATGATTCTGGAACAGGGCGGAAGTCTCGCCCCACAACTTCTTCCGCTGCTCAACCCACGTCCGGGTCATCCGCCCAGCGGCTACCGCCTCATCAAGGGTGACATGCCGGATATGCCAGTCCTCCAGTCCCGGCACCCGCTTGTGAATGTCATAGAAACGCCCCGACGGCTCACCCGGAGTCGAAATACACAGAGCGTAAGCCTCCAGGTCAGACCCTTCCCCGGAACCGGAGAACGCACCCTCGATACTGTCGAAAGTCTCCGGGGAGATAATCTTCGCCTCGTCGAGGACCGCCAGCACCGAATCCCCGTGAACACCCTCGATCTTGGCGGGAGTGTCAGGTGACGAAGCCAGAGCGAGACCATGGCGGAGACTCAGCCCAGTCTTCATAAGCTCGCCACGAGGATTGAACGGCGGCCGGCCGATCTTACCGAAGTCGAGACAGTTCGCCCACTTGGCGATCTCCCGCCACAGATAATCCCGCA